GAAGGCGAGAGATATGGATGTAACTTTATTTACTATGCCAGATGACCCTCCATCGGTTGCACTAAATGTGATACTAAACTCACCAGCGTCTCCTGAATTAGTACTTGGAGTAATTGTAAAAACATTATCTGTTTGTGATATTGTAGCAGTTGATCCAAGTGAGCCACTCGTTACTGCATAACTCCATGTAAGTGGAAATCCTTCTGGGTCAGTGGATACTGCAGTAATCACAGTCGGTGTCCCATCGATGGCAAGATTATATGTTGAATCAACATTTGTAATTGCAGTGGGTGAATTATTAATCATCGTTGCGATTAAATACCATGCAGAACCGGTATACATAAACAGTTTGTTATTCTCCAGTACTAATCCTTGGTCTCCTGCACTCATTCCGGTTTTTGCAATGATTGCTGCCATATCTGCAAAAATTTCAGTAGATGATGCAGATGCGATGGATGTAAATGAAAAATTATTATTGCCGTCGGTTGTTAATAATTGGCCTGCCGTTCCATCACTAATACTTAAATCAGTTAATGTACTTGCACTAGCCCCTGGCACAGGAGGTTTCCAAGTGTTTGAACTTGCAGTGTATGTATATGTTACTCCGCCAACGGTAGCGATATCGCCATCTGATGGATTATCTGGAAAATTTATTGCCATTATTTAATTCCTTTTTTATTATCCTGCCCACGGTGCAGTTAAACTAGTCCCTGACATTATGGTATGGGCTTTTTGTAATTCACTAGAAGTTAAAACTGTATCCCACATCATAAATCCTAAAACTTCATGTTCGCTTGACCAATCACCAGCGAGATATGCATTATAATCCATTCCCACATTAGGAAGGAAATTATACCCAGTTATCATTAATGAATTAAATTTATTACCAGTCAAGTCCAATGCATGATATGCTGCTTGGGAGTTGGTTACTATTGTTCCGTTGACTCTTATTGCAGGTGTTTCGCCAGGCCATCCATTTGTGTCTTGTTGAATAACTCCCGAACTGTTATAAAAAACTGTATTATAATCACCGGTGCTATGTGCACCACCGAACATGATGTTTTTAAACCCAGTCAATGCTGAAAAAATAACTACAACAGTCTTTGTTTGTGTTTCCATCGGACTACTAAAATTTATAGAAGTTCTGCTAATAGGCACAAATTTAAATACTTTATTGCCAGTGGTTCCTGCTGACAGATATGAACCACCGCCTGGATTAATTGTTTCTGATACTGATGCTGGTGTGCCTAGGGCTATATTTGTAAAAGTATTACCAGTACCTGGATAACTTGCTGAATTTGAAAAATCAAAAAATCCTATATTTGCCGCTTGCTGTGGTAGGAATGACAGGTTAACTTCAACAGTTTTAGAGAGAATACTTAGTCCGTCCGATGCTTTTATTCTGAGTGCAAAAGATCCAGCATCACTCGTAGTTGTTGATGGGGTCATTGTAAATGTTCCATCATTATTATTTACAATTGATGTTATCTGACTTGGGTTTGTAGGATTTGTGTCATAATCATACTCAATAGGAAATCCCTCTGGATCAACCGCTGCAGTTGTTATGATTGTACTAGTACCATCTTCTTCCAATGAATATATAGGATCTGGTTCTGTAGTCCAATTCGGTGTCGTATTTTCATCGCTGTAAATTCTATCCCACTCATTGCCATCATAAACATAAAGTGATGTATCTGATGTGACCCATGCCATGTCACCTTCACTTACCGTTGCGGCATTACGTGCTGTGATATCAGCATATGATGTTACCCCACCGCCGCTACCTGCTGGACCAGTTGCACCGGTTGCACCACTAATACCTACCCATTGTGAAGATGTGCCATCATCGTAATATACATACATTGTTCCATCAGTAGTATCAAACCATAAATCGCCGTCTATAGGATTACTGGGCGATGTCGTAGATGTTTCAATACTTGCACTAGTACCACCGCCCCCGCCGCTACCTGTTTCATCTAATAATGTTGTTTCAACACCGTTACTATCAACCACAAATTGTTTCTTTTGAACATTATCCCACTTAAATCCTCTTGCTCTTGCCATCTTCTAATCCTTTACTGTGCTACTTCTGTAGTTTTTACTACCGCAGTCCATCTAAATGTTTTACTTGCTTCGCCGGTTACTGAAATTTTAATAGAATCATTAGTATCATCTGCAGATGCTTCAACTAATAAATTTGTATTATCACTCGCTACTAGAATTTCATATAGATCACCAACATCTGCAACCGTTCCTGCAAAATTGTCAACAACACCTTTAAGTTCAAATCCTGCACTTTCACCAGTCGCATCTGTTCTACGTGCTACAAAAGAAATATCATAGAATATTGTTGTATCTGTTGCTACTGGTATTCTTTCGTTAGGTGCCCCACGAACAAATAATTCAGTTTCAGTTGCATCAGTTGTCGTGCCAGATAATACATATTGTTTTGTGTAATGATCGGAACTTATTGCTTGGTGTGTTATTGTTCTAAAAATAGTGGGATTTTTTACAGTTAAATCATCTATTGATGCTGTTGTGACACTCAATTGAGAATCGTTATTGCCAGTACCAACTGTTAGTACCGGATTATTTGCTACTGTGTCACCAACATCACCATATAGTGCTCCTGAAAGATGAGCATTATGTCCAGAAAAGGTATCTGCTCCAGTAGTGTTAATTATTGTTGCGCCGGCTACTCCACCGACGGTTGGTGCTTTTATTTTTTCAATTTCAGCATCGTGAATTGTTAATAGGTCTCTCGTTGTACCAGTGGTAATAATTGGTGTATTTTGAGTAGGTGAAAGTACATCGCCATATAAGTCGCCTGCTACATTACCTGTTAATGTGTAAATACCTCCAGAGGCGTTTACTACTGTTGCACCGGTAGTTGGATGTAAAATGTTACCTTTAACATCTCCTGTAAATACCGGAAGGGTTGTCATAACACCTGTATTTGAATCATATGAAAGATTGCCAGTTGCTGAAATTGCAGAACGTACAGAACTATCAGTGTACAATAATCCAGTTCCATCAGTTAAATCAGAAATATCTAGTGTGCCAAAACTAAATGCTGCAGCTCCATTTGTTCGTAAAACTTGTCCAGAAGTGCCATCTGTAATAGTATTTAAATCAAGTAATGAAGATGGAATACTAGGTGTATTAGTTAATGATCCATAATCTCCATCAAATGCATCCGTAATTCCATATCCTGCAATTGTTGTTGGTGTTCCTGTAAGGTCACTCCATGTAACAACATAGCCACTTAAATCTGGTGGAATATATGTGAATACACCAGTTGTATTATTATATGTAATTCCACCTGTTCCAGTTGCCGAAGCAGGACTGCCAACACTGAGATCAGTAGTACTAAATTGATTGGTAGGTACAAATTTACTATTCGCATTATCCCACGATAATATTTGTCCGTTTGTTGGTGCAGTTGTTGTTAAGTCTACATCTGCCAAATCATCAATAGATGCATTTGCTATTCGTGCATCTACTTTAGAATCATCATAAAATTCATTGGATGATCCTTCTGCTATATCATCACTATCTACGATTAAATTATAATATGTTGTTCCATCATTCGTAAATGTCCATCTATCGGTAGACTCATTCCATGCAATAGAAACATTTGTAGAAGTTCCTCTTTCAATTTCCAACCCCGCATCTTCTGTTGGTGTGCCAGTAACATCATTATTCAAAACAATAATATTATCAGATATTGTTAAGTTTGTAGTATCAATTGTGGTAACTGAGCCACTGACAATTAAATCTCCGCTAACGGTTAAATTATCAATATTACCGGTTGATGCCCAAATATTATTCCAAACTTTGGTAGAACTTCCTATATCATATGTATTTGTTGTTGTTGGTACAATATTACTTGCAACTGAAGTAAGATCACTGAAATCTGCCGGTATAAATTTACTATTAGAATTATCCCATACTAGTGTTTGTCCATCAGTGGGAGCATTACTTGAAATATCTACATCTATTAAATCATTTATAGAATCTTGTTGAATATGCCAACCAGACGGAGAACGAAACTTTACTTTGTTAATATTATTATCTATCCATATATCACCATTATTGACATAGTATGATTCCGCCACAGGATCGGTATTGCCCTGATATATAGTTGTTCCTCGTTTACCTATTTTAAAATAGGGAACGGTAGTTCCCCTTGCATTCAGTGTTACTGCCATCATGTGTCCTCAACGTCTGCGTATTATAAGTCAGATAATTATATCTGTCGTTAAGTTGTGTTATTCTTAATCTATTTATCTTATTATACTAATATATCATATTATAATTATAAAGTCAAGGTAAAAAAAGAGGGACCTCTTTCGAAGCCCCTCCTAAATTTTAAGTATTAATTAAACTAGTTAAAGTTTAAGGAGTAACTGGTGTCGGGATTGCTTTGTACTCAACAGAAACAATTGCTCGACCGACAGTTGGTGATGCGGATGAACCACTATTGCCAAGTGTTGCTGTAATAGTTGCGCCTTTAAGCGATGAGTCTTCGTAGCCTTGTTCAATAATGTATAGACCAGTTTCTGACATATCAACATCCAAAGGCGAAACGAATGTATTTGCTCCGTCTGACACAGTGATTTCATCACATCCCTGAAATGCTGTTGTAATTTTGATTGTTACAGATTTAACATAAAAGTCTTTACCTGCTACATCTTTGATGTTACCTACTGTGAATGATGAAGGGCCTGTTGCAGTGAAATCTTTGCGAATGAAGTTATCACCAACTTTGGCAATCTCATCATCGACATATTTCTTAGTAGATACAACCATATCATCTGAATTATCAAAATCAATTACTGTATTTGCTGGTAGCATAACCATACCGCCAGTGCCATTAGCACTCGTAGTTTTTGGAGCCAATACTAGATTAACTTCAGTGCCGCCGACTGCTGCTAGTTCGATACCACCAATGCCGTTTTTGATTTCTAATGAATCTGTTGCAGTGGCTGTTTCAACGAATGTTGCGATTAGTGTATCAGTCGCGCCAAGAACTTGTGTCTTGCCTGCAGTTGCACCGCCGAGACCGCCTTTAATAATGACATCACCAGAAATACCTGCTGCACCGCCGTTACCGCCTTTAAGGATTAGATCTCCTGCGTTTGTCGCATCAGAATTACCACCTGAAACAGTTAAATCAGTATCATCGTCACCTTGAAGAACAGCTTCGCCTGATTGACCTACTAGGAATACGTCACCGCCATTTTGACCTTGAATATAAAGATCAACTAGTCCGGTTCCTGTAGCATTTTTAGCAGTCATTGTTACACGACCCGCTGTGTTAGCTAAATCCAAGTATTCAGCACCAGTAGTCATACCTGATGTGTCAATTGCAAGATTGCCATTTATGTCACGTAATGTACCTTGGTATCCATATGCTAATGCACCTGATCCATTTGCTATTAGAACTGTATGTTCTGACCCGGCAGCATCTAAACCTGTACCACCATTTGAGATTGGCGTAATACCAGTAATATCGGTAGTTACATCAACTTTATCATAACCTAGAGTACCTGCACCATCGACTTTTAGTACTGTCGAGGGAAGACCTTTTACTAGTTCTGCAACACCTGAACCTGAACCTGACATCTTCATCAGAGAATCATCTGCAAAGGTTGATGTATCAGTACCAGTACCACCATCGGTTGTTGCGATTGTTCCACTTAGACCGAAACTTGCCGCTTGAATTTCACCAACGCTGATGTTAGCCATAGTGCCGTTAGCATCCTTTGATGACCACACATCGTCTGTTTCATCCCAATACCATTTTGCATTGTGATCTGAACCACGATTTACTTCAAGACCTGAATCTTCAGTTGGTGCAATGTTACTAGCAACGTTTGAATTCAATTCGATCATGTTATCTTCGATAGCAACTGTTTCTGATAGTGTAGTTGTTACTGCACCTGAAACTGTTAGATTACCGTGGATTACTGCGTCAGTAGTAACTTCTAGCGATGCTAGAGTTGAAGCGCCTGCTGCAAGTGTGTTTGCACCAAAATCACCAGCTACTGCGAATGTTGCCGCTGTATCTGTTAGTGTCATTTTAGTTGAATTTGCGTTATCATCGATACCTGTTGATGCGAAGTTTGAGATTGTACCGCCATCAATTTTATCACCATCGATTGAGTTGACTGCTAAATTCAATGTACCTGCTGAAACATCTAATGTACGGTTTGCACCTACAGTAATGTCATAGCCACTCATTGTAGAACCGGCTGTAGCACCAGTTAGGTTTGCATCAGAGATTGTTCCGCCGTGAATTGCATTACCAGATACTGAATCGTTAGTCAATGTCAAAGTTTGACCTGACAAGTCAATAGAAGTACCTGAAATAGAACCACCAGTAATATCAACGTTAGTTGAGTTTAGGTTTGCCGCTGTTACTGTTGCAAGGTCTGCTGTACCACCTGTTAGAGTTACGTTGTTTGACTCAAGTGTTGAGAATTTACCAGCTGCTGAACCGCCAACGCCCATACCAACAGTAGTTGCATTAATTGAACCACCGGTTAAAGTGACATCATCTGATGTTAGACTTGGGCCGTTAATCGTCCCAGCTGTTAGATTTACGTTGTTTGATGTTAGTTGTGAGAAAGTACCTGCTGCTGATCCATCCGTACCACCACCAATAGCAGTACCAGAAATTGTACCACCCGTTAGAGTTACGTTGTTTGACTCAAGTGTTGAGAATTTACCAGCTGCTGAACCGCTATCGCCCATACCAACAGAAGTTGAATTAATTGTACCACCAGTGATTGCAGCACCATCTGTTGTCATTGTTAAGAAAGTACCTGCTGCTGATGTGCCTCCACCAATAGTTACAGCGTCCGCTGTGCCACCGTTGATAGTTGCTGTTGTTGCCACTAGTGATGTAATTGTGATTGCATCAATTGTGCCGCCATCAATTGAATCGCCACTAATTTGGTTTGCTGCAAATACTAGACTTGTTGCCGCTGATACATCTACTACATCACCTGCTTCTGCAGTTAAACTACCATAAACGCCGCCGTCTTTCAATAGAACTCCATCTATTGTTACGCCATTATTTAAAACAGTTTCACTAATTTTCGGTACAAACAATTCAGTTGCGAATGTAGCATTCGTTCCTACAATGTCATTTCCAAAGGTAATATCAGAATCTTGAGTTAATTCATAGATTGTATTAACTGCGATTGAGTCCATTGCTTGTGAACCAATTTTTAGGTCTGCTAGTGCCGTGCCTACTTTGAATTCCCAAACGTCATCTGTCTCATTCCACTGTAGTGTTGCTGAGTCTTCTGAACCACGGTCGATTTCGATACCTGCTGTGCCTGCTGTTACGCCTGCCGCTTGTTCGCCTTTGTTAAGAACGATTGAGTTATCTGCAATCTCTGTGTTTGTTGTGTTTACTGATGTTAGTGAACCTGATACTGTTAGATCGCCATTTACAATTAGATTTGCATCAAACCTTGCATTTGTATCTTCTAGTGTCAAGATTGTAGTTGTTGTTCTAGCATCACCCTCCACTGTACCTAGTGGTGTTACATTATCATCAATACCTTGTGATGCGAAATCTGAGATTACCCCACCATCAATATGATTACCTGAGATTTGGTCATTATCTAGTAGAAGTGCCTGACCGGTCATATTTAAATCTGTACCGCCGATTGCACCACCAGTGATTGCAGCACCATTTGTTGTCATTGTTGTGAATGTACCTGCTGCTGGTGTGCCTCCACCAATAGTTACAGCGTCCATTGTGCCACCATTGATTGTAGCTGTACCGATTGTTGCAGTTGTTAGATTTGAAGTTCCTGTTGCTGTTACACCGTCGTCTTTTAGTAATACACCATCAACTGTAACGCCAGTGTTTAGTGTTTTTTCATCGATTGTGTCAGCCGTAATACCACCGGTACCAACTGAAGCACCGCCGAAGTCAATGCCTGCTTGGGCAATGATTTTACTAGTAAATGTAATGTCACCGCCGCCTGTACTTGCTGTAACCTCGTTTGTTTTTAATAGTGTGGTTGCGTCAATTGTTGTACCTGTCATTGCTACTGGAGTTTGGCTACCAATAACTGTATTATCAATAAAACCACCATCGATATCAACTGAGATTGATGCTAGTGTTGAGAATTTACCCGCTGCTGAGGTTGTTATACCAATTGGAACATTGTCAATTTGAGAACCGTCTGCGCCGTCTACGTCTAGTACGCCGTCTACGTCTAGTGTTTTGCCAGTGCCAACAGCGATATCAAAACCACCGATTGAAATGTTTTCACCACCAATAAGATTGGCTGAGTCAATTGTACCACCTGAGATTACGTCACCTGATAGTTGGTCGTTGTTTAGATCTAGCGTACCACTTGTTAGGTTTATTGTACCACCAGTGATATTAACAAGGTTTGAGTTTTGTAACGCCATTGAACCTAAGCCCAAGTTTGTACGTGCACCTGCTGGATCAGTCGCAACATTTACTCCTAGACCACCATTTGCTAGTGGAAGAATACCTGCTACTGAAGTTGCTAGGTTAACTGCGCCATATGTCACGCCGCCGCCGCCGTCTGATTGTAAAACTTCGCCAATTGTCCCTGTGCCTGTCATTGAAATTTTGTCATTAATTATTGTAATAAATTCACCATCAACTTCTGCACTTATTGTATTACCTACTTTTGATAAACCAGTACCTGCTGTGATTTGGCCTGTACCTGTAAATTGTGAGAACGTAATCTCAGTTGTACCAACTGTAACTGTTCCGTTTGTACTACATACAAAACCTTGGTCTGAATTTGCTGTTCCTTCTTCAACAAAGAAGAATGATCCGACGAATTCGCCTGGAGCATCCATATCTATAGCACGATCCATCTCTGCACCAGCTGCACTGAATACATAGATACCGTTCTGTGATGCGGTTGTTTGTGCTTTTACCAAGACACGGTCGCCTTGTGTTAGTGTTACGCCATCAATTTGTCCTGGTGGACTGTCGATCGTAATATTTGCTGATGTAGCAACTCTTACAGATTCTTTTACGTCAAGACCTTGTGCAACCTGATCAACATAGTTTTTACTTGCTGCGTGCGAATCTGCTGTTGGTTCTGCAACGCCCAAGTTAGTTAAAGCGGTACCGTCTGATGTTACTTTGAACAGTGATCCGCCAGTATCGTATACGACTTTACCGCCGCCTTTACCATACTGTACTGACTGACCAATACCAGCAATACCGAAATTTTTAATTAAAGCCATTAAAGTTCTCCTATTATATAGCTATTAAATAAGAACACGAATAGAATTCGAGTCTTAAATTGGTTAAAGTTTTCATGAAAAATTTATCCGGGAAGAACACATCAGATAAATTAAAGTAAGAGTGTTATCTTACAATTGTATTTATACTTCCTAGATTGTGTATTTTATACTAATATTAAACGTATGTGACAATTACTTTTATTTCGCCGGCAGTTGCATCAAAATGTGATAACTTTGCCTTTATTTCTATTTCAGTTTCGCCCTCATAGTGATAATCTGAATTAGTTTCATACGAACCAATAGATTCTACATCATTAGAGTCCGAACTCATAAGACGATCTGATTCTGCTGTTGTGCCAATCACTAAAGATGGAATATTGGCTGGCGTATAACCAGTCATCGGAGAAATAACTTCAACTAATACACTAACAACTTTTGAATTATTGGACATTCTGCCTAACACAACAGTATCAGATGTTCCAAATCCAGATATTGGACAAGTGAATGTATGTGATAATGTACTTGCATCTGTTGCAGCACTATCTTGATCTGCTACCAATGACCAGGCTGTTCCATCCCAAATGAATAGTGCCCACTCACCTTCGCCGCTGTCAAGAACATATGCTGCATCGCCTACCAGAACACCAGTGAGTGCATTTCTTTCTGCAATTCCAGCAACAACAGTTGTACCTGCTTTACGGACACCTTGTTCAACATTAAGACCAATAGCATATGATCCATTATGTCCAGACAATACTCCAAAATCAACAGTTGGTCTACCAATTTCATCGGTTATTATTATCTCGCCGCCATCATCTCTTCTAAGTTGTAATACAAATGCGCTTGCTGCAGCAGCATATGATAGTCCCAAAGCAGAAACAGAATTAGTTCCTGCAAAATTGTTTCCATTTGAATCAGGTGACACATTTACGATTGTAATACTTCCACCATTTGCTTCAAATATTATTAAATTTCCATTTGCATGGTCTGCGGTTATAGAATTAATTCCTGCAGCGTTAATATCGTTCGCCATGTCCTCTGCGATTGCGACTGGCATTCCGAATGAACTTTGCCCGGCTGTAGTAGTTGTGAAATTAACCGCCGCGCCATTGATAGTTGCTGAGAATGGTGCAAATCCCCCAACAAGTCCATATGCATTTCCATATGTTTCACTATCAGATTCAATTTCATTAGGTGCTGGACTTGCTTCTGCAATTACTTTATGTTGATCAGTAAGAGCATTAATATCATCTTTTGCATTTGTCACACTCACAACACCGTTATTGCTTGTTAAAAATTGAACATCAATTCCATTAATTCCCATCTTGTCGCCGGCAGTACAAGAGCCATTTGTAATAGTTCCTCGGGATATACTTGGTATTTGATCTTTAATCTTTAAGAAAATAGCAACATTTTGTTTTTCGGTTGTTAGTTCTCCAGTTCCATCAATTGCCGGATATATAAAATCACCTGCTGAACCTGGTAGCCCAGGTACAAAATCAATAACCCCATTTGCAGGTCTTAGAAGAAAATTATTTGGACCAGGGCCAGGATGTGTCACTGTGCCGACTAATCTATCCATATTATCTTGTCCTGCAACTTCAAACTCACCAGTGTCAGAATTCATACATATTACATCACCTTCATCAAATCCGTGTGCATCTTGATTTAAAAGATAATTATTAGATGGATTTAGATACTTAAATCGTGAGTTTACGTTAGGATAAAAATCACTAGAAACTGAGCCGACTGGTAGTGGATCAATCATAGGATCACCATTTTCATTAAGTTGAAATACAATTGCACTACCTGGAATATTAAATATACCAGTACCAGCCGCACTTCGAAAAGTGTTATATCTGAGTCTATCTTCTACCTGACAAGTGACTGACAATGCGGTTTTTTCTATTATTGAAACAATTTGCAATGCTCTACCATCTGTTGCGCCAGCAATAAAATCTCCAACAGTTATGTCAAATCCATCAAATCTAAATGGAGTACGTGTTAAATGTGAGCCATGATTAACCTGTGTAACACCCATTGTTATTTCCCAACGGTATGCTTTAGCATTACTTGCACCTGACCACCAATTGTCGCCTAGGCCATCATCATGAGGCCAGGATGCAATATTTTTAGCACTTGTTACAGTACATGATATAACTTTTGCCGGAACATTTAAATCTATTGCACTTGTCTTATAATTAATCATTTTAATTATTCCTTAAATCAGTTATTATATCATTGAAACCACAATCCATGCGTGGGTGTCTGTCCCAAAACTTCTACCGGCACCAGTGTCTGCTTCTCGTAATACTAAGTTCATAGTAAGTGATCCTAGTGAACCAAATGCAATTGGTGACCCAGGCGTTCCACCTGCGTTTAGAGTACGAGTAGTCATATCTTTATTAAGTGGCATAATTATATACTGATTTGTAGTTCTAGAATATCCGTAAACAAGTACGTTTGACGGTGGGAATGAATACCCACTAAATGTTACAGCAACTTCACCTGAGTTTACATCAACGATATTTGCTGATATTCCACTTGTTGAATTTGAAATGCTTGATAATGAACCATTTGTCGCATAATTTAGTTTGAAATATTCTACACTACTACCGCCGTCACCGCCGCCGCCGCTTGCTGGTGCTGCTGGTGCCCATTCGCTACTTGTAGCATTCCATGTAAGAACATCGCCATTTGTTGGAACAGTTGCATCAACATTGCCTAAATCACCGAGTGTTTCAGTTGATAAATCTACAGTTCCACCACTTGCTGGAACAAATTTACTACCATCCCATTCTAAGAATTGGCCTGTTTCTACACCAGTAATATCAACATTGTTCAGTTCGCCAATAGATGAACTTGATAGATTTGCTGCTGCTGGTGCAGTTGGCTGCCATTGCGTACCTGACCATGCGAGTAACTGTCCTAATGCAGGAGCACTAGAAGAAACATTGTTTAAATCACCTAAATTAGAGTCTATTGAAACAACAAGATTATTTACATTAATACCTGTTCCTCCGGTATAAACGTTATGAGCAAGAAGACTAGTACTATCCCCTAATTGAGAAATATCATTGGGAATCGTAGGCTTATCTGTTAAATCATTATATGATGTGACACCACCGCCGCCGCCTGTTACAGTTGAGAATGAGAAGTTACCTGAACCATCAGTTGTTAGAACTTGTCCTGATGTCCCATCGTTGATATCAAGATCAGTTAGTTCTAATCCGTTAATTGTATTACCAGTAAAATCAACTTTTCCACTAAATGTAGTTGTTTGTGAACCTGATAAATTTGTGAATGCAATGTGCGTTGCTTTATTACCAGTGCCATCGTCACTTTGAATTGCCATTGGTTGTGCAGCATTATCTGCACCCACCCAATAATTTGTTTTGATCTTACCACCGCCATTTGGACCAATAATTAGTGAGCCACCACCGGATACATCATATGTAAAGCCAGCAGCCCCGCCTAAACTACCATTATCGTTATACTGAATTGAGCCATTGTCACCTTGTGGAGTAACTTCTGCACTTGCCATGTCGGCCGGTGCATATGTAAATACACCATCGCTTGAATTGAATGTCAGTGAACCGCCACCTGATTTAGTTACAGTGTTTACACTTACGGATGAACGTGTTTCTGATGATATATCTGGTGGAATAAATGTGAATACACCTGTTTGTGCACTATATTGTAATGATCCAGATGCACTTCCTATTGCTTGATTTGAGACACTTAAATCAGATAGTGCGATCCCACCGCCACCGCCGCCGCCACCGCCTAGTAGTCCATCGGCATCTGTTAATTGATTCACATCAGCCGGTATAATTGGCTTATTTACTAGATCATCATACTCTCCTGAGAATGCAGGAGGATTTAACTGTAACCAAGCAGCAAAACCTAGACCAATATCATAGTTGATATAAAGACCTAGATTACTATCATCAAACCAAAGTTCGCCAGGAACTATATTTGTAGGTTCCGCGCTACCTATATAGACACCAGGTATATCTTTGTTTTCCCAATCACCACTTACATTATTATAAGTTAGAACCTGTCCTTCAGCAGTAGCCGATATAGAAACATCATCTAAATCATCAATTGTAGTTCTCGCTACTGCAGGTGTTAGTGTAAATGTACCAGTTACATTATTATATTCTAACTTTGTCAGATCGCCAGTTGCTGTTGCGTTTGATACACTTAGATCGGATAATGATATTCCAGAACCACCTGATGATGTTGAATCAGATGCAGGCGCCCATGCATCGCCATTCCATTTTAGTACTTGGCCTGTGCTTGCTGCAGCCGAACTCACATTTGTCAAATCGCCCAATAGAGATATGCCACCACCCAATAGACCACCTGTATCGGTTAAATCACTGATATCTGCTGGAGCATCAGTAATGCCATAACCTGCTAATGTAGTTGGTGTATCAGTTAATTCATCCCAGGAACTTGCACCTCCATCAGTAATGCCATAACCTGCTAATGTAGTTGGTGTATCAGTTAATTCATCCCAGGAACTTGCGCCGCCATCAGTAATGCCATAACCTGCTAGTGTAGTTGGTGTGCCAGTTAATTCATCCCATGTACTTGCACCTGCTATACTTGATAAATCTATAGAATTACCACCAGATATTTGCAGATTTGAACCAACAAGTGTTAAACTTTGACTATCTGTACTCGCTGCTTGAATTATACCAGTACTATCTGTTAAGTCTGATATATCTGTCGGGATTGTTGGGGTATTAATTAAATTTGTATAATCTTTTATATCTTCATCGTTAAATAATAATGTAGTTCCAGAAGAACGTAAGGTGTTACCACTAGTTCCCATATAAATTGAATTATCGCTAATGTAAAGGTGACGAACCAATTTATCTGGACTACCAATATCAAACTGTGCTGTAGTTTTTGGAATTAAATTAAAGTCCCAATCCCCTGCATTATATGCTTCTGTAAATGTTGTAGTTGCACCACCACCCAGATCAGATAAATCTATTGAGTTTCCATTATCGATAGAAAGTGTAGTGCCATTTAATGTTAATTGCTGGTAATCTGGCGCTGCTGCCTGTGGATTTAACTCTATCCATATTGGAATGCCATCAAATTCGTAGTTAATGTTTAAACTTAGAGTTAATGCATCTAACCATAGTTCTCCAGGTTTAGGAGATGCTGGCGGACTATCTGTTATTGGTACTACCGATAATTCAGTTAAATCAACTGATTGTCCATCTGAAACATCTAATAATCTTGTTGTATGATCGTATGTGAATGTTTGCGCAGCAGGAATATCAGATAATTTTGCTAATTTATTACCATTCCATACTAAATCGCTATCGCCATCTGCTTCTAGTGTATTAGAACCTATATTAATTGTTGAATCATCAATAAAAATATCTGTCCAACGATTGGTTGCTGATCCCAAACTTTGTAATGCATCTGTTGCTGGAACAAAATTCCATCCCGCATCAAGTGTCAATGTGGATGTTTCGCTATTTGATGTTAGACCATCAATATTTGCATCACCGCCAATATTAACTAGATCAATAGTATTTCCACTTGAAATTGATAGTAGTGTGCCGTCCAATGCTAGAGATTGTGGCACACTCTCGCCACCACTGCCACCACTGCCGCCAGTTGGTGGCGAAGAAACCCATGCACTGCCATTGTATGTTAGCACATCACCAACATCACCATCTATTGTAAGATTATCTGCTAAAACAGCAGTGCCGTGAAATCTTTCACCATATATATCATTAAAGCGTAATTCTGCACTACCGATATCCCATTCGTTATCCACTGATGGTGCACTATGTCCATCTAATTTGATATAGTTATCAATGTCAGTAAATACTGGAACTGTGATACTATTGCCACCTGAGATGGTAATTTCATTGCCATCAATCGAAAGTGTCTGTGCATCTGCGCCACCACTAAGACTTGATAAATCTACAGAATTACCGTTGGATATTAATAATTTGCCATCTATTACTGATAAATTTTGGTAGTCTGCGTCTAGTCTCGCTGCTAGTTTATCATCTACCCATTGTTCCGTAGCATATCCAGTTAAATCAGTTGCAGCATCTACAAGTGATACAAGATCAACTGAGTTACCATTACCTGATCCACTTGAAATTGATAGAATAGTTCCATCGAATGTAAGTTCTTGCCCATCACTATCGCCCAAAGCGTTGATAGTATTAACAACAAAATCTTGTGTTGCATATGATGTCAAATCAACTGGATTAGATAGTGAAGCAAGATCAACAGTGTTACCTCCAGAAATAGTTAATTCAGTTCCATCTAAGGTTATCTGTTGTGCATCAACATTTGCATACTCTGATAAATCTACAGAATTACCATTTGATATTGAAATTAAGTTATTTTCCAATGTTAACAATTGTGCATCTGTATTAAGTGCACCTAGCATATCATTTATATCAGTTAATTCTGATATATCTGCTGGAATTGTTGGTGTACCAGTTAATTCTTCCCATGTAGTAATACGATCTAATAAATTTAATGTGTCATCTAAATCTTTTACATCAGTCGCAACTGTTGGTTTATCAGTTAGATCGTCATATGATCCACTAAATGGTTCTGGTATAATGGGCTTGTTTGTTAAGTCATTATAATTGCCACTAAATGTTTCTGGTATAATGGGCTTGTTTGTTAAGTCATTATAATTGCCACTAAAGTTATTAGTCTCTAGTAGACCAGATTCATCAGTTAAATCAGAAATATCTGCAACTAGTGTTGGTTTATTTTGTAGTGTATTCCAGTCCGCATGCGGATGGTCAATGTTATCAATTGCTGTAGTTAAATCAGTTGTAGTAACATAATTTCCTAAATTTAGGCTTACACTATTACCGTCTGTAATAGTTAGAATATTTCCATCCCATGACAATTCTTGAAACGCTTTGGGACTAGCAACCCATGTTGCGCCATTGTGTGTTAGAACATCGCCAGACGCGCCACTGATTGATAGGTTTTCTGCAAGTACTGCTGTACCATGAAATGTTTCAGCATAGATATCACTGAATCGTAGGTCTGAACTACCAATATCCCAGTTATTATCTAAACTTGGCAATGAATGACCATCTGTTTTAATAAAGTTGTCTACGTCAACCGGTGATGGCAGTGTAACTGAATTGCCGCCGGAGATTGATAGGGTCTGTCCATTTATTACAAGAGATTGTGGAGTTGCATTAGATTCATTCTCTCCAGAACTTGCTGGTGCTGCAGCTGGTGCTGCAACCCAGTTATTACCATTCCATGTTAGAACATCGCCATTGTTTGCCCCAACAACTGTTAAATTATCTGCAAGAATTGCGGTTCCGTGAAATGTACTAGCGTATACATCATTATATTTGAAATCACTGCTACCTAAACTAAAAGTATTATCTACTGTAGGAATATTATTTGAATTAAGTCGCATATAGCGGGCATCACCATCTGCTTGACTTATTGCACCAATATTTGTTCTTGCCAGGGATTTATTTGGAAGGTCTGATAAGTTATTTGAATTTTCTAAAAACTGCGTAGTATCAATATTTGTAGATAATGTTATTGTGTCACCATCATCTGAAACAATTATTCCGTTTCCGCCTGCTACACTTTTAAAACTAAATGTACCAGCATTATCAACTCCGGACAACAATGCACTGCCTGTTCCAAGATTGGTGCCACTTTGTAATGTAGTTGATAAATCTGCTGATATTACCAATCCATTGCCACTATCAGTTATTGTTACATTAGTGCCTGCTGTTATCGTTTGTAATACAATAGAAGAACCTGTAACTGAACCTAGTTGATTTCCTGCACCAATATGTGTTACAGAATCTATTCCACCGCCTCCGCCGGAACCTGCGCCGGCAGCATTAACAAATGCACCTTCTGAAGTGTCATATACAAGAACTTGGTCATCCTGTAAATTACCAACTAATTTAAATGTTGGATTAAAAGGTGTTGCGTTTATACTCATTTCTATGCCCCTTAATAATTCAGATATATCTTGTCAATATATCCAACTGTATTGATATCAGATTGTCCCAGTGATGTTCTATCTAATGTAGCTCTTAAATATACTAAATTTGCAGTAAATGTATATCCTTCGACACCTGTAAATTTATTGTAATCTTTAAATGGCATACCGTTAATTAATATACTAAACCAATCATCTTCTGTTGGATTTGTTGCAAGTGTACCTTGAATGCGAACTCTTCCAATTAATCCTTGGCCATAGATAGCAACAGTGTGTAGTCCATCAGTATAGCCATAGTAACTGTCACCAGGCACTGCGTTACCCACAACATCAAGGTTTGTTCCTGAATTTTCTAGAAGAGTTATTGTTTTACGTGCCATTATTAATCCTTAGTCTGTTTGGGTCTCTACTTCTACTACTGCAGCGCCGCTAATAAGTTCAGCAACAACTTGTTCAATAGTTAGTGAGACTTCTTCATTAATAAGATTTGATTTTTCTTCACCGCTTTTAGAAATCTGTGATATTCTGATTACTATAATTTCCTCTTTAATACTCGCCATTTTATATCCTTTTAGTTTATATCAATGATATTTATCTATAAACTATTTATCTGATTGGTGGATTTCATGTCTTAGTATTGCTTTTGTTATTTTAGTAATATTTTCACTTGCAACAAATGCCATAAGTTGCATATCAATATGCTCATTGCAATATATCGTATATGAATTATATGTGCTATGTCTATATCTATAATTATAACGTGAGTTATTGGGAGTTATAATTATATTGTCCTTGGCGAATCTACGTAAATTAATATTTAAGAAATAATTGTCATTATTAGAATAAGATTCTACTAATAATGGTCCCAAATTTGTATGTAAATTATGATTATATTTCAGCATTATTTTATATCTGAATTTTTTATAATATAAATTATTCTTTATCTCAATATCATCCTCTTGCGCATCTAATGTTTCTAATAGATTATCTATAAACGGAATATGAATTTCTTGTTGTAATTCCCGATATCTTGTTGTTGCAAGTTCAAATACATCCTTATCTTCAAAATAAACATGTGTCATTGCACTATTTGTAAATTTAATACCTGGTTTACTTTTAAGAAATCTTATACAGTTTGATCTACTATTAATATCCTCAGATGTTTCCGGATAATCGAACCACCATCCATAACCGGTTCCATTCTTATATGATTCAATAACTTCCTTAGAAGGAAAACCATACAGACGTTTATATGATATTTTATAAGGATATTTCTTGTAAAATAGTTTAGTGGATTCGACATACTTAACCATATGAAAATACTAACTCATCATCTATGACTTTAATAACTACTTTTCCACCATTCATTAGATTTCCAAATAAAACTTCTTTTGATAAAGGTTTCTTAATATGATCATTAATAACACGCTGTAAAGGTCTTGCTCCCATATCAGGTATGTACCCACGTTCACGCATCCATGCTTTTGCTCCAAGTGTTAATTCAATTACCACACCTTTTTCGGACAACATATCATTTAATTCATTAATTGATTTATCAACAATCATATCAATATGTTCACGTTGTAGAGCAACAAATTCAACCATTGCATCTAGTCTATTTCTAAATTCAGGTGAAAAGAATTTTTTCACAGCCTGCATGCTTGCATCATTATTGTCATTATTAAATCCAATTGCCAACTTAGACTTTTGTGCAGCACCAAGATTACTAGTCATAATAAGAATAGCATTACTAAAATCTGCCACTTTTCCAGTTGAACTTGTTAATCTACCATCATCCATAACTTGTAATAGCAAATTCATAACACTCGGATGTGCTTTTTCAACTTCATCTAATAAAATAATACAGTTTGGAGTTTCTTCTACATCATTAATAAGTTTGCCACTACCTGCGCCACCTTCAGCATGTCCCACATAACCTGGAGGTGCACCGATTAATTTAGATACACTATGCTGTTCCATATATTCACTCATATCATACTTACGAAGCGTTACATCTAAGTTGCTTGCAAGTTGGCGACATAGTTCTGTCTTCCCTGTCCCTGTTGGTCCAACAAATAAGAAACTGCCAATAGGTTTGTTGGTAGGACGCATACCTGACTTTGCAACTAAAATAGATTCTACTAAGGTACCAACTGCTTTATTTTGACCAAATAGTTTCTGCTTTATATTATGTTCTAAATTAGCATAATTGTTATTTTCTTTTGCATCTATCATATCCAATGGAATACGAGTAATTTTTGATACTGCCTGTTCTACTGCCCCTCTGTCAATTTTATTAGTTTTATTATGTAACTTATTTCTAGCACCTGCGACATCAATAATATCGATAGCACGATCAGGATTATATTTACCATGCATATATCGTTCTGCTAAGTCAACTGCATAATCTAGTGCATCATCATCATATTCATTGCCATGAAATTCTTCATAATATTTTTTAAGACCCTTAACAATTAACTTGGTATTTTCTTTACTTGGTTGTTCTACTACAACTTTTTGGAATCTACGTTGTAACGCTCTATCCTTTTCAAAATTTTCTCTATATTCTTCACTAGTAGTGGCACCCATACAAAGTAGTTTGCCACCTGCTAATAATGGTTTTAACAAATTTGCAATATCAATATTTGAACCACCTGCAGAACCTGCTCCCATAATCATATGAATTTCATCAATGAATAGGATTACATTATCTTTTTCAGATAATTGTTCAAAAACTATTTTAGCACGTTCTTCAAATTCTCCGCGATACTTTGTACCCGCAACCATTGCTGTTACATCCAATGAATAGACAATTTTATCTTTAAGCATATCAGGACAGTCATTATTGACAATGTTTCTTGCCAGACCTTCAGCAATAGCAGTTTTACCAACACCTGGTTCACCTACAATTATAACATTGTTCTTTTTTCGTCTTGCTAATACTTCAGTTATTTCAAGAATTTCTTCTGTTCTGCCAATTACCGGATCAATCTTTCCTTCTGCCGCACTTTTATTTAAGTTATCACAAAAGTCTTCAAATTTTATTTGTCCTTGACTTTCTGGTCCACCCGACATTCCACGTTGTGCACTACGATGTATTGTATTTGTGAATGCATCATAAAAGTCCTTTTCAATAATACTAACTACCTTGTCTCTACTTGCACCATGTTTCTTTAAAATATAAGAAGCATGCGAAGATGTTTCACTTAATAGAGATACTATAAGATCCTTAGGAAACATTTGCTTTCGTCCAGTGAAAATAACCTGTGTTACTGCACGATTAAAAACACGGTCAAGTGCTAAAGTTTGTCTAGGTCCCATATCATCTAGTTTTTCAACAGTAATATCATCACGTTGTGCTAGGTTCTCTTCTAGGTCTCGAATGATATTACTATGACTGCAACTCATTTTACTCAATAATTCTAACACATCATTTTCATCCATTAGAACATACAATAAATGTTCTAAAGTTACATATTCATGTGAGAGTGACGCAGCCTTAATTATTGACTGGTCTAATGCCCAATTAACTCGATTATTATTCTTGTTCATTATATTCCTTAAATTTAATTCTCAGTATAGTATTTGGTAATATTTCTTTAATAATTACAGTGTCATTAAATTGTGTATTATCTGGGACAAATACATCAAATGTTATAATATCATCATATATAAATGATGATGTTTCCCCTTGACAATATTTTAACTCCAATGCATTTAATTTAACTGTCATATTTACGGTTAGCGATCTGTTCTCTACATATTTATTTTTTACCTTTATATACGCAAGACGAACTATATCAAACTCTTCTACTGACCCACCATGGTCTGGGTGTGCCTTGAGTAAGCATTTTCTATATGCTTGACGTATTGCTTTTTCACTAGAGTATTTATTGATTCCTAAAAGTTCATATGGTGTCATTGATTTTCAGGAAAAACATTTGAAATATCTGTTTCATCGCCATTTGAATAATAATCCTCATATGCAACGATGATTGCATTTTGTTCACTAAGTTTTTTAAGAATTTTTGCCATGTCTAATGCAAGTGCTTCATATCCAGAATTGTTTAATGCATATACGACAACAGGTTTTCCACTTGCTTTGATTTTATCAAATTCTTCTTCCGAATTTTCTGGAGTAATAATTATCCAATCGATCTTCGAAAGTGTTAGTGCATCAGATTCTGGTAAGATTAGATTTGGCCTGGTAATAGGTTGTGAACTATATTCTAATTCTCTTGGTGTTCTACTACAAGCACTAAGGCTTATAGTTAGGGTTAGCAATATCAGAACACTCATTGTTGATTTGTGAAGGTTTTGTAGCATTGATTTCATCCTCTGTTAGTGGTGATCCACCTACTATCTCTAAACATCTTAACATATTATCACTTGCTTTGTCAATTATTTTTTGAACATCTTTTGGTCTACTTGCTGCTAGAAAATCCAATTCGTGCTTTGCTAATTTGTTTTCTAAATTACGTACACGTTTGTCTGCGGCTTTGAATTTTGAATTCGCACGATCAAATTCTATTCTAACACGCTTTAAATCTTCCTGCGTTTTATCCAATGCTGCCTGTGTTGCTTTTTGTGCCATTTCAGATTTAGCAGCATTCTCTGCATATATTCTTATTTGATTTTGTGTATAAGTGTAGTATTGCCATAGTGCAAAGCCTGCTGCTGTAATTACAGCCACAATAATTAGATATTTTTTTATCTTGAACATTATTTATTCCTTGATATTAAACTCTAAATTTTCATGATCCGGATAACTTACAATTACTGGTCCTTCTGGACAATTATAATTAATACGTGCCAATAATGTTGCAGTGCCTGGGCTGATCATACTTCTATGATCACCATCAATAGTAAATGTGAATCCAAACTTATCAATCTTATCGCTGGCTGGTCCTGAGAATGTGGTCATACCTGGTGTTGCACCATGGACCATAAACTTGTTATCTTTGATTTCAAGTGTAAATCCTTCAACACTACAATCGTCTCTGTGTTTTTCTCTTGCTACAATCACATCAAAGATTCCATCTACCGGCCCATCACTAATTTCAAAATATTCTGGTGCCCAGGTTAAAATATCTTTGTTTTCTAGTTTATCCCATAAAGTATATCCACCACCTAACATTGCCAGCGATGCTGTTACTGCACCTATACCTTTGGTTATATTTTCTATATCAAAAATAATCATTTACTTGGTGTCTTTTAGCCATGTTTTAACTTTGTCAGATTCAATGCTCAGTGATGGTCCATTATAAAAATCAATAGTCCATTCTTCGATATCTACCAAGCCAGTTATATCTTCTAGAATTTCAAATACTTTTCGCATTAAATCTTCATTTTTAATTTCTACAAATACTAGATACATTCCATTTTCATCAGCAGTTGGTGAAACCTCGGTATCAAGTATTTCATTTACTCCACGTTCTATAAAACGTGCTAAATCATCTGCAGGTTTTTCATCATTAACATAAAATGTAATAACTGTTACATCATCTGTTGTACCAACCTTAGGCTCAAAGTCTGCTATTGTAACCTGAGACTTTACTAGCGATTTTAGTTCATTATATTTAACGCCTTCGTTTATTTGTTTATATTTCATAATTAAATCTCCTGAGCGTTGATGTTTGTATTATCATCTAATCCAGATGTATATGCATCATTTAAATCTGTTACGTCAATATCTTCGCCGCCTACCTTAATTTTTTCGTCACTGAAATCATCAAGAAATTTTCTTGGCATCCAAATATCAACTGCCCAAATTGTATCACTTTTTAATTTAGGAAGTCCATCTTTGTCAAGATCATTTGGTGACCTGGGAATAATAGGAGTTTTTAATATACCTTTAGTAAATTTTATTTCACAACCAATTTTTTCTAAACGTAGGCCGGCCTTAGGATCAGGCATGCCTTTATATGGATACATTAATTTCACATGCAGCCAATAGCGTGACAAATCTGGGCCTTCAACAATTTCGCCTAGATCCCAATTTTTATATGCGTACATACCAGTATCTTCTAGAATCTTTTCGAACTCTAGAAGAATATCTAATAGTGTGTTATTTTTATTAACATCACGTAGGTTATCTAATATATCATCTTGGTTTAATTCAGACATTTGTAAAACTCCATTTGTTAATAGTATTTATCACATAAAAACTTTTTTGTCAATATACAATCGTAACGCACTATTCAAAAAGATTATTGATAAGTATTATTATGGGAGCAATAATTATCTCATACCTTGAAATAACCTTTCACAAGGAGGAATCCAAATATGGCACGAAAGAAACGTGTTGAAAGTAAACCAAATAAAACTAGCCGTGACACTTATCATCCCGATGGCCAGCGTAGCGGTATCATACCATTAAGAAAAAAATCAATCCCCACAATTTTACCACGTAATATAGCACAAGAAGATTATCTATATCAACTGGCAGATCCAAAAAATAATATATGTTTTGCGATTGGTCCAGCAGGTACAGGTAAAACTTTATTGTGTACACTTATGGGCGTAAAAGCGTTTATGGAAAGAGAGGTGAAAAAAATTGTTATTACTCGTCCTGCAGTATCAGTGGACGAACAACATGGTTTCTTGCCAGGTGATCTAAATGAAAAAATGGCACCCTGGACAAGACCTATATTTGATATATTCGAAAAGCATTTTTCGGTGGCTGAAATTGAATCGATGTTGGCAGAGAACATCATAGAAATCGCACCACTTGCATATATGCGTGGACGAACGTTTGAGGACGCTTGGATCATTGCAGATGAAATGCAGAACGCTACAAAGTCACAAATGAAAATGCTATTGACCCGCATCGGTAACAACACTAAGATGATTGTTACTGGGGACTTAAAACAACATGATCGAGGTTTTTCAGAGAACGGTCTTTCGGATTTTATGGAACTTACTAGACGTTATGAACTTGCAAATATGAATCATATTGCTATCTCACGTTTTGATATGATGGATGTAGAAAGACATCCAGCAGTCGTAGAAGTTCTTAAAATCTACGGAGAGGATGACTAACTACATTAAGGGAAGCAGAAATGCTTCCCTTTTACTTTTTTATTTCTTTTTTAATTTTTTTCGTAGTTCTTCCACAGTGAGTACCTTAACCTCTCTGCCACTATATACTTTAGCATTTTTATCTTTTCCATAAAATACGAATTTAGATGAAGGAACATATGTAATTGGATTTTGTTGATCCTCTTGCGGCAAATATTTGAAATTCATATTCCCGTTATTTTGGATCATGGCCCCATTAACTTTATGTCTAAACCTACCAGTTTGAGAACCATTCGATGTAAATGTAATATCCTTATCTCCGTCACCATCTACATCGTTAAAACGAATTCGATTAAAGTGATAGTTCCATTCGTTTCCTTCGTGTACCGGTTTAAATGTCTTGGGCGCTTTGATAATTTTAATTAGATTAGATTTGAACTTACCATTGCCTTTATTTTCTAAAATATCTACCGCAACACCTACATATAAGTGTCCCGCTCTCGACAAAACAATATCCAAGTCTCCGTCAGAGTCTAAATCCCACATTGAAACTTCGGGAACTGTTCCCCATTTTTTTGTGCCGTCCTGTGGTAAACGATTGGTTCTTCCGAACTTACCATATCCATTATTGTACATAATTCCAGTTGGAGTTGAGTAACCAAATTCATGACCTGAATGTACAATATCTAAATCGCCATCGCCATCCATATCTCCCAGTTCAATGACATATGCATGTACATTTCCACACCCTTTAACTGTCATAAACCCTTTGCCATTATTCATCCAACAAGATAATCTTGCTCCTCCATTCTTATCCTGCTGTGTCATAACTACATCTAGATCACCATCATTATCGATATCACCAAACGAACCGCCGTGATTATATACTGCATAGTTTGGTTTGCTTAGATGTGTTGCCGAACTTTCATACCATTTACCATCTGAATTACTTAGGAAATAACTATCTCTGTACCCGTGATATGTTCCCATGCCAGTATCAGCAACCCAGTAGTCTAATATACCATCGTTATTAAAGTCAGCAACAAGTTCTTTAGATACTATCTGTTGGCCTGGCTTACTGCGGTTGTCTACAAAAAGCATCGAACGGTCTTTGAATTTACCATCTTTGGATCCAAATAGTACACTTGGACCAAACCCTTCACCTTCGCAACGGTCGCCACTGCATAGCCCACCAACCCCATCACCCGTCTTATTTAAATTGGTAGGATTCATAGACCCATTATACAACACATCAAGAATACCATCATTATTAAAATCTTGATATACATAAGATGGTGTCCACCAATATCGTGTTTTTATTCTACCTGGATTGGTATTTGGAAAGACATTGTAATCCACATTGTTTTTGATATGAATACCCGCAATAGCATCAGACACATCGGATGTAGAACTGTTACCACTAGTAGTACAACCAATTAATGCCACAACAGATGACATAAGGAGTAATTTTATAGAAGTAGTCATGATATTATATCCTTTTACTTTTACCCGATGATGTAATCTGCGATTGCATTCCAATCATCTAACTTCTTAATTGCTGGGTTATCACAATCTTCGTTGTGTCCATGTTTGATTAGTACACTGGTAAGACCAAACTGCAACCCACACTCAGCATTCTCAGTTTTATCTTCTAACCAGAATTTTGCGGCAGGATACTTAGCCGTATATTCTGCAAGTGCGTCATCTTTGTCTGCCCCAGTATCAAGGCAAATAACTTCTTTACACACATTCATGCCGAACACGTTCTTCAAGTTTGAAATACGAAGCAACCGAGCCTTTTCATCAAGTGACAATGAAGTGATAACAACGAACTGATATCCAGCTTCTACTAATTTAGCAACACCACTCCGGGCATCACGAAACGCTGGAAGAAATCCCATCCATGCACTCTCGTTAAACTCCTTGACTAATCGCTTACCATCAGCCTTTTCAATGCCGTATGTAATGCTCATGTCATATACGTTTTCTACTTTTTTCGAATAACCTTTCTGAATCATCCACTCGGAGAACATACCCTCCCAGTTAAGCATAACACCATCACAGTCAGTAAAGATAATTTTTTCGTTTGTCATATTGATACTTTCTTCTTATTACCATTACTTTATATAGTGATTCGTCCAGAATGTCAAGTGCTAATTTTGTTTTTTATGTCTACGAACACGTTCACGCCATACAACATAACTACGTTTTTTAAGATTATATTTCATTATTTTCATAACATCATCTTCGGTTAAATCATACTGAGATTTAATATCAGCCCATGTTGTTTTATCACACCAGGCACTCGCAATAAGTTCAGATAAATTATATTCAGTCATATGATTATTACCGTAAATTTGTACGGACGCATCTTTATACCATCAGCCCACCAACTAGTAAATTGTTGTAGTCCGGCCATCAACACTAACACACTCCGCTGTGCGACAATACTCTGCATCGACATTTTTTGTATGAGAACAACCTCACTTCATTCATATGGGACCTTGTAACCCATACTAGCAAGTAGTAACTCTTGCGTGGCTTTTGGCAGACAGGGTGGGATTCGAACCCACGGAACCTCTCGGTTCGCCGGATTAGTAATCCGGTGCTTTCGGCCACTCAGCCACCTGTCCACATTCTTGGTCGGAGTATAAGGATTCGAACCTTAGACCTCTGCGTCCCAAACGCAGCGCACTACCAGACTGTGCTATACTCCGAATTTAATGGTATCCCGTAGGGGAATCGAACCCCTCTTTTCAGGTTGAAAACCTAACGTCCTAACCGATAGACGAACGGGACAAATAATCTCAAGCAGTTTATGGTCCTGCTTAGGACATTCTGGGCACCATTTGCTCAATTATTTTATAAGGGGAACAAAACCCTTTGACTATGGCGCGGTTGACGGGACTCGAACCCGCGACCCTCGGCGTGACAGGCCGATACTCTAACCAACTGAGCTACAACCGCTTGTTATTATTCTCCAATGGCAAATGACAATTGACGTTCTGCATCTGCCTCTTCTTTGCGTTCTGCAATAATCATATCGACAATTTCATTAAATGAATCATAAAATTCTTCATCGTCTTTCCAGAATGAGCGACACGCAGCATATGCATCAGCATCTACGAAATTCCAGTTGATTGAGTAATCATCATTGAGATTTTCTGATTTCTCAACTGCAGCACGGATTTCGATTTCAAGCATTGAATAGATCATTGTGATTCTCTCTCATTGTTTCTATACATACTTTATAGCACTATTAAAATAGATTGTCAAGCATTATTTTAAATTGTTATTCTAATCCCACGCACGGAATAATAATAGATTGCTGGCAGTTATCTGGGTAGGCAATTGCAGCACCAAGAATAGGCAATCCTACCATAAAGAAAGTAATAATAATAAAAGATAACAATAGTTTCATAAGTTATAATCCTAGTTTGGTGGGCGACCCTGGAATCGAACCAGGCGTGCGTCTCCGCGAGGGAGTTACAGTCCCCTGCCACACCTTGCGGCCTGTCGCCCACTTTAAATTTGGTAGAAGTGGGTGGATTCGAACCACCTCAAAGGCGCTAATCTGGCGCAAAGAGCATATAAAACTCCTCTGACTACCAAGTCTCACTTCCGATTTTTTGGTGCTCCCGGTAGGACTCGAACCTACGACCGACCCGTTATGAGCGGGTGGCTCTAACCAACTGAGCTACAGGAGCGTTATTTCTGGAGCGGGTAAGGAGAATCGAACTCCTGTCTAAAGGTTGGAAACCTACCGTAATAACCACTATACGATACCCGCGGTTTATTTTATCTTTCTACTAAAGGAGTAGCAGCCTGTGAATCATGATAGTCACCACTTGTATAGTAATCACGATACGCAACCTCTTTGACCATTATACCGTTCTTCATACGATATGTAACAATTTCTCTACGAATGACACCAGTAGTATCAGCATCAAATGCGGCTTTAAATGGTCCATCTGCCATATTATATTCTCCTTAATAATATTTGGTACTCGTACCCGGACTTGAACCGGGACGCCTCAAGGGCAACAGATTTTAAGTCTGGCGCGTCTACCGATTCCGCCATACGAGCATATTAATTAGATGATGTAATCATCGTGTTCATTTTCCCATTGATTAATGGCATTTCTTAGTCCCATTGCTAACCAATCACCACCTGACATATCAAGCATTTCGCTCCATTGGTCAACAACTTCATCGATTTGTTCACGCTCTAATTCATCTGGTGAATCTACCCCAAAATGTTCCTGAATTAGTCCAAAGGCCCACTCGGTAACTTCACCTTCCAACCAATCAAGCATTTTGTGTGGACGATGGATTTCAAATTTATCTTCACTCATGTTCGCCTCCATTTCTCCTTTAATTTGGCGATCCCTATAGGATTCGAACCTATGACCTAGTGCTTAGAAGGCACTTGCTCTATCCAGCTGAGCTAAGGAATCATTATTCTTTTTAGTAAATAAGTTGCATACCATCTACATTAGATTGTTTCCAGCCACGTGCCAATGCGTGTGCATCAATAATATCTTTACGTTTGGAATCTGGCGACATTTTTACTTTGTTCGCCCAATCTTGCATTTCCATTTCAACCATAATTGCTTGTTGTCCGCGTGACACACCAGCATTAACTTTGTTTACTTCATTCCAAATAATATTAGCATCTGACATAGTGTATTCCTTTTCATCTGTTATAATAGTTATAGCATATTGATTCTAGATTGTCAACCGTTAATTTCCAAAATAACTAATTAAATTCCACCAAGTATATTCTTTACCTTGGCCAAAATTCATCCAACCCAATGCAAATACACTGACTAATACATAGCAAATAATTTCATTAAGTTTTTCATGATTAGTCATGTGGTGCATACTCCTCTTCAAATTCATTAAATGAATTTTTCTTTTCATCTAGCATACGTTCTAGTGTATGAATTGCCATACGCTTTTCATCGCTTGCACCTTCTGTCAAATTGATGATTGCATTTTGAAGTGTTTCGATATCTTGTAATACTTCGTTCATAGTAATCCTCATTGTTATTACTATTATGTTATACAATGATTCGTTCTAAATGTCAAGATATATTTTGTTTAACCAATCAAAATTATTAATTTTCTGTAAGTCATTAGGAGAATTACAATGTTTTTTGCCATAGTCTGCTCCCATTGTTGCACCAATAGAAATCAATTCATGATGTTCAATGGGCATCGGTGATTTCCAACGGTCGAGTCTCTTTTCTATATCATCAGTTGCTACGCCACTTGCGAGTTTTGTACATTCTCTAAATGCACCTTTCCAAGCATTAAATGGTGTATTTGCAAATCTAGTTTCATTTGCAGGTATATCTATACGATAATATGGAAAGCCAAGTTTTGCCACACCAGTAGTAACATCAACTATTTTTGTCGTGCTTTCAATAAAGAATGAATTACGATTAAATAATTTAACACCACCATATCCTGCTAGTTCACCAGTAGCAGGGTTTAATGCTCTCCAAACGTGAGTACATTGAGCCTGTGGTACACCTGGATATACATCTATTCTATTAGATGGTATATACGAAAAATCAAAATCATCGATTATCCAGGCATCACCATCCACCACATAAAAGTTTTCGGTTGCACTTTGTTCGGCACACGCACGATGTGCTTCATATACGCCATCAACATCAGCAGTATTAATAACTCGCTGATCCTCACCAACCTTAGATAATATTCTATTTAAATTGTTATCTGAATAATCATCCCGGTAAGTAAGATAGAATACATCTATCACGCCACTTGAATCTCTGGCGGTTTACCATTGTCACTTACGCCTAAAATTCCTTCTGGATCACCTAACCAAAAGCGAATAGATGTATCATCTGAAAGTCTCAAATCTTGTCCCTGTGACCATCTGCCGTGTTGCATTAGAACCCAATCACCCACACGCACATCTTTCTGTTCTGGTCCTACTGCATAAACTTCTGCCCAGCGTGGTCTAATGCCTCTATCGCCTGATTCTGCTGTACTATCATCCAAATGAATAATTCCATTTAGTTTTTTAAATCCTGTATCCATATTAGTAAGAATAATTTTATTTCCAATTGGGGATAACGTTTTCATCATTGTTTCCTTATTTTGATTTTTTAGATTTATTTTTCTTTGTTTCATCTGCTTTTACAAAATTACCATCATCATCTTCTACCCATTCATCATCATTATATTCTTCTGGTATTGGTCCAGGGCTAACATCTTCAAATACTGGTTCTACTTTTGTTTCTTTTTGAGCAGGTTGTTCTGGCTCTTGCCAATCATCTTCCATTGGTTTATCTGGTGTTTTGGGTGCAGGCGTATCATCTAATTTAATACTTGCACTTTTTACTGCATTGGGGTTATTCCGGTTATAATGTTCTCTTGCTATTTCATCAGCACTTTTCATAACTCTGCCTGCTCTACCAAGTTTATCACCTCTAGCATTGGATGCAGTATTACCTACTGTTATATTTTTATCTTGTTGAGCCAGTAATTTGCCAATATCAATATTAACACCTCGCATACTTTTATAATTTTTCATATCTTCGCCTTTTCTATCTTAGGAATTCACGCCAATCTAGTTTATATTGAATACTATTTATCTTGTGAATCCCTATTAGGTATAACACATAACTTGCTACACTACTTCCACGACCTACGCCCCATACTATTTTATTTTCTTGCATAAAGTCTACTAGATAAACCATATACTGCAGGAGTGGAAACATATCACGTTTTTTAAATTCTTCTAGTTCTTCAAGGCACCTGTCGTGATTTTCTCTAGGACTTAATCTTAATACATAATCAATAATATTTAAGTTCTTATAACTATCTGGTATAAACCATTTTGATTGATTATCTTTATCAAATTCAGAGATTTCAGAAGTTACTAATTCATTTGGTAACACTGTATTAATTGTTAAATAATTACTTTGAATTGCATCATTATACTTTTCGAAATCATCATGCCATTCCACTCTTTTTATACATTCTATATTTTCGCCATTGTATAACATTTCATATAAATCATGTCGGTTATAGATGACACGGCCGTATTGATCTTTTAATGAATCAATCTTCAACGATTTTTGGCTGCCAATCATGTATTTTTATAACCTCACCTGGATCATCAACAAGTTTTAATTCACCCAAAACTACCTGTTGTATTTCTTCTAATACATTATCATATTCTGGCGGGGTTGTCAAGTCTGTTTCTTCATCTACTTCATAATCAATTGTTTCCGGAGACTGTCTAAACCACCAGGGGTCTTTATAATAATATTCCTTTTGTCCTATCCATTTTTCCAGATTTGGTAATCCAGGATAATCTTCATCTGCATATGTATAACTCATTGTGGGATTTTCAAACTTGCTTGTAATCTTAACACTTAAAATATCTATATAGCCATCTGCTATTGTATTGAGTTTAGCATGTAGTGTCATAGCAATAATATCACTAGTGGGAACATATGGAAACATAACTATCTTATTATTCAGTTCACTTAATTTAATTGTTGCATCCTTATGTGTGCAAATACTTTGATGTAATACTTCTTCTAAAAAGAATTTCACTTTTAAAAATGCCGCGTTACCCATTGCTATGTCGGCTGTGCACCAAACAAAATCAATTTCTGCATCAAAAATTTCTGAATATAATGATGCTTCGGCCTGTATTAATGTTGTACTAAACATTGTTTTAAATGTTGTGAAACTATTTGCGGTAACAACGGTATCGGTCATTTTTTATAACTCTCTTTAAATTCAGTTCTATTTGTATTTGCGGTGCCTTCATACAACCAATAGACATTATCATTTATATCATTTATATCATGTACTTCAGTATAAAAATCATACATAAAAAATACCTTAGGAAATAATTTACTTAGTGGTGTAATAAAATCAATTAAATTAATAAGTTGGCAATTTGTTGTAAATTTCAATACATCATTACCGTTATCCCAAGTCATATCTTCAAAATTAAGTGTTGATTTATGCATTTGTATCCACGTATTATCTATATGTTCATAAAATCTAGTGATTTCTAAATCGTCCCCATCTGCTGTAACACTATGATATACTTTAATAATATTTTCAATCTTCGTCTGGGTCATCTTCATCTTCTCCTACAACAAGGGATTCTGGCGTGCGATTGCTAATAATATCAAATCGCTGCCGTTCTAAACGCTCAGTCAATTCAAATTGCAACATTTCTAATATATTTTGCAATTGATTAACCGCATCTTCTAGACCCATTGAATGAGCTACGTTTATTTTTTTCAAAATATCACTCATTTTTGTGTCTAGTTCCTCTTCGGAGAGACTCTTATACTCTTGAAACATTATATTATTCCTTATGCCTCTTTCTTATAGTTATTTAGTATAAGAATTTATTTTATGAATTGTTTTAATTCTGGTGCCTTCCAACCTTCTGGTTTTAATACCTTGCCGTCTTCACGTTTAATTACTTTGCCGGTATCTAGATTAATTTTAGCAAAGTTTGTGTTCATTACTTCCTTCCACGCCGATTCTGCATCCCAGCCAGCAGCACGAATAGCACCAATGGTAACAACCAAAATATCAACTAATGCATCAAGTTGTTCTACTTTGTCCTCAGCAACAACTGCATCTAATAATTCATTATACTCTTCATCAATTAATCCCAGATACATACGATAGTTTTCAGGTGATGATGGTTGGTCACACGCTTCGGCAAATTTATTAATGTCTTCAAATACGTTTGTCATTTTCTGCTACTTTCTTTTTGTATAATTATTACATTATACATTATTTTAACGGAGTATGCAACTACTATTTTTCATTTTATTATAATTCATTTTTTTAGAAATGATCTTGCTATAATTCCACTTTTTGTTATAATAACAATATTGTTATTTTCATCAAGTATTCGATAATATAATACTCTATGGCCTGTTTTTGTCCTATTTTCTTCTATTCGTTTCATCATATTATCTTCACCCTCATTTTGATAATAATACAGTATTGCCTCCAATAGCAGTAGTATTAATACTCACGTGCTTCTCCCAAACATATGATTTTAAATAATTGGGGCCGCCAGCCTTGGGACCAGTGCCTGATAATCCAATACCACCAAAAGGCTGTGTTTCTACAATTGCACCAATTTGATCTCTATTAATATAAATATTGCCAATATTAACATTGTTAATGATTTCTTCATAAAAAGATGCTATTCTGGAATGAATACTCATTGTTAACCCAAATTTTGTTGTATTGATATAGTCTATAATACTATCAAGTTCATCAACTTCATATTCATAAACATGTAGCAGAGGTCCAAATATTTCTTTATCAAAGTATTTTTTATAATCTGATACTAAATACGCACTTGGTGGAATTGTCAACGGCGGTAATTCAATACCATTTCTTGATTTTGTTGCTATAAGTATTTCATTCTCTTCTAATACTGATATTCTATTTTGTATACTTCTAAAAGAATCACCGTCAATTACACGGGTGACATCGGTATTTAAATCGTCACTGAATCCCATCTCTACAACACGAATAGCATTGGCCAACATTTTTAAAATATGATTAGAATTATCTTTTTGAACAAATAAAAATCTTGTTGCACTACATCTTTGACCTGCACTATCAAATGCACCGAGTATAACATCCTTTACCAATTGTTCAGGTAAACATGTACTATCAGCAATCATACAATTGATGCCGCCAGTCTCTGCAATAAACGGAATAATAGGTCCATCACGGTCAGCTAACACACGCTGAATACGCTTCGCAGTTTTATGTGAACCAGTAAATGTTATACCGTTAATTCGTTCATCTGCTACTGCAATCTCTGCATCTTCAGGATCACTAGGACATAATCTAATAGCATAGTCTGGTATTCCACATTCAAGCATGCAACTGATTACAGTCTCGGCAACTCTAATTGTTTGTGGGGCAGATTTTGCTAGTACGGTATTACCAGTTAATAATGCTGCTATGATTGGTCCTACAAAAATTGCAAGTGGAAAGTTCCACGGTGCAATAACCATCCACACTCCGTGTGGTTGATATGTAGTTGTATTACTTTCACCTGTATAACCTAATGTAATACCTTGATTATATAATGTTTCTGCTTGTTCTGCATAATATCTAATAAAATCTACGGCTTCACGAACTTCACTAATAGCATTAGAATATGTCTTATTTGCATTAATAACTAGATTACTTGCGGCTTGTTCCATATGATCTTCTAAATGATTTGAATAATCAAGAACTAATTTCTTTCTTTCAGCAAACGTAGTTTTGCTCCATTCTTTTCTACCTTCGTCTAATATTGTAATACTATCATTCACTGATAATTGTGCAGGTACAATAAATTCGTAACTTTGTCTTCCTACTAGATTCTTAATCCACGCAGGATCAGTTAAATCATATCCACGACTATTTTTACGATCTGGATATAAATCTTTATATGTTGGTAGATTTTCTCGGTCTTTTTTCACTTCATTGAATGGATCTACTAATTGTTGATTAAAAACAAAACTAGTGTTTGCTCCATTTTCTAATAATCTACGAACAAGATATGCAAGTAAATCTTTATATTCACCTACGGGCGCATACACTCTAACACTTGTATTGTATGTATTTCGTAGATATTCAAATAGTCCATTCCCCATACCATATAATTTTTGAAACTCAAATTCACCTCCTAGGGTTTCGTTGTAAAAGTATATGGCTGCCACGGTGAATGGATTATGTGTGGCATAAGCAGGTTTGATATACTTGGATAACATAATCTTTCTTGCACATGCTAGATAACTTATGTCAGTATATTCCTTTCGTGTAAATACAGGATAGTGTAAGCCTTCTTGTTGTGCTATCTTTATTTCTGTATCCCAATATGCACCTTTGACTAAACGTATACATATTGATGTATTGAATTCTTCTGCAATATGTTCTAATGTTTCTATTGCCCAAAATGCACGTTTTTGATATGCTTGAACTGCGAATCCAATTGTGTTATCTTTAAATTTATGTGTTGATAACAATTCTTCTAATACCATTATACTTATATCTAAACGCGATGCTTCCTCAGCATCAATAAACATTGTGGTGTTTTTATCTTCGCAAAGTCTGGCAATTGCCGCTAATTTTGGGACTAACTGATGTATTACATCAGCATGATTTCTTAACTCATATCTTGGATGAATAGCACTTAGTTTAATACTAATGCTATCTTCAAAGTGTGCTGCAGCCTGTATATATTTTTCGTAGTATGCATTCGCATCTTCCCAATTTGTTGCTGCTTCGCCCAGCATATCAACTGAGTATGTGTATGATTTATCTACTGCAGTTTTTGCGGCTTCAATGGTTTCAGCCATTACAAATATATTACCCATTCTTTTAACAGATTCTTTAATAATCTTACGAACTGTGGGCCAACCCAATCTACTAATTAAATTATTATATGCTGCAAAACTCTGGGCATTAGTTAATACTTTGCCACACAAAGTTGCATAGAAACTATTTTGTGATAAAAGATTCCAATCAGCATTTGTTAGTTTTTCTTTAATTAATTTATCTTGTGTTTTTTTATCAGGTGTCCGTAGTAAACATTCACATAAAGTCATTAACGCAATGCCTTCATTGCCTGATAATTCATATGCAACCATAAGTTGATGTATCATACTAGATTCATTGAATGCAGAATTAATTACATTTGATGTTTCTAATATTTCGGCACGGTCTTTTTTTGTAAGTCTTGCGGCAAGCATTAATTTTGGAATTAATTCTAGTTCATTCATTCTATAATATATATTGTGTTGATAAATTTTCATAACCGTTTACTAGCCTTACTTCTTTTAAATAGTACCTTTTCAATATACCGATTATGGCGAAGTATGTCTAAATTTATGTCAAACATCGCACGTATTTCGCCCATTGTTTTATTTTTATAAGGGTCAAAATCCACTTGATGTATATTCTTAGTTCGACGGGTCTTACCATAAATAATACCCATATCAAACGCTATTAGTTCTCTTTCGCCAAATCGATATATTTTTGGAAATATATTCGATGCATAGTATTTATATAATGCAACATGCCAGTTTTTTAATGACGTTGCGTTACCCATTGTGTAACCTATAACAAATGCTTCATCTTGATTTAATAATCCTCTGCCCAATAATGCGTGAATGCAATCGTGTGATTCTAAGCATATTGCGCCTGGTAAACTAAATGGTGATTTAGGATTTTCTATTATCTTTACATACCAACTTATGTCTATCGATTCACTACCCGGTAAAGTATTCAATACAGAAATGAGAGTGTCATTACCGTTTTCTATTCCAGGATTCCAATCACTGTAGTGTAACATAATAATATTTAGTCAGAATAAAAAGAACCCGACTACCTAAGTAGCCGGGCCAAGTTTGCGAAGAGGACTATAGAGTGGATAATCCACCCTAAAGTACAGAGAAATCAATCTCTGCACTAGTATTTAAAATAAAATGATATAAAGATAACTATCTATAAAACTTTTTCTTGCAATAATGAATATATACACTCAATTACCTGTGTTGAAAACCCACCAACATGCCAGTCATATTCGCCCAATGGGGTTGAAGGACATTTCCAATCATAAATTGTTGCTACAACAAATTCACGCATAAAACTTCCAGGAGCATCTTGTAATTCAACTTCAAATTCTAATGTCCACTCAACACTGACTTTGCCATCACCGGAATGGTCAGCACGATATGTTGGTTCACCAAAAGCAGCAACTATATCAGCATAAGTTGTTCTGACATATCCGCGTAGTCCAGTGCCATTGACGTTTACACTTGTATCATTTGTAACATTAATAATTTTCATTGCACATCTCCTACGGTAAGATTTACTCGCTTTACACCGTTACGCTTTCCAATATAAAAGAAAAACTTCTTTGCACTTTCATACGTTTTGAATTCTTTTGTCTTTTTAGGATAGTTGTAGTAGCCATATTCAACAGTAAACATATTTATTTCCTCTCAACTTATACACTCTTTATATAGTGATTCGTTTAAGATGTCAAGCACTAATTAAAATTTTATGACTTATAAATCATAGATAAATGAATAAGCAAAGAATTGGCATTGTAATCATTACACCTGTCAATGTAACATGTACAATCGACCAGAAAACCCTTTCCATTTCTAATCCTCTTCGAATTTTTAATTGTTGTTGAAGTAATTTGCAGTATACTTCATTAACTGTTTTATTTGTTTTGAATCTTTAGGAAAGATATTTCTAAATCTCTGATATACAGGAAGTTCATTTATAAACTTTTCTGGATTACGAATTGTTTCTTCTGGCGCATCTGTATCTCTAATTTCATCTGCTAAATCGTGCCCATATGCCATGAGTTCATGAGGATCACGCAAATACATACGCATTAAATCTTGTTCTGTGCCGCCAGATTTTTTCTTCTCGACACCTTTCATATATCCACTACGATATGTCTTTAATACGTTTGGATCAAATTTATCATATTGGTTCCAATGAATTGTTTCGTGAGCCAACATTTTCATAGCAATTTTTTTAAATGTTTCTGGTCCCCAACGGCCCTCTAAGTTTTTGGCGTGTAGAAATATTCTTACACTTTTGCCTTCTTTTGGATCCCAATCTGCTGCAGCACTAATCCATTCATCTGGATCTTTTCGTGGTGAATGGTCAGCAATAAAGTCGATAGGCAAATCATCGAAATTGTTAGCATTTAAAATCTCCTCAAGTTCATCAATATCATCACGGTCATCATTGTCAGCCAGATATTCTTGATATTCTTTATTGGCTTCATCAATGATTTCTTCAACCTGAGAAAGAAAGTCTTCATCAGGTTGTAATCTGTTTTCTTGAATTATGATTTCATTTATTTTCATGACAATATTTATCATTAATCCTAATAAATTATTATTATTTCAAGTATAGTGGGCCAGTCCACTGAACTGTATAACCGCCATCAACGATATTTCCTCGAGCAGCATTACGTGCAGGAGCATTAAAACCTGCTGCTTTCAGAATATCACCACGCTTGAATTTCTTATCGTTGTCAGTGTTGACAATAAAACCCCAAACACCATTATTGATAATCTTAATATATTTACTACCAGTCTTAACAGTAAGACGATTGTTAAACTCATTAATCATATTCTGAACATGTGTTTCAGCATCGGCAAAAGACTTACCACGAAGTAACCATTTAGCATAGTCTGCTTTGATTGTAGCGACAAGAGTATCAATTTGATTTTGCATTGTGTGATCCTTTGTTTCAATCTATACTTACTTTATATAGTGATTCGTTTAGAATGTCAACCTTTTTTTATGATACCTCATAACCTAGTACAGTTTCTACATATCCATTGCCATACTCACCAGCAATAGCCAATACGATCTGCTCACGTGGTTCAGTATCCATATTGTCAATCTTTGCTGCAGCACCATCGATATCATTCGAATTGATCATCCACTGTACGGCTTGGAAATCAGATAGATCATCCTCATATAGATTTGCAAGTGATGTACCTTGTGCCTCTACGAAGTAGCTAAAAGTTTCATCGATAAGTTTCTGAATAGACATAGAGGTTCTCTTTCTGTTTAATCAATCTATACTTACTTTATATAGTGATTCGTTTAGAATGTCAAGTAAAAAGAGCGCCGAAGCGCCCTTTTATTTTTTAATCAATTGCATTTTTACTCATTGCACTTCGAACAGTGTATCAATAGTAGAATGTTTTGCTTTGCCAGATTTACGTATGATATCTTTTCTTATTCTATCTTGAGTAATACGTAATCTAGGATACTTTCCAGTTTCTACAATAACACCATCAATAGTTTTGCCTGGTCTATCTAATGCAGCTCGAATTTTTCTTTCGAATACATCAGCAAACTCGCTTCTAAGGATGACTATCATATCTACAATTTCAATTACACCATCATATGCATCGTATGTTACAAAAATGAAATCACTATTAGTTTTTTGCTTCTTCGCTTCACTCCAGTTATCATAACTTTTAAGATCAGACGGTGTTAATCCAGTTATTGTGATATTTGCATCAGTATGTGTACTTTGTGATTTGATTTCAATACAATGTTCTCCATTGATAATATCAGGACCTTCACCAGTATTATAACTATCTAATCCTAATACATTAAATACTACCCATTTTTCAATTTCATTGCCATACTTTCCATCACCGACGCCTTCAGCTTCCAGTACTGTGCCGATGTAGTTCTCTAGTTTAATATCAGTCAGTCTCATTTTATTCCATCCATTACTCGTTATAATTATATAATTACACTATAGCATATTGTACTTTATTTGTCAATGCATTATATAAATCAGTTTTATGCGTAATTGTCAAGCCACTCTTTTGCTAATTGAACTAACAGTGTGTTGTCTTCTATATCATTTGCAAAATCCATAATCGTAGCAATTCTTTCTACATCAGAGTTTGTATTATTTTTGTTTTCATTTAATCTACGTGACCTAATTCGGAAGTTGTAAGGTGAATTATCACCTCCCTGTTCACGTGGTAAAATATGGTCTAAATTAGGCTCATGCATCTTATCGATTGGTTTTTGTTTGTTCTCTCCTGAACCCCAATCGTATTGATAAAAGATATTACCTACATAATATCCACGTGATTCTTCTAAATGAGTTTCAATGAACACCCAAGCCTGTTCTCTTGTCCACTTATAATCTTTTGCATACTTTCCTAGAATTTTTAACTTAAAGTATACATCTGGATCATATACATTTTCTACAAAGAATGCATACAATTCTTTAGTATAATACGTAGATTCATCAAATCCAGTATATGGAATACGAGAAGAAATCTGGGAGTTCATTGACATCTTATGCTGCCTTCTGGTCTTTAAATATTGGCATTACTGTAAAACTAGGCATTGCCTGTTCTGCAATATCGACACCTTTTACCTTGATAGATTCCCATTCAAGATTTGGACTAGTCACCCGAACCCATTTCAATACGCCTGCAGCCCAGCGAGTTTGCAGGTCGCACAATGCATCTGACATTAATGGTGTATCACTATCGTCATTGAATGGGCCGTTGATACAAGCACGATTTGCATCTTTATAAAAACCAGTCTTATCCTTTTTTGGACACCAACGCTCAAGTGCCTCTTCGATTGCCATATCCATTACAAATTCATCAATTGAACTTGCTTGTTGAGACTTTAAAAAGTGACATACCATTTCAATCATCTGCTGTGGAATACGGTTGCGAACATTTACTGTCTGTGACGCAACAATAGATACTGCCCGTGTAAAGATTTCAGCACCATAGCGTTCATAGTCTCGCAATGCATTAGCAATACCAGTACAAGTACGAGGTAAATTTTCTCCACCCTTCTCTACAAACGTAATACCATACGATACTTCAACAATCTGATGAACGGCATGCGCATTTTTTACTAACGGTCCAAGATTATCAATATCTAAGTCTTCTGATTGTCGTGTCAAGTACTGTTGTACTCGGTTGCGGTACTTGTCAAACTCACTTGCTACAAGGCTTCCAATGTTTACACAGCCGTACTGTTCAACATCAACACTCAGGCTTTCAGACTGTTCAAATTCAACTGGAATGTACCGAACCCCCAAAATAATAGACGCAACGTTACGATGCTGTGCATCATTCATATAGAAACGATCCTCTACAACCGAATAACGTGCTAATCCATTAAGTACCTTCTTTGGTTCATATACGAACAGAATATCTTCTAACAAGTGGCGTAGCATAATACCACGCTGAACTGCGTTGTTCTTGTACATCTTATCAGTTGACTTATACATTTCACGAGGACGTTCAAGTCCCATCGTCATAAGAGCAGTTTCTTCCTGCCAATTCAAATCAATGCCTAACAGGGCCTTAGACTGCTTTAATACCTTCAATACTTTGTTAACAACATAATAAAGTGAAGGGAATGGTCCCAAGTCGTCGGTAGAGATATATTCTGGGACAGACTTAATAATTTTTTGCTTTTCATCATATGACACTTCTGAAATTGGACGGCGTTCGCCTACTGGTCCAAAAATCATCGCTAAATCATTTCCCCAGAGTTGCTTGGGATCTTGTGCAAATGGTACAGACATAGTATTATTCCTCTTCTCTAACTTATACACTCTTTATATAGTGATTCGTATAGATTGTCAAGTGCTAAATTTTAATAATTAGTCCCACAAATTTTCATAAAATTCACCAAACAATTTAAAGGCATTGGTAAGCCGTTCTTGTGTTTCTTGCATACACTCCTTGCATGCTGGATCAGAAAAGTTTGAACATTTATCAGCACAAATATCACCAGCGTCTATTTCTTTTGCCTTTTGTCCAAATGCCCAAATCATTTCATCTAGGATTTGGTTCCAACTTTCTTCAGTAAGACCGCTAGGATATCCATGTGTTGTTGCTTTGAGTTGTACAAGCATAGGATGAATAATCATAGCAAGTGTATGATCCATACTCCAAGTATCGTGTGGTTCTATTTCAACTCTTGTGGCGCGATTTTTACGATATGGGCCTATTTTGACTCGCATAGTCTATACTTTCTAATTTATTTGTTTTGGTCCAGAAGAAGTGAATTCCATGCCATGTGCATTTCCAACATATATTTTTCCATTCCAATTCATTCTAATTCTATTAGTTGCAATATAAGCATCGAATGATTTACCCGGACGCATATTATCTGCCTCTACTTCAACACTATTGTTATTCATTGTGTTGGTAAGAATTGCTATTGTGTCATACATTAATTATTCCTTGTTTAATCAAAAAAGTTACCTTCAATCCAATAAAATTCATCAGGGCCATCACTCCAAATGCCATCTTTTGATTTGGGATTACTCCATAACAATTGGCGATTTGCTTGTTCCATAACTGAGATTGCTGTAGCACCTTCAAGTGTTACATTATTTCCATATGCAGTGAATGTATATTTTTTCATCGTTGTTACCTTCAATTAAAATAAACGTGCAGATTATCATATATTGTATCGCCACCGTTCATTAACGCTGTCCCATCAATAAGATAAGTCATATGTTCTTGCTCAACTACAACCTGGATATCACCGCCGTATTTGACCCGTGTACTAGTAATATTACCAATGAAAGGTGCACCTGCATAGTATCCACTAACTTCTGAACCTATAGCGTTATATAAGTTATCCATAAACGTTTTTTCTTCGTATGACACAATCATTTATTTTTCCTTTACAACATATAAGTTCTTTATAAAGTGATTCGGTTATAATGTCAAGAGAAAAATAAATTATTTTACAAAGGCGCCAATTCTACCGTGTACATCTGGATAATCACGATATGTGTATCCTTTTGGTGGTTCTGTTGAGTCCCCCTTCCAGACTGGAATAAAATGATTTATATTGCCAGTGAAATCTTCATTTTTTCGAAAGTGAACTTCTATTAATTTATCACCTATAAATTCACAATTCATCCATGGATTCCTAGGCAAAAGTTCTATTAGGATTTCTGGAAATGGTATTCTGACATCATTTCTCCTCCAAGAACTCCATTTAACAAAAGTGTTTTCTGGTTTGACACCTTCAACGCATAAAAACTGTGTACCATTGTAGTAGTCAATACTAAAATGTCTACCCTCAAAGAACTCACACCAAAAGTGACCTATTGGTAGGTCCAGAGTTTCACCTTCTATCCATGTCTTTTGAGCACCAAGACCAGGTCCCAGCATATTCACACAGGGTCTAACAATATAATTATCTGCTTTGGGGACATCGAGTCCAACTGGTCCACAGACATAACCTAGTTTGCGAGATAATATTAATTTATCAAGCGCCCAAATATCATTCGGGCTAATATTATGCCAAACAAAATCTTCTGCGCTATCTTCCACTTTTATACTATCCTAAATTTTTTTACTCATACATATATTTATTTAATTTTAAATATTACAGTAATTTTTGTAAATAATAGTATTCATCTACAGCAAAAGTTCTTCTAATATTTTTATTTCTATTTCTAGTAGGATTTATTGTGTTTCTAGTATATGCAACTATTTCATAATAATAATCTAACCATATAATATTATTAGTACTTACAAATACTCTGTAATCATCAGGTATCATACTATGTACTACACTTTTACTATCTTCGAATTCCCATACAATTTGTGGAATTAGTGCATATCTCTTTTTTATTTCCCATTTATGCATTGGTTCATAATACGATATTGCATACGGCGTTGTTGGTATTCTGCTTGTGGAAGTTTTTGGAATTGATAATATCATTTATGAAACTTTTTGTATAGTCCAATTAAATTTAGTTTTTTATTTTCTTCTTTTTTAATTGACGATTTTTTTATAGTTACTCGCCACGCCCCAGTATTTGGGTCAAGTCTTTCACATTCTAAAGCATACGGATCAGAACTAACCCAGCCTTTAAACTCTGTTGCCATAATTCCATGACCAGTGATAACTGTTGTTTTTTTTATTTTATTTAAGTAACAAATCTGTGTATGGCTACGGTATAATTCCCAAGCACTATGAATTGTATTTCCATGTAAATCTAACTGCATTGTTTTTAATCTGCATGTATATTCACATCCCATACAAATGTACCACGCATTAACATAGTTTTCATATTATTAGGTTGTGTGAGGTAATGCGGATCTCTATCGTTAATAAAAACTACAGCATTCTTTCGTAAATTATATGAGTTTCCTAATAAATTATTAATTTCTGGAACAACTATTGGGGACACATTAATATAAAATATTGATGTAGTATCTAATATTGGTCTTACCACGCCTCGTTCGTCAAGTGATTCATCGTATTGATCCGCACTTAGGTTTGAAACTTCACTCTTTAATATACCAGCGATAGTTTTACTAATATTAGGCATTAATGACATATCATTTGTTTGGATTAAACGTTTAATATCTTTAGAAGTATTATCAGGTATAGTTCCCATAATTTTATAAAATGGCATTTTGAATTTCTTCGCTGTATATTTGTCTTGTATTTTACTCATAATTCTTCTACCACTAATAATTAAACTTAAACTTATTTATCGCTACCTTTGTTAATAACACCTTCTGTTTTACATTCTTTTATGAAGTTATTATAATGTTCTGGATATTTAATTTGAACATGCTGTACTATTGATTTATAATCACGAGTTTCTGCATTGTTTAAAACTACATTACCAGTTGAAATATCAATAATAGTAGTCGCGCTGGTCCACCATCTTTTTCTTATTCTAGTTACAAAAAACACTTCCTCAAACATTTCCCACTCGCCAATTGTCGCAAAGTTTTTAATTGAAGTATTCTGACCGGCAGCCGGTCTAAATTTATGTACTAATACTATATATGCTTTTTTTGCCATATTATTCTATTACTATCTTATTATCTTTAATAATTATATTATCTCTATTGTTTATATTTATCATACATATAATCCAGTCTTTATTTTTAATTATTTGCGTTTCTAATTTTATATCATCACACATATTTTCGAGTACATCACTACTATATCCAATAGTATTTGGATCGCCTATAATAACATATTCATACTCTTTTTCTATTATTTTCCTTTCACAATATTTTAATGCCCAATGCAAATCATTGGTATCATTTACGAGGATACGAATGTTTCCTTCTTCTATATTACTACGGAAAGGGTTTGGTGGATCAAGATTAACTGCTATATTATACGAAACCTCACGATGTAACTGCAATAGATAATCATCATATAGTTCTTTACCAATAATAATCTTTGGTTCATAATAGTCTTCATATTCCATTTAGTTATTACCAATATGCTGTAGTTCAAGTAGTGTTGCGCTTAGATTAATTTCAGGATCTGCTACTAACGCATGATTTACTAGACCATCACGAATACAAATGAGTGCGCGTCCTTGCGTAATATCATCTTCGCCAAACCAGATTAGATTTTCATACAACTTTCTATATACACTTTCATACTCTTGTGCTTGTGCTTTAGAAACAATTAGTTTACGTGCCTCTGCAATCTTACCAATCTGAAATAATGCAACATATTCTAGTACCCAATCGCTTTCACCATTCTCACCTTGTCCTGGCTGTTGTAGTTTATTATCAACGATTGATTGCTGTACCATATTAATACATTTACGTAAATCTGGATATGCTGATTTAACATAAACGTCAAGCGTATCAATATCTAAATCAATACCCTCACTGATAAGAATAGTTGCTACTCTTGCAGCAAATTCTTGTTCATCTAATTTCTCAATATGATATCCCTGACACCGTGAATGAATTGCAGGAATTACTTTATTAGGATAGTTACATGTAAGAATAAACCTACAAGTCATAGAATATGTTTCCATCATATTACGCAAGATTGCTTGTGCACTTGGAGATAGATAGTCAGCTTCGTCTAATAATACATACTTGAAGTCGCCACCAAATGGCAGACTACTTGCAAATCCACTAATTTTGGTTCGCATTGTATCTACATTATTTTCATTTGATGCATTGATAATCATGATATCACCGCCATCAACACCTAATTCATTTAATAGAACCTTCGCAAGTGTGGTTTTTCCTGTACCGGCTGCACCACTGAATAATAGATGTGGAATTGCTCCACTATCTACCCAAGATTTAACTTGACGTTTTTGTTTCTCGTCCCGGAATACATAATCTTTTGTCATGGTTGGACGATACTTTTCTACCCATAATTCTTTCAAGTTCTTCTCCGTATTGATCTTCAAATTTTTGTTCTAGTTCTTTCATGTAGACGGAATTATCGTTTAACATGTCACTTAGTTTAACATTTTTTACAGTCATTGTCAAGTTATACTTTCTTTATAATGCACTTTGAACTAAATTCATCATTACTGCGGTTCCACTAATACTACTGCCAATCATAATAGCACGGTCACTCCACGCCATTCCCACATATACCCATCCGATTGAACTAAGTACATATAAAAATTGTCCTAGAAATACCATATTTGCACTGATAAGAAATACACCAGTAACGGCTAAAATCATACTAAGCCATTTAACATACCAATCGATAGTACCTGTTGGTGTTGTTGGTGTAAGGTCCTCGACTTCTGTTTGTAGTTCTGATAGTTCTTGCTTTAATCTCTTGCGTTCTTGTGCATATTCAATCGCAAGTTTTTTAGCATTACTTTCTTTTAATTCTGTATCTACCATTTTTAATCTCTTATGCTATTCGTTTTCTCACTGTTCCACTTTTAGTATAGTACGTTTTGCGTACACTATTAAGTCCACCCTGGACTCGCCCTGGATATTCACCAAGAAATGTTCCAGCACGTAGTTCATCAGGATTGATATATTCTTTATGAAAATGTTCGATTTCATCCCATACATCTAGCATTGTTTTTGACATTTCATCAAAGAATTGGTCTGAGAAAATAGGATTATCATCTTTGTAATACGCATATGCTGCCATTAAATACCATGGGACCATCATATTAATATTGTTCGCAAAGATTTTTGCGGCGGGTGTATCTAGCATCACTCTACCATTTTAAAAGTTACCGGAATATAGTGTGCATCTAATTCATCACGATATTCCATTGCATCTAGTACACAATAAAATGTGCGAGTTACAAGTTTGCCTTTTACATTTCCAGTTATTATATACATTTTACACCAATTTCAGTAAGCATTATTTTTGCAAGAGATGTTTTGTCAAGTGTTTGCCTATCTACTGTATCTTCTAGTAACATTTGTACGAGTGTTTCAAACATTAATTGTTCACTATACAATAATGCGTCTTTGAAATCTCTCATTTGTTCAGCAGTTTCTAATTGCCATATAGCATCCATCATTAGACATTGTTCTTCTGTTAAATTATAAAGAGTCATATTATTACCTATTAGAGTAATGATTTAAAGAAATCAATAGAGTTATTCCATAACACTATTACCATATTAAATAGATCAGTTGAAATCCATGTGATAATATCTATTGATAGGGTCGCTAACAGATTCGCTGCAAGTAAAATAATAATAATATTTAATTTAAATTTAAGACCTCGCCACATGCTTTTACGTTTTTTCAGTGCAATTTTTAATTCAACAGGACTTGCATCATCAAGTCCATATACTACTGCTTGTGTTTTTTTATCCATAATCTGTTTAGTCCATTCTATCTAAGCCGCTATCTTCACACGGCCATTTTTCAGCATTGTTAGGAAATAAATCATTTAGTATATCATTTACTTCATATACAGTAATCGTGTGCTGTTCATCAACGTGTTTTCGATCTTTTACTAACTTTAGTAAATAATCTGGAATTTCACTAAGACATTTATAATTAAAGTTATTCATCAAACTTCATATATTCTACTTGTTGGTCACCGTTTTCTAATGTTCTACGGCTTTTGACTCGGATGAATTTTAATTCTTCTAACTGTTGTAGTAGTACGTCAACGGCATTTGCCGAACCAATTTTACGTCCATGATGTCTTCCCATCATAAAGATAACACCTGCAATTAATACGGCCCACAATCCAGAAGGTTCTGTAAACATTTCCATTTTTTATCTCCTATACATTAGTAATATATAATGATTCTATTATAATGTCAAGTAGTTATTTTTTTAATCTATTAATTTCTTCTGCATTCCTTGCAATATTTTCATCTTGTGCCTGATCAATAATAGTTTTTAGTTTTTGTGCTTTTTCTTCATCACTATCGATATGTAGGTCTTTCTTTATAACTTTTTCTAATTTTAGCATGGGAATGCGTTCATTAGGAACATACCTCCATGTATATCCTCTATCTGAGTAGATGCCGAATACGGTTTCAGTCATTCCTATTTTAACTATCATGGCTAATTCGCCATCTAGTAATACCTCGTGACCTTCTTGGAATGCTGGATTCATTTTGAACTTTAGACCTTTAGCAAGGCCTGTTGCAAAGTCTTTAAACCATATTGCAACTACTAATGAAATTAGTACACCAATCCACGGTAGTAATAAATCACTAAATTCCATACTCAAAGTATCCAAACTTGCCATACTTATCCCCTATAATATAAGATATTTATATAAATTGACAATAAAAAAGCGCCCAGAAGGACGCTTTTTAGTTTTTATAGAACTTTAATCTTGTTGTTATGCCAGCTTTCTTGCTGGCGGAGTAAAGCCTGGTGGTGTTTCAAGAAGGTCTGGATTATGAATTCCACCACCCGTATAAACTTCTATATCGGTCATCCATGAGTTTACGGTGTCAAAACGGGCGTTCGCCTTGTTTGTAAGACCGGATATATCACTTGCATCTTCGTTTACAACTACTTCACCATTTATATAATGAACTATACGCCCATTTGATTGAAGTTCAATTGCAAAATGAATCCATCCCTGAGTATCCAATCTTGTATTACCATTAGCACTATGCGTATAATACTGGAACTCTCCATTGGAACCCCATCCAAGCGTATGAGGATAGCTGGTGCCAGCAATGAGCCATTGACTATAGGAATATGACGCGCTACTGCCCGCAGTAATCCCAGTCATACCTTCCCACATTGTGGGTTGAGCGGTTCTAAACTTTATGTAATATTGGTAGGTCATTCCTTCACTAAGATCATCAGTTGACCAAACGTGAACTGATCGGTTGGGCGAAGGGCCATCCAATGCGTTTGGATTGTTGAGCAAGGCATATGAGCCGTCTTCAAGACCCCAACTATTTCCCCAACCTGTAGGATGGTGTAATGCAACATAATTTGTAGCATTTGTATCTAATTTAGCGGTCGTGACGGCTGCAAATGTAGCACTATCCCCACTCAATGACCACATCGGGGCAGGGCCTGCAGCAGGGACCTCTGCAGCGGTCTCTGCAGGGACCACATTCGAACCTAAAGATTTAGTTGGTGGTGTAAAGTTTTCGGTGTATCTTGCAAGACCTTTAGTAATGCGGAAGTCTTGGATGTAGCCTTCAATTCGATTGCCGATTCCACCTCCGTCTCCTGCGTCAAATTCTCCCCCAATTGCAAGTATCAAATCATCCCAATTAATTGTAGATAACCCTGAGTATGTTTGAGACATAACTTCAGATCCATTTAAATAAGTTTTTAATGAAGTTCCTACAACAACTACGGCAACATGGCTCCATTCATTTTCAGGTACATTTGTACTGGTCGTCCAATAACTCGTTGATCCGTAATATATGGCTCCGCCTTCCATGCCTGTAAACACAATTACGTTATCTCCATTAGAAATTTTATTTAGACCAAATATCGCGCGATTGCCGCTGTATAATACTGTTGGATTCACCCAAGTTTCGATGGTAAACCCTTCGTTTGTCACTAGTGGTCCAATTCCTAAATCTTCTACTCTAACATAACCAGTTCCATCAAAATACATTGACTTAGTATCAGCAAACTTTGGCTGAGCTGATGAACCGGTAGTATTTCCAAATAACGTTAGTTCATTACTACTTTGAGACTTATCTATAATAGAAGCGTCTGTTCCTTTGATGTGCAATGATGAACCAGAGGAAGATAGTGGAGCGGTAGGTGGTGTAAAGTCGGCGGTGTATCTTGCAACGTCTTTGGTAATTTGAAAATCGCTGATATTAAATGAACCAGGCCATTCCCCAGCATAAGAATTCAATCCAATAGCAAAATTACCTGAAATAAAGTTTGTACTATTTGATACTGAACCTACACTTGTACCATCAATATATATATTGACGGTACCACTATTACGAACCCAAGCAACATGATGCCATTGATCTACGTTAATAGTTCCAACTAGGCCGCCCATCAGGTTATTGCCATCGGAATATAACTCAACTCCACCATCAGCGTGTATGCCGAGAGTGACATATGCTCCGGTTGTGTTAGTAGGTCTTGTATCAACAAGTCTCAACCTTTCTGTGTTATTACGATAAATCCATGTTTCTATAGTAAAATCATTAGTTCCAAAATTTGTAATATTAGTATCATTTACTGTTAAATAATCTCCACTACCATCAAAATACACAGACCCGCCGTGGATGCTTGGATTATATTCACTGTAGTCATATGGCGCCAATGGCATTGTGGAAACGTCACCAGTTACTGTAATATCATGTGAGTTAGACGAACTATCTTTAATATATGGAAGAGAACTGCTAATTAATAATGCGGTATTAGCATCAGATTCGAATGCCTCTGTGGGTGGTGTAAATGCTACATCACTAAGTGATGTGCCACCCGTTCTTAAAACAGAGCCATTCGTTACAATGAGATCACTTATATATCCTCCGAAGAAATATTGTGTTCCTCCCGGTTCATAGCCTCCTATATATGGCCCATAAGCGTAAGAATTATAATTAGTGGAATTTGTGGTTGTAAGTACTAAAGAACCATTTACATATAATTTTAGTGAATTACCGTTATTTGCATCTCTATTTAGACTTACATGGTTCCACTCATTTAGCTCGTAAGCATTAACTGTACTAAAATAATCAGCGCCCCCTGAGACATATTGTCCGAATATAAACTGATTAGTTCCAGTGAGGCCTAGGTAGTATCCATTCGCCGTACCAACTTTATGTGTATTAAAAATCGGGCCTTTTGCTCCTGTCGGGTACATCCAAAACTCAATACTAAATGAGTTAGTTCCGAAATTAAAATCTGAGAGTGCAGAGCCACCCAATTTCAGTTTATCGCCGGAACCATCAAAGTAAGTTGAATATCCACCACTTCTATATGGACTAAAAGTACTAGCCGTCGCATCGCCATTTACTGTAATACTATGGTTATTAGTAGATGAATCAGTTATATTGTTATTATCAGAAGTTCCTGTTGCTGTTACAAGTAATGTTGTATTACTTGAATTTAAAACCGGAGAATTTTCTACTGGTGCTGCAGGTGCTGCGCCAACACTACCCATACCACTATGATTTTGGCAATAATAGTATAGTGTAGGTGCACCAACTTCTACAGTAATTTCTGTGTATGCACCTGTTTGCCCAGGTACGCCATTATAAGTAACACCTGTTGTATATTCACTGCCGCTATCATGTGTGCCGTTTGCAGTTGTGCTAAACTTTAATGGATGTCCAGCATTAGTACTATCGCTTTGGTCAAATCTGTAAGTTTCACCTTCAGTTAATGTAACTGTTGGACTAGCGCCTATTTCATCAGTAATATAATATTTGTTACCAGTACTATATGTGTTTGTACCACTGGCAACTGTGACTACATACGTTGTTCCGCTAAATGTTGCAGTAATAGCAGAATTAATATTACCGTCAACATCTGTTAGATCAGTTAAGTCTACCGGAACATCACTTAGTCTTGCCATTGGAATACCACCAGTTGTAACTCCATCATGTAGTATTATTCTGTTATTAGTGGTATCAAATGTAACTTCTGCCATTTCGCCTGTAAAGGATTCATGTTCTGTACTAGTGCCCTGGCGTAATTTTACTGATTTTGCCATTTAATAATCTCCTAAAAATATTGTCTAACTATATTTATCTATTAAACGGAGAAAAACAGTGATAGTTTATCATATCCTCCAATATATTTGTTGTTCAACCAAATTTGAGGAACAGTACGTGGTACTACGTTTTCAATAGCCGCTGCTTCCAAAAGTTCTTGTTTTTTATCTGGGTGACTTGATATATTATATTCGACAAAGCTAATGCCTTTTTGTTCTAATAATTTTTTTGCTGCAACACAAAATCCACATCCATCTTTACTATATATTACTGCATTCATTTAATTTTCCTTTTATTTTATTTTATGAATATACTTATACAGTTTAACATAATATTCAAATGTTTTTGGATATGTTTCTGGATCAGGAAGTATACCTTTAAAATATTCTATAAAATCTTTTATTTGTTCATCTGACATAATAATTCAATTGTTTCATCTGTAATCAGTGTTTCTAAGTTAGACTTCATCTAACAGTTATTAATAATATTATTACCAACCAATTCTTTCCCAAGGAACATCTTTGTTACCAAAGTGTCCATATACACAATTTTCACTGTATTTAGTATAGTTAAATAAATCAAATCTATCAATAATTCCTCTAGGAGTTAGATCAATACTTTCTTTAATAAACTTTTGAATACTACGATTATGTCCGTTCGAATCAACATAGATACTTGTAGGTTCTTTAATACCGATAGCATAACTAAGTTGTATACTGCACCAATCTGCCATATTATCTGCCACAACATTCTTGGCAAGCCAACGAGCCATATATGCAGCGGAACGATCTACTTTAGTAGGATCTTTGCCACTAAAAGCACCACCACCGTGCGGAGCAAATCCGCCATAGGTATCAACAATAATTTTTCGTCCAGTAACACCGGCATCACCATCAGGACCACCTATAACAAAATTGCCAGTGGGATTAATATGCCAGATTGTATCGTCATCGATCAAATCTCCCATGGCATGATGTGCGGCTTGTTTTGCAATTATTCTTGCTGCTTCTATTTCATTTTCTGTGTGTTGAGTACTAATAACAATTTGATCTGCGCGTTTTACTATACCACCTTCATATTGCATACTAACCTGTGATTTTGCATCTGGTCCTAATATACTGTCTAAATTTCTAACTTCTTTTAATTCTTTAAGAATTTTGTGAGCATAATAAATCGGGGCTGGCATATATGAATCATTATCATTACAAGCATAACCAAACATGATGCCTTGGTCACCAGCACCGAAGTTATCAGTACCTAAGGCAATATCTGAACTTTGTGAATGAATTTCATTATAGATTTTTAGTTTGTCCCAATGAAATCCCTTCTGTTCGTAACCGATATCACGAATTTTATTACGCACAATTTCCTTGACAGTATCTTTGCTTACGTTAAAGTTTTTCACTTCGCCAGCCAATGTCACATGATTCGTAGTCACAAGAGTTTCTACCGCAATACGAGTTGTTTCATCACCATTAGCAAGCCCCGCATCTACTAATGCATCTGAAATTTGATCTGCAACTTTATCTGGATGACCGTCACTAACACTTTCACTTGTAAAAATATAATTTCCTGGTTTCATTATAATCTTTCTATTTTTATTTTTTTGCACTGCATACTAATTCACGCAGTTTACTTGAACTAAATCTATGATCCCGTTCATTGAAATATATTTCAATATCTCTTTTTTTACAAATATCTCTACCAGTAAAATCTTTATCACGATATTCTACTCCTAGAATGCGTATATCAATATGCATACCACTAAGAATATCTTCCAAATCTTTTTCGGTTGCATATGGAATAATTTCATCCACATACTTACACGCCCGTAATTGTAGATATCGTTCGACCACAGTTTGGACGGGTTTATTTTTTGTATCTCTGTCAATTGATGGATCTATTTGCAATCCCACAATTAAATAATCACAATGTGATTTTGCTTCTTCTAACATAAGAGTATGTCCTGCATGTAGTAAGTCAAATGTTGATGCTGTGAAACCTATCATTATTATAACCTCATTAAAAAATCTGCTGCATCTATTTCATTTCTGAAATTAATAGTTGCTGTACTAATATATTTGTCTATATGACAAGAAAAGTCTCTAGATTCATACCGAGAGACTAAATCATTTCTTAATTCTACATCACTTGTGCCATCATACATGACAACTACTGCATATGGCAGTTTTACATCTTTAATCATTAATGATTTTACTAGTTTCATTCCAGACATATTTCATTCATACCAGTCATTACAGATAAGCAAGTACTATCTAGATTAAATTCCATAACTGTTGTCCACATTATTGGCAGAAACGCTGCTGTAAGTATAGTGATAATAATACCAGAAATAGTTAAAATCATATCATCTGGATTTTTAGGCAATGCTGTTACCATCATTATTGTTACTATAATCAACATTACTAAACATATTGTTAATAACATTGTCAGCCATACAAAAAACGTTTCAGCCATATTTAATCACCTATATTTTAGTAGTAGAATTTGCATATACTGAATTAAATTGATTATTTACTCTAACAAATGTTGTACACTTTGTCAACTGTTTTAATTTTTGAGCGCCCGCATATGTACAAGTTGATCTAATACCTCCAAGAATATCTTGTAGTGTGCTTTCAACTTCTCCACGATATGGTACGAGAACTTCTCTGCCTTCACTACTTCTATAATTCTTTAGTCCACCAAAGTGCTTTGTGTTGGCTGCGTCACTGCTCATACCATAAAACTGTACAAATCGCTTTTCTTTATATACTGGTTCATAAAAATTATCATCGGTTTTGATAACTTCATCTGTTTCGTAAATCTTTGTTATTACTTCGCCACCGCCCTCAACATGTCCAGCAAGCATACCACCTAGCATCACAAAATCAGCACCAGCAGCAAATGCTTTAGCAATATCACCTGGACAAGTACAACCGCCGTCAGCGATAATGTGACCACCAAGCCCGTGAGCAGCATCGGCACATTCAATGACCGCTGAGAGTTGCGGATATCCCACCCCAGTTTGAATACGTGTTGTACAAACACTTCCAGGGCCGATGCCCACTTTAACAATATCTGCACCATTTAAAATTAACTCTTGTGTTTGATCCGCAGTGACAACATTGCCAGCAATGATTACAATATTAGGATATAATAGTCTAAAGTCGGCAACAAAATTAGTAAATCGTTCACTGTAACCATTAGCCACATCAATGCATACATATTTTAAATTAGAATTAACGTGTGTATGCACACTTTTAAATTTTTTTAAATCTTGTTCACCAATCCCAATACTCATTGCAATATGTTCTTTATATTTTGAATTTGAATTGAAAAATTCAATTAATTCATCAGAACTATATGTTTTAACCAAGCAAGTAAAAACGCCTTGTTCTGCTAAAGTAGTTGCCATTGCAAATGTACCAACTCCATCCATATTTGCTGCCATAATTGGTATACCATCAAAATCGGATTCAACATATGGACCCGCTGGATATCCAGAAGGTAGAACATCAATGTTTAATAACGGAGAATAGTTTCGAAAAATAAATTCTCTGTTTAAATCAACATCTTTTCGTGAACTAAGTATTGATCTTTTAGGCCGAATAAGAACATCACTATAATCAAGTAATACTTCATTTTCGATACGCATTATGTAGTTGCCTCCGATTCTACTTCTTCAACATGCCCATATTCATCACATTCAACAACAGTCACATTACAATGAATTTCAAACTGATTATCAAGAAATTCCCAACCTAGTTCCTCGACTCCTTCTTCATATTCTTCATTATATGCTTCTTCGATTTCTTCCATCATCTCGTCAACGTCTGATAGTTTGGGTCCATTTGTTTTAATTGACCAATCTTCCCAGCAACCATCCCAACAGTCTAGCATTTCTGCATGTGGATAGTCTTCTGTTAAATCAATCCATTCATCGTCAGTTGATGGAAGTAGAACATCTAAGATAGAAAAATCTTCTGGTAGTTTTTCTACATCATCTTCATAATAGGTGCACCCATGGTCACTTGCAAAATCGAATACACTATCATATCCTTGTTCTTTGATATATTCATCAATTTCTTCTTGTGTATCTGGGATAGAAAGCATAAACGATCCCCATCGCCATCCAAGTTCTTTATGAAGGAACGCAAACTTACCTTTATCTTCATCGTTGTTAGTTAATTCTTCAAGCGGTCTACGAAAGTATGTAAACTCTACTACTGATTTTTTGCGAGTTGGTTCAATTCTAAAATGTTTCATTATATACCTATTTCACTTATATTACAAATAAAAGCCTTCCCGGGCGAAGTCTAACCGGTTAGGATCTTCGCCCAGGATCATGAGATTTATTGTTGAGAGTTTGATCCCATGATTTCTTTAAACTCAGTGATGATTTCACTATCCACAAGTTCGGAACGATATAGTGCATATCGTTTTGTATTACCGTTATATACACCTACCTCGGTCACATCACCTCGGTCGTTTGTTGCCATCATGCCGTAAAGTTTATCACGGCCTCTCAAATTTTTCACCAAGCGAACTGCTTCCTCCATTGAAGGCGTCATTCGTCGTGATGGTCGTTTACCCTTATAATTATTTGTACGGGCATTTGGTTGATTTGTCATTTATACATTCCTCTTATGACAAGTTACATTTAAGTTTAACATTTTAATTATTGCACATATTTGTGCGATTGTCAAGAATTATTTTTAATTCCAGCGATAAAAGATATGTGATCCAATACGTCCGATCAGATCCATACCACGATCACTGCGCCAGTTTGGTTTAACATAGGTAGCATGATAGTGTGTAGCACCCTCCGTAATACCACGAAAACGTTCATCGTGCATCATTTCCCATGCAACCATTTGTGCACGGACCCAGTTTTCAGAACCTTCTGGTACTTTATCTGACTTGCCGTCACAATACCAAGAAAATTGGCACCTATTTCGACGCATATTGCCACGGCTATCTTTTTGTCCATCATACACTACTTCACATACCGTACTAGGATAATGCGAATGTAATACTCGATTTAATACTACATCTGCAACTGCTGCCATGCCAGCATGATTATCTATTCCACTTTCAAAGAAAATATTCTGTGCCATACAAAATTCTTGCTTGTATTTTTTAGGCGAATATAGAAAGTATTCTTTATCTCTGCGTGATTTATAGTCAGATGCAGAGGCTAATACTACCATGTTTTCTACTGGTTGCACGACATTTTGTAGAGTCGTAGTTTCATTTTTTACACTTGCCTGTGGGGTTGTTACACTAACTAGTGTGGTAAGAATTGCTGCATTCACTGAGTATGCTATTACATTTTTCAGTTTCATTTTATACCTGCACGATTGTTTCTGTTATATAACTTTTATACAGTGATTCGTTTTAAATGTCAACCGTTATTTTACGTATATTTTTAAAACCTCATATTCAATAACATCATCTCCACGGATTAATTCGGCAACATCTCCCACACCCAGTCCCAATAATTCACGACCAAGTGGTGATTTAAAACTAATACTACCGTTACTTGGATCACTTTCACTTTCGCCAAGGATCGTATATGTTACGATTTTATCAACGAAAAAGTTTTCTAATTGTACTGTTAATCCTGGTGCAACTTTATCATAGTTTCCAGGAGATGGAATTATAAGAAGTTTACTATTTTGAATAATTGCTTCGAGTCTAGCGATTTCTATATCAACACGATTCATTTCATCCAATGACATATGAAGTTCTTCATTCTCTTCAATGCCACCATTTTCACGTGCAGCAGATAGTTGTTCTGCAATAATGGGTTTCTTTTTATTTAAAACTGTAATTTTATTTTCTAGATCAGTACGACCATTTTGCGTTATTAAGTCCATATCTTTATTATATTCCTGATCATTATTATTATTGTCGGTATATTTATCGTTTTGTAACGTTTTGAAGCCAGTAATATTCATAATAGTTCCTCAAATTTAATAGTTTTTCTAATTTCATCAAAATGTCGGTAAAACGGGTTTAAATCTCCATTACTTTTTTTATAAGATTGTGTTTTACTTTCAAGTATAGCAGATTCATACAACATTGTAATAATAATCATATCATCTGAAAGTTCTTGTTCACTGGGATCATTGCCGTCAGAATATAAATCGCTAATTACAAAATGAGCCATACGTGACGTAGGAGAATTATTTAGAATGTATTCAAGTTCATCAGGTTCGCATGATGGCCAAGGAACATCTTTTACGCCTTTTTCACCAGTTGAATAATCCTGTGTTCCACGTATAATATCATCCAAAGTTTTCCAACAATCTTCCTCCAATTTTTCATCATTCTTTGCTTTAACAATGTCACTAAAATTAATAATATTATTAGTCATTTTGTTTCTCCATATTCTACTACTTTAGTATTTTTTGATTTCCATATAGATGCGAATTGTTTAGCATCTTTTATATTATCAAATGTCTTAACTGTCAAATCCCAACAGTTCTCACTATTATCCTCAGTTACATAAATCCAATCATCATCGGCAAGTTCTAATTTAATTGCATATTTCATTGTTTATTCTTTGATTCTTGATTAATTCTAAAGTCAGTGTAACTGGTATTCCATAGATTTAGTATAAAGTATATACCAAATCCACCTACTGCTGACATAAGAATATTCCCAGTAAGTAATAGTCTAATGTTCATAAAAATAAAATCAGCAGCAAGAAATGCCACTGGATAATCATACCATCTAATCATCTAAACTTCCTATCTATCCATTTCTTTCCGACATATAATATAGCAACTACAAAGACAATAACACCAAGTAAAATGCTTTCTAATATTATATCACCCTGGCTACTATCTATTTCAATGCCGTCAGTTGTCACTGCAATTCGGCAATCTTCACATGAATTATTCATCGGCGCATACTTGCAATATCTTTTGCATCTTCTTTTTTATCAGCAAAAATAGGAACCATATTTGATTTATGCATTGTGGCAATACCAAGTAGTTGCCGCTCACCACTATATGTATTTGCTTCTTTTGCTGGGCCATGCGATGAAATCTGATTACTCAGTTCAACATCGGGTTTATTCTCTGTATAATTAGGAATATTATTCACGTGCTTGCGTTTGCCATATTTGTCATACAGTTTGCCATCAAGTTGATCCTGACTTACACCCATCTTGCGCATAAACTTTTCATGTTCTGCTTCAGCCTTAATTAACTTTGCTGTTTTCTTACGTTTAGATTTCTTACTATTATACTTTGTTGTGGTCATGTGTGGACCAAGTAAGTGCATTGACATTACGCTGCCTCCAAATGTTCTTTGATAGCAGTACACATTCTTGCATGTGTTTCGATAAAATCTGGACTTCCAAATAATTCTTGCAAGAAACCATGAGCCGCATACTCTGGAGATTGTACATAACTTGCTAGTAATTCATTATAACGATCTTCTGTATACGGTTCTACTAAGAATGGATGATCGTCAAACGGAAGACGATATTTTTCCATTTCTAGTGCGTACTCTTCTTCAGTAAGCAAGCATGATTGATAAAGTGGTGTGAGTCCTGGAAAGGTTACAATGTAGGCTGGCATCTTATTTGACATTTTTTACGCTCCGGAGCAAATTTCATTCTATGCCAATAACTTAACATAACAGATTGTTATTGTCAAGAGTTAATTTTGAAATACAAGTATTTAATTTGAATTAACTACCTATAAATACAATTGAGAGAATAGAAATGAGAAACTAGTAATTTACTAGGAGAGGGTAATGATTGATCCGGTAACCGCCATTGGTTTGGCAACAACCGCCTTTAATGGAATTAAAAAAGCCATTGAGACAGGAAAAGAAATATCAGATATGGGAACTCAACTTGGACAATGGGCTAAAGCCAAATCCGATTTAGATTTCGCCCATCATAAAGCAAAAAATCCCCCACTATTTAAAAAGGTACTTAGTTCCAATATAGAACAAGATGCCTTGGAAGCCTGGGCACATAAGAAAAAGGCAGAGGAAATGCGTGAGGAATTACGGCAGTATATTTCCCTATATTATGGTCCATCTGCTTGGGATGAAATAGTAACAATTGAATCTAAAATGCGTAAACAACGTAAAGAAATGGTTTATGCTGCCGAAGAACGTAAAGAATTGATGATTGCATGGATTATTGGTGGTGGTATTTTTGTATTTGCTGCTATTATTTTTGCCATCGGTGTATCATACCTTACCTGATAAACTTAGGTACAAAGACCGGCTATCATTTGATAATGATTCCATGCTTGCTTTACCGATGGCAAGTTTTCTAAATCATCAACTGGTACCGCACAATCAAGCCATACATATGGGACTATTGGAAAACTATCAATTGAACCAGACGCAAGTGGCATATGTAGTTTTCCCATATCATCTAATGTTATAACTAGTTTTCTAAATTCATTTTTTAGTGCGATATATTTGCCTGCCGTCGGACTTTTTAGATTATCTAAAAATGAATCCCATGCACGATTCCATTCGCTTGTCTTTCTCGGATCAAATCTATATATTCTAACCATTATAACTAAGACTTCATTAGGTGTTATATCTTTTTCATATAAATCTATTAAGCACTGTCCAAAATTCATACCAATTTTCATTTGCATAATCCTGCCAGCATTCTATAATGATCCCATGCAAGTTTTACAGCAGGTTCCATATCCTTCTCTCTTAGATTTATAGTATACCAATGTTCTTTTAATGACATAGATTGAAAATCCATTGCTCTTGTTGGAGATATAGTATCTCTATTTAAAATAGTTCCGTTCTCATGTAATTCAGTTATTAAATTTACAACAGTATCATAGTCAAATAGATACAAACTATTTCTGCCCTGACTCCAATGTGCGGTCATGGGATCAATTTGCATCTTCCACCAATTATCAAGCGTTTCTGTATTTTTATGTATATCTTTATATGTAACAATACAATAGACAGTATCTAGGTCTACTTCTTCGTGTAATAAATCACTTATACAGAATTCTAAGTTGGTACCAAAAATCATTGTGTTAATTGTAACTCATTATAAACTTCTTGGATACATATACTCTGCACTCTACAATCTTCTAACGCATTATGTGCCGCAAACTTAAACTTTTTACGAGGATCTTCTGGCATCAAACCAAATAAGGTTCTACTATCCCTAATATTCCAAAAAACCCAATTAAAATGCTTATCATATTGTCTATATAAATTTTCTAATATACATATATCAAAAACAGGTCCTTGACACCAAATTTTGTCTGCGCCTGTTAACCATTTATTTAACTCTTTTAATGTAGTTTCAACACTTGTACGATTGTTGTCGCCCAGGGCTTCATCAACAATTTCATCAGGCTGTGTTCCCCACCACTGTAAAGTGTCAGATTCTATATCTCTACCTTTAGAAGTTTGGTCTTCTATCTCTAATCTATAGTAAAACTCACTATGCGGATCTACTTTTGTAAATGGATCAAACTTAATACCACCGATAGTTAATACAACCGCATTTGGTTTTGTACTTAGTGTTTCAATGTCAATCGTTGCGTGTGTTGTCATTTATTCCTCGTAGTTTATTATTAGTTTTTATAACTTGTCTTATGATATCACTATCTGAAAATTCTAAAAATGCTTCTGTATCTTTGGGAAAACAATGTCCACTGTAACCCAATCCACCTTCATCATTTGGCGCTGACATATGTGATGGTCCTATGTTCTCAAATTTTCTAAGAATATCTATCATTGAGTTATGATTATAATCATTAGACATTTTACTATATATCTCATGGAAAAATGCAACTTTCATTGCTAACCAATTATTATGGACATATTTAACCATACTAGAAGTTATTCTATCTGTATAAATGAATTCAGCATTGGGAAGATAATTAAATACCTGTTCCCATTTGTAACATTCTATCTGATATCCGCCTAGAATGAAATTAGTTTGTTCATTAAAATCTTTCTGGGCAGATTTCGCTTTTAGAAATTCTGGATTATAAGTTACATTTTTGCCATATGTTTTTAATAAGTAGGGGTCTACAGTAGACTTGAGAAGAACTGAGAGGTCACCTAATTGATCCAATACTGACCTTATAATACTATCATCACATTTTCCATCAACAGAAGGTGTAGGAACACAAATGATAGCACTGGTAGCTTTATCCAAATAATCTTCTATTTTATTATCATTATACTTGGGATCAATTCGCACTACATTCGTATTATTACTTTCTAAACTTTGTGCGACTGCTTCACCTACATAACCACATCCAATAATGAGTATCATTCACTTCATCCTCTTTACTTTCATTTTCAATAATAAATTCTTTTAGTTTCATAATTTCATTACAATAGTAACTATATTTTCGTAATGCATCAATATTTTCAGTTTCAATGAATTCTCGGCTATACTTATCTGCCTGTTTAGTTAGTTCAATGATCCTTAACTCATATCTTTTTCTTAATTTAAACTTATAACTACTCATTCTTATTTTCATTATTATTTTCTTCTTTTAATTCTGCAAGAGTTTTCTTTTCCCGTATTGCATCCTGTAAATCAAACACCTGTTCATTTTCTATCATCTTAATAATAGTATTTGTAGTTCCTATATCCTGCTGAATCATACCCAATTTAAACATTAATTTTTCTAATTCTTTTTGATAGAATTCTAATTCTCTTTCTTTTAGGGCACGTTTTTCATAAATGTCTGCTAGATTAATAATTAATTTTGGGGCAGTAGTAATATCTACTTCGATGTCTTCTGGCTTTATTATTTTCTTCATAATAAATTACTCCTATTACTATTAGTAATTATCATTTTTTAAAATAGCCCACATTTCATCAATTCTATAGTTTTTAATATATTCATCCTCATTAGAATATTTGGAAGTTTTTTTTAATTTTTCTTCAATATACCACAGAATTTGATATAAATCTTTTTTTGCATGCCAACAATTATATCCATCCATTGAATGGTTACTTTCTTGAAATGCGATCTTATCTATTTCATTTTTAATATTTTGTAAGTCCCAATCTTTAATCATAGTTTAGACCAAACATCAACATAGACTCCATCAGTAATACCACTATCTATTAACGTAAAATTCTCTTCAATCAATGTACTGGGCAAAAAGGTATCACAATCATATGATCCACTAATACGACTTAAATGAAATTCATCAATAATTGGAAATAATCCCATAACTAATTTTGCGCCGCCAATGATCCAAACATTCTGTAGTTTACTCATATTAGTAATTTCAGTTATGGCATTGTCAAACTTAATATAATGATATCCACCCTTATCTTTGTCTAGTTCGCTGCTTGTAACGACAATATTATTACGATTGGGCAATGGCTTTACGGGCAAACTATCCCATGTACTTTTTCCCATTACTACAACGCAACCAGTTGTGGTATTTTTAAACCACTTCATATCAGCAGAATTATGTGGCCACGGAAGTCCACCATCTTTGCCGATACCCCAATTTTGATCACATGCTAGTATTACTCTAATCAATGATACGTTCTCCCTTTAATATTACTCAACTGGTTTTGTCTGTAATCTGTTACCAATTTTAATACAGCATCTATCTGATGTGGTAATTCTTCATTGTCTTCTAAATGATATGGAAGTTGAATACATCTTATGTCACCATCAATATCAAATATAAATGCATAGTCAGTAGAATCTAAATCACTCTCTTCAGCCAGCCGTGTAATTTTATATTCCTTTAGCGTGTTTTTGTTTTTACTCATTGATTAAACTGCTCCAGGTTTTTAACTTTTCTCTCTTAACTTTCATTCTAACATTTAATTCTTCTTCTGCCAAGATACCTTGTTCTATCATTAGTTCAATCATACACATTACATCACCTGCTTCTTCAACAAGTTTATGTTTCCATTTATCCTGTATTTCTTCTTTATATCTATATTTACGTAGGTGTTTCATACAAACTTGTGTTAGTTCTCCACACTCTTCTGCGGTGATAGCCATTAACTGTTGATATGTATTTATTGGGGTGTTATTCATCCTAACACCGTAAGTAATATTATAATTAATACAACCCATCCTAACCAATTAGAGCCGCCGCCAACAAGACCTTTGTTTTTTGCACAACCATAACAGTATCTATATTTCTTTGGTGTTTGATTACTACAAAAAAATGAATCACATGTTTTTTTACTCATTCGTCAAAGAACTCCTGTAGTTCAGCCAGAACCTTTCTAGCGTCTAGCGGTATTTCCCACATTTCGTCGCTATCGTCATATACAATTATCAAGTCACCACAATCGTCTACTGAGATAGTAGTGAAGTTACCCATGTCTACTGTTTCATCTACTTTTTTCATTTGTAAGCCTTTCCAAATCCTTCTATATAAAGTCTATCTTTTTCCTCAAACCGCCAGATATTAAAGTCACTAAAAGTTGCGTACATTTTTGCTCCACGATCTCTGCGATTAAATGCAGATATCATTTCATCTGGTTTGCTATCATATATTTCTAATTTGCCAAATAATGTAACACGTGGATTATTCATTTCAGTGCTATGTCTACTTTCTCCAACAAAATACAGTGATACATTTTCACTAATATCTCTAATATTTTTGGTATGTTGACTCAAATCACTTAGTAACAAATATATATTATTATCATCTAATAGTACTGGTGTTACTTTAGAAATTTCTGCATAAATCTTGCCAGTGGTTCCCATAGCGGATTGCTGATAATTCATCAATAGATATTCAACATCATCTTTTACTTTTTCTATATCATGATACATCTATATTCTCCCTATAACCATCACTGACACCAGTGCCTACTACTTTTTTACTTCCACAATTCTTACAGTAACTTATATTAACAACAAAATTTAACCCATCAGCATTAATTATCTGGCAAGTTTTGCTTAATTCTAAATTCATACAACAATGCATTATACTCATTTCGTTATAAACATTCCCTCACTTTTATCCAACGCAAGTAAAAATTCACTAAACATTTTTTGATTTATACAAATAGTCCAATGTCTATTTTCAGATTCAACCCATTGAGAAAAATATATACCATCACTTGCAAATCTAATGATAAAGTCATCAACGTTATTATTTTCATCCATGATTGTTACTTTAGATAGATCAAATTCGTGTTCGACGGTAAACATTATTGTGTTTCCTCCTCAAATGGAATACTTGCTAAGTTTTTTGCTTTTGCTTCTACCATGATATCAAAATCATTACGAAAACTACCGGCCCATTCATTAACTGCTGAATTCCACATATAGTCACTGTGTGCCCTAAGTTTGCCTTTCTTGTGTCCAGTTTCGATTAGTTGTTGGAAATCTGGCCTTACATCAGTTTTATGACCAATAAGATAATCCTCACGACTACAACTATAATGCATTGCAGGGCGAACTCCTCGCCAACTATCGATAACACGTTTGACACGATCATCATTCGCTTCAATATACTCGCCTTCACGGCACCAATGATGATGAATATCTAGGACAAGAGCAACATCTTTTTCTAGTTCTAAGCTATCACTGATACCCCATTTGTTTTCGTCATTTTCGATGGTAATACAGTTCCTTGCCTCTTGTGAGAGTTGGGGTAAGATGGCTTTGATACCGGCTGGACCTTGTCTGCCGGAGATGTGGACATTGATTTTGAAATCCTGAAATTGCTTACCATAGCCCATGTACCGTGCGATATCTGCATGATATTCAAACTCCTCTACTGAACGCTGAACAATGTCGGGATTGTCACTTGCAAGAACACAGAATTGTCCAGGATGCATTGACATTCTAACATTGTTCAAACGTGCTTTATTACCTATATTACTTAGCTTAGTTGCAATCATATCTGTAATATAGTTTGTTTTTGTAAGATGCCCAAAGGTTGCTTCTGTGTAAGCCGGCAGCATATCACTGCCAATACGAAGCATACGTTGTGATAGAGGAAGAGTAGAAACGTAATCAACTAGACGCTCTGTGGCGTTTAGATTATGTTTAACAATATCATATACACGGTCTTGTGCTTCTTCTTGGTGTTCACGCATCCACCTGATAGTAGTACCACGATAGTTCAGTGGGCCTTCTATCTCTTTGAGCATCTTGGGCTTTAGCGTTCTATCATTATGCATGAATTTACACGCAAAGCCAACTCTTTTAATCGTCATGGTTAAACCTTTTCATCTGTGTGAATAAATCGAATCATAGCTTCAACATACATCATTTCAGATGGGACTACAACCGTTTTATTTATAGGAGGGTTAAACCAATGAGTATGATAAGATTGAAATCTTTCATTGCGTTTTAAACCTTTTAAAACTTTACCACGAATAGTCCATTTTCGTTTGCCACACTCTTGATTTAATAATTTAACAATACTATAGAATTGTTCACGACTTGTAAATCCAAATTCAAATTCATGTGTCATACTTCACCTTTAAATTGCATAGAAGTATTATAAATGATAAATACTTTAAAGTCAATAGTAAACTTAAAGGAATTCGAAAATGTCAAACATGAAAAAATGGAAGAATATTGTCCAGACTGCAAATCTAAAAGAATCTGATTCAGAGGACGTAAACTATACAGATCATGAAGTATCTATGGCAAAATCTCAACTGTTGAGTAGTGTAAAAAGTTCAAAACGAATTGCTAAACATTTGTCTGACAAGTCTGAAGAAGAAGGTCTTCCGGGATGGGTTGCAAGTAAACTAACAGTAGCAGAAGATTATTTGCAATCAGTTGCAGACTATATGGATGGCGAAGAATTACAAGAAGGCTACAAAGTTATGCCTCCAATGAGTGATAAGTATATAGCACGTGACGGTCTTGAAGGTCCGTTTAGTACACTTAGTGGCAAAGTAGTTTACTATGATCCAAAAGAAGGCTCATACTATGATCCAGATTCTGACATGTATATTTCATATGATGAATTTCAGCAGTATGATAATGATTATAGTGGTATGAAAGATGATCATGACGAAGTTGAAGAAGGTAATGAATTTAGTGGCGCACTAGAAGATGCTAAAAAATCTGGCAAAAAAGAATTTAAAGTTGGTGGAAAAACATTCCAAGTAGAAAATTATCAAGACCGTTCGAATGCAGCGGCAGCCACACGCAACCAAATCAAAATAAACAAAAGTAATGCTTCGATGCCACAAGATGCAGTACGTAAAGTATCAGGCAATAGTTCATATACACATGCAACTAATCCATCTTATATAAAGAAAGCAAATGATCGTAAACATGATGGACTAGGTAAAAATGCAGCGACTATTAAGCGTATGAAACCAGGCGCAGATGGTAAATTTATATGGGGCAGAGACCAACTAAGTGACGGTACAGTACAAGAAGCAGAAAATGAAACAAAGTACGGCATTGTTCGCTATCCAGATACCGCAATCTCATACATTAAAAATGATGGCAATGGTTGGGAACATATTTACGACCGCTCATATGGATTTAAAGGTCCTGTTGCCAAAGCAGACTTGAAACATGCTAAGAAGATTGCAAAAGAAAAGATTCCATCACGAATGATTAATGAATGGGTATGCGGTGATTGTTCTGCTGAACCCTGTCAGTGTAATATTACAGAAGGAATACCAAAAGATACAACCTATGGAGTAGTAGTTGATGGTGTATATATTGCTAAAGGTAATAAAGCAAATATGCGTAGACTTGCCAAAGAAAAAGATGGTCAACTTATGAATGCTCCGGGTAAAAAAGTAGGCGACAAAACTGCTAGTGTCAATGAATCAACAGAAATGAACAAAGAGCATTCGCCAAGTGTTGTAAAGCAAGCCGTGGCTATTGCTAGTAAAATGGGTGGCAATATGACAGGCGCAACGGCAGCTATTGAAAAGATGAGCCCAGGCTTATCTAAGCACCCACAAGTTGCAGCAGTTCTAAAAAGAGCAAACGAATCACAAATGATGTCAGAATCACAGTTTGATGAAGCGGCAGGCGAAAAAGATGCTTGCTATCACAAAGTTAAAAGTCGTTACAAAGTATGGCCAAGTGCATACGCATCGGGCGCACTAGTAAAGTGTCGTAAAGTTGGTGCTTCTGATTGGGGCAATTCAAAGAAGAAGTAAGATGAAGATTTCAGAAATCATATCAGAGTCTAAAGAAATTAGAACAAAAAAGAACTCCGACGGGTTTACAATTGATTTAATCGTAGACGGCAAGCATGTTGGACAATACACACACGCACGTGAAGATGACATTGTTCGTAATCAAGCAGAGATTTTTCCTGAGTATCGTGCCAAAGGTTACGGTACTATGCTGTTACTTGCGGCAATCAAAACAGCAAACGATTTAGATTTAGACTTTGAAGAAGATACACAAAGCCTAACACCAGCAATGAGTAGAATATACGATGAACTAGATGATAGTGGTATGATTTACGGTGGCAGGGGTGCATGGGCTATTAGCCCAAGTGGCGAATCAGAACTTGAAGACTTTTTAAACGAAGATTTACGTGCGTGGTTCGGTAAAGGTAAAAAAGTATACGAAGCATATGAAATAGAGTTTGTGTGTGTTAATCCTAACTTTTGTGACGCTACAGACCCAAAAAAACAGCAAGCACTGTTTAATGCACTAAAACGTGTACCGGGTATTATTGTATACCGTCAAGATTTTGATGTTCATAACAGTATGGCTGCAATCATAAAAGATGAAAGCGACAGTGTTGCACCTGAGAAAGTACAACAATTAGCCAAACAACATGGTGTTGGTATTGACCTCGAAAACGACATAAGCCAAAGCATGATTGACGATATTGTTACCGGTAGACTGGAAGGTTTAATTGACTACTACGACACAGACTTAAACGAAGACCTACGTGCTTGGTTTGGCAAAGGTAAAAAAGGCGGTGCTGGCGGCGGCGGCTGGGATCGTTACAACACCAATGGCGAACGTATTGGTAAATGTGGAGACTCTAAAGAGGGTGAAGGTAAGCCCAAGTGTCTATCTAAATCACGTGCGGCATCTCTACGTTCAAGTGGTGGCAAGAAAGCAATTGCTAATGCTGTAAAACGTAAGAAAACAAATGATCCAAATCGTAACCGAAAGGGCAAGGCAAAGAACGTTAACAATCATCCAAAGAAATAAGGATATAAAATGGCACACTTGATAGTAACAACAGACTATTCAGTTACATACTGTAACAACTGTGGTGCTGGCTCACATTGTGGCACTAGCAAGTATACACAATTTAAAGATTATAAGTGTGATGGTGGAGAATTAAGAGAAGTAATTACATGCAGTCATTGCAATTGCAAAAAATGCAAAGGCAAAATTACACAAAAGAAGACATAGAATTATGTATGATTTAAAATTTATAAAAGATTATGTTCACTATTTAAAGTTACACGAAAGATTACGTATGACTACTAATGATAGAAATAAATTTTGGAATACATATATGAAGGATAAATACGATGAAAATAAATGATATAATTGTAGAAAATAAAGTTAATATGTCAGATGCCGATTTAGAAAAAGCAATTCGTGATTCTGCAGTAAAAAATAACATTGATCCTGATATTGCAGTTAGAGTATGGCGGCAAGAAGGAGGATCTGCATATCAAAGTAATCTAGTTCCTAAAAACGATACAACTCGTACAGTTGGTGGCAAAGAAGCTAGTTTTGGACCATTTCAATTATATACAGGTGGCGGATTAGGAAATGATTATGAGAAAAAATATGGTGTTAAACTTGTAGATGATAACACACCAGCTGGAATACTTAGACAGATTGACTTTGCTTTGAAGCGTGTAAGAAAATCTGGTTGGACTCCATGGGCTGGGGCAAAGGCAGCTAAAATTAGCAAATGGCAAGGTGTTGACTTTACTAGTATTCAACAATCAATTTCTAATTCTGGGATAAAGATAGATGTTGATGGAGCGTATGGTCCAAAAACAAAACAAGCCATTAAAGATTTTCAAACGGCACAAGGGTTAGAAGTTGATGGTATTATTGGACCAAACACACAAGCAGCACTTAAAAAATTTAATAGTACCAAACCTAAAACTACAGTTGATAAACCAGAAAAAGTAGATATACCAAAACCCGTTGAACCGAAAAAACCTGCGGGAACAACCGCAGCACCCAAAACAAGTATTAGACCTAATGAAAGACCAACGACTGCAGCACCCAAAACAAGTATTAGACCTAATGAAAGACCAACGACTGCAGCACCCAAAACAAGTATTAGACCTAATGAAAGACCCACAACATCTGCGCCTACAACAAGTGTTAGACCAGTAGCAAGACCCACAACATCTCCAGATAACTTTGATGGAATCTCAAATGATACTAAAGATGCGATTGACACAACTATAAAGGCAGTAGTAAAAAAATCTAATATTAATAAAAAACCTAATGTAACTACATCAGTACCTAAACCAGTGGCACCTAAAAAGTCAAAAAATGATAGTTCAGGAATGATCGCTACTAAAAAAGTTTCTAAAGGCTCAACTAACAAAGATTAAAGAAGCCAAATGCAAAGGATGACAAAGGAAGAATTATTATGAAAATTAATGATATTTTAAATGAGCAATCAAATGCCATTATTGAAGAAATTACTCTTGAAGATACACAAGATTTTCATGACGAATTTGGATATCTTGGCTATAGCGAAGACGATAGTGATTTATTTGAAGCGGAATATCAAGGGCGTACTGTTAAACTAAACAAACCTATGCGTGGGGATGTTAAAAAGTTCAAAGTATATGTAAAGAATGATAAAGGCAATGTAATCAAAGTTAACTTTGGACATGGTGGCACAAGTGCTAAAGCAAAAGGTGAAAAAACTATGCGAATTAGAGTTTCTAATCCTAAAGCACGTAAGAGTTTTAGAGCAAGACACAATTGTAAAAATCCAGGACCAAAAACTAAAGCAAGATACTGGTCTTGTAAGGCTTGGTAAGTAGTATACTGCGAGAGGAAATAGAAAATGAATAATAAATTCAGCATAGGTGTTGTTATTGCAATTGTATTGCAAGTTAGTGCATTTGTATGGTGGACAGCACAACAAGCACAAACGATTAACCAACTTAATGAACAAGTATCTGAACTTACAAGCCGTATGGCAGTTGAACAAGAAGTAAACTTACAGCGTGATGTATCGGACTTAAAAGACCAATACCGAGACCTTAAAGAAAAAACACTCGACGGTATCTTAGAAATTGATAAAGTCAGATTAACAGAAGATAATCGGTTAGGTGAATATATTGATCGCAGACTAGCAGAACTAATCGGTGAATTACAATCTACATTTGCTCAACATGAATCGTGGATTGACGAAATCGACGACGACATTGCAAAACTTGATAAAAAGTTAAGTGACAGAATTAGAGTTATAAAAGAAAAACAACGAGGGGAATAATATGTGGATATTATTATGGGTAGCATTGATTCCTAATACTCAACAATTGGCTACATACCAGCTGGGCACATTCGATTTGGAGAGTGCTTGCGGAGAGGCACTCCGTGATGCAATGGTATTAGTATCTGATAATATGCAAACAATAGATTGCATTTGGATAGAACCTCCAATTAAATCAAAAAAAAATTAAAGACCCATTGCTTTCTGTGTGTTTACACCAACAATACCATCAGCAACTAATCCGTTATTTCTTTGCCAGTCCATAACTGTGCGCTCTGTACCTGAACCAAAGATACCATCAGAACTTTCTCCCAATACTTTTTGCATAGCAGCAACATCACTACCACGGTCGCCTTTGCGCAATGTTCGTTTCTTTGGGGTATAATGTCCACCTAAAACTTCTAATGCATGTTCCCAGTGTTTTGTCCTGTCTTCTAATCCAATTGTTCCACCATTAATTCTTTTAGTCATGGTAACAATATCTTGGTCATCACAATAGCGATTAATATTATTTGTATCCCAAAACCAACATGCACTTGCTAAAGCACCAATAGGTGTACGAACAAAATCAGTTGCATCTTCTGCACTCATATCTTCTGCTTTGCCAAATTGTGTATAATTATGTCGACCAGTAAGTTGCAGAATACCACCACCTCTAAAACGCCATCCGTCACCACTATCGGTATCACCATTATCCATTCTATTTGCGTAAATTACATTTGCAATTTTTTCTGGCTGTCTGTGATAATCATCAGCATTCCTACCAGCACGTTCAAAATATTTTGGAAATATTGAATTTAATGCTTTAGAACTATAGTTTAGATTTTCAGTCAACACAGTATAACCCGCACTTTCGTGTCCAGTTTGTGCAATAAATCCCGCTACTCTATTTTCTGTATCAATATCCCATCTGGGTAATACTCTCTCCATGGCGTCAAACCATTCACTAGCATTAATGCGTGGCAACAATTCTGCGACATGTTCTACTTTAAAATCAAATTTAAATCCCATTTTATATCTCCTTCAATATAATAGATTTGTTTTCTATTAGAATTTCTCTGTTCCTTAGATGTTCTTTTTCGACATCATCTTTGTCTTGGCCATGATAGCGAACAGCCAAATTCTTTTCAATCATTATTTCAGTGAATAGTTTATCATTAATACTAAAGTCACCAAGAATACGACCGAACTTTCCAGTTTTGTCTTTTGTAGTCATTATTATTTGTGTTGACCCAACAGGCATTAAATCTTTAACAAAGTCTTTTGCTAAATTACCAAATTGTTTTTCTACTAAGTCCCGAGTACGGGTCTCAGGGGTGTCAATTCCCATAATACGAATACGCTCTTTATGTAACCATACTCCAAAACCTAGATCAATATCCACATCAACTGTGTCACCATCAACTACTCTAAGTATTTTGCATCTATATCTATACATTTACCAAAACTTCAATGATTTGGTTGCTTTTTTAGCAGCGTTATAAGCAGCATCTACAGACTTTTCAACTGTGCCAGTTGTTGCTTTCTTTGCTGATTTTGCAACTGCAGTTGCTTGCTTTTTAGCATCTTTAACACCTGCATCTGCTGCTGCTTTCGCCGCTGCGGCTGCTTCTACTGCTAATTGTTCATTTTTTTGTGCCGCTTTAGTTGCTGCTACTGCTGCTTCTGCGGTCGCTTTTTCAGCAGCCTTAATTGCAGCATTCATTTTTTTATCCCAATCTTTTGGCATTTGTGACATTTTATTTCTCCTTAGTTTCTTTAATTTTAAAATTCATACTAATAACAATTCGTTTGTCATTGGTATGGTTCTTTGTAACAAAGTGACTTATCGTACTATCAAACATTACAAATTTGTTTGGCTCCGCTTTAATAGTTGTTTGTTCAGTTATATACGGATTTTGTTTGTATTGGAATACCAAGTCTCCACTTCTTGGAGGAACTTGTACATAATATGCTGCACTAACGTGAGCGCCTTCTGCATAATTTTCTTCTGATTCATGAGTATGTAAATTAGTAGATTCATTTTTGCCATGCACCACTGACCAAAAAGCAGTGTTTGGATCTTCTGTACTACTAGTATTCCAACATAATTCAATTTCTGTGCCAAAAGCATCAAACCATTCTTTTTCTAAACTTGATGCGATTCTTTGTATTTGAGCGTTAAACTCAATTCTAACATCTTCTTTTCGTATATGGTCATCATCTTCTGCCATGAAGTTATTATTATAATAACTATTCATTATCATAGCAGAAAGCCCTAGTAGGTCTTCATTAAGAAATCCTACTAGGTACTCTTGCTTGAAAAGTACAATCTTTTCAGCCATATATATTATCTAGTACCGTTTGGCAATAGAGAATAGTCAACCTGATAGAAACCATTTTCATGTAATGTAACTGCATTTGCATACTTTGTTTCAAGTAGTTCTTGTGCCATTACACCTTTTTGTTTTACACTATCACCAACATAGTTATAAGTATAAACACTAAGACCATCAACTGTGCTAACTAGTTTTACATTTTCTTTGAGGCGAGTATCACTGAAGAGTTTCTTAAATGATTTACCTACAGATTTTGCTGCATCCTTGGCTGCTTTTGCTGCGGCATTCGCTGCATCTTCTGCGGCTTTTGCGGCGGCATTCGCTGCATCAGTGATTGCTTTCGATGCATCATTAATTGCATTATTACAAGTATTGATAGCATCATTGCAACCTTTAATTGCTGTATTCGCACTATTCAGCATATTTTGTGCGCTGAATGTTTTTTCTGTCCAGTTAGCAACATCATTTGCTGCATCAGTGATTGCCTTACCTGTATCCTCAATAGCCTGTCCTGTGTCATCTACCGCTTTTTGTGCACTTTTATAAGTTTGTTCTGCTTGTTTCGCTACATCGTTTGCAAGTTTTTCAGCATCTTTGGCTGCTTTAATTGCTTCATCTTGTGCCTTATCGATTCCATCAGTTACGTGATCCATTGCATCTTCAATTGTTCCACCAGCATCAAGGATTGCTTGTGCACCATCTACTAGTGGACCAATATCAATATCAACATCAACATCAATATCTAATCCAACAAGTAATGCAGCCTTACCATCAATACCGAAACTGATTGTGTCATCTTCATATGTAGCGTGTGCAGAACCTTGTGCCCCAACTTGTGCGCCTACACTCACTTCAGTACTACCTGATACTTCGGCACCGCCCAAATGTGCTGACCCACTTGCTTCTGCACCTACACTAGCACCCGCAATGGCACCCGCTTCCACTGATGCACCGTGTTCACCGATACTTGCACTTGCACCTGCTTCAGCATATGCTTCAGCATGTACATTCGCTTCACCGTCTGCGCCGGCATCTATTGAAATATCACCTAATGGTGTATCTAGGCCGACACTTGCATCTACTGATCCACTTGCTCCTGCTTCTGCACGTGCACTTGCGCCAACAGACGCAGCAGCCGTTGCATCACTGCCATCCCAGCCTCCACTTGCATTAGCGTGTGCTTCTGCTTCTGCACTTGCGTGTGCTTCTGCTTCGCCTTCTGCACCAGCGTGGGCTGTTCCTAATGGACCTAAATCTTGCTCTGCATGTGCTTCCGCAATTGCGCTTGCACTTGCTTCCGCACTTGCGTGTGCTTCCGCACCTGCTGCAAAGGAACTGCCATCTGATTGAAATCCTGCACTTGCGCCTGCCTCTGCACTCGCACTTGCTTGCGCACTACCGCTTGCTCCCGCCTGTTCGTTTCCCACTGATCCACCAGTTTCAACTGATGTACCTGCTGCAACATTAACGGTATATTGTGGTTTAGAAACTTTTAAAACATTCGCTTGGGCATTAGTAACAGCGGCTGCGGCAGCATTATAATCTGCCTCTGCTTGTTTTTCCGCTGCCTCTGCTGCCGCATGGTCTGCCTCTGCTTTATCATGCGCTGCTTGTGCATCACGTTGCTGTTTTTCTGCAGATGCTTTTTTGGCTTCTGCGTCTGCTTTGTCTTTTTGCGCTTGTGCCTTATCGGCTTGCGCTTTATTTTTTTTGTCTTGTTCTTGGGCTTTTTGTTGTTCTGCCCGTTTTTTGTCGTCCTCGGCGCTCATATTACTATTATTCCTTTGCTTTTAAGATTAATGTTCTTTGTATTTCCCATCAATATCATAATATGCAGAATTATATATTGCCCAAGATATACTATTATGTATTTTGTGGTCTTGCACTCTTAATTTTTTATACCATTGTGAGAAGAGTATAACACGATTTTTCATTCTTGTCAACAACTTTTTATTTTTTCCATTCGCCTAATACACTATCATCTTTCAAATATTGTAATCTTTCAGCCCATTTTACTTCTTCACCTTGTTTAATGATGTTATCAATATTTTCAATATAAGAATCCATAAAGTGATCAGGTAATTCTTTGCCTATTTCATAGAATGAAAAACTTTCTCTTGCTGCAAATAACCAAAAACTATTTACACCAAAATTTAGACTATCAGGCTCTTCAAGGTAACAATACTTTCCATCTTCTAATAGTTTGATTAGTTCACCAGTGTGTGCATATCTATGCATATGGGTACCTGATGGGGGAACGAGTGGAACAACATCTGTTTCATTCACAACTCTTGTTAGTTTAATCTTACCTCGCATTTTTCGAATACCTTGAGATGATGTTACTTTAGGCTGACCAAAGTTTATACATTCAGATACCGTATGCCCTGAGTAGTCCAAATACCAACTTACTATTAGTGCTTCTGCAGCACCCAAACTATGCCCAGTTACATATGTAGACCAAGTTTTATCAAGTCTGGAAATCAAATCATCAGCAATCATTTCTGCTGTGCTATGAAACCCTTTGTGTAGTTCTATACCAAGTCTAACACTTTTGCTACGAAAGAAATTTATATCTTGCATTGCATTATGTGAATTGCATGTACCACGTATAGAAATATATTGTTTTTTATTATCTGGATCGAATATGACAATGTATTTTATATCATTTATTTCATTGATATACATATCATAATCAGTATATAATCCTTTGATTACATTGTTGTCTTTCTTATATGCGGCTCTTGCGAATTGAGCAAACCATTTTATATTTTCCCAATCAACTTCGTGTGATTTTGTGAAACTTTGATTAAATTTATTCTCAAGCGAATAGCGTTTGATCATCCACCTTCGAACTATTTTTGCAATTTTCGATATTATCCATCCTTGGATAACCCATCTAATCATATATGATATAATAAAACTCATTATAGTACTCCTATACTGAGTCTATTTATTACATTTAATATTTCATATCTTCATCAATTGGTCTCACTTCATTCGATATCAAAACAGTATTTACTAATGTTCTTACGCCAAATCCAACTGCCCCGCCCGGAACAACATCGTTGCCGCTTTCATTCCATGCCATGCCAGCAATATCCAAATGTGCCCAATTACGATCTTTATCTACAAAACGATATAAGAATTCGGCAGCAGTAGTTGATCCACCACCTTTACCACCAATATTTTTCATATCTGCAATCTTCGAATCAATCATTTTATTCCAGTTTTTGCCCATCGGCATACGCCAATATGATTCACCGGCTAACTCACCACTTTCAATAATATCATTTCCAAACTCAGTAGAATTTGTAAATAGTCCAGCCATTTCGTGTCCCAATGATACGATGATGGCACCAGTTAGAGTTGCAAGATCAATAATACGATCTGGATCATATTCTGTTTGTACATAAGTCAATATATCGGCTAATACCAATCTACCTTCGGCATCTGTATTTAAGTTTTCAACTGTTTGTCCACTTAGTGATGTAACAATATCGCCGGGCTTAATCGCATTACCATCTGGCATGTTCTCTACTAGTCCAACAATTCCGACTACATTGGCTTGAATATTTTGTGCGGCGATGGCATGCATTGCTCCTACAACCGCAGCACTACCACCCATATCAAATTTCATATCACCCATGCCAGCACTTGGTTTGATAGAAATTCCACCAGTATCAAAGGTTACACCTTTGCCCACCAATGCAATCGGTCGTTCATCATCTCCGCCATTCCATTCCATTACAACAACATATGAATCTCTACGTGATCCTTGCCCCACACTTAGTAGCAAATCAAATCCCATTGCTTTCAATTGTGCCTCGTGATATACTTTTACTGTTACACCCAACGGCATAAGTTCAGTACTAATAATATTTGCATATGTTTCAGGATATAAAACATTACCTGGTTCTGAAACAAGATCACGTGCAAACGCAACACTTTTATGTATTGATACTTCTGGTACTGCATCGATGTGAACTGTTAGAGTTTCTGTATCTTTTTTAGATTTATATTTGTCAAACGTATATAATGCCAGATGTGCACCTTCATATATTGATTCATTAAAATCATTGTTAATTTCAAAGTACAAATTATCAACACGACTTTTCCATTGTTTTACTAACTTACCACCAAAGTTACGCCAATCATTTCCAGTTACTGTATCTGTTTTTACAACAATAATCGCATCTACATTAATCTTAGATGGAAAAGATATCACCACTTCTCCAGTATCTTTTGTTGCTAGTGATTTTAGTCCGCACACACTAGATACTACTCCACCTGATTTTTTATCAAGTGCTTTATATTCCTTGGAATCATACAATACTACAATTGCAGAGTTGGGTTCATAAGAACTCATTATTTAAATCCTTTTTCTTTCATTAATTGATTATGTTTTTCTATGTATTCATCTTTAAACTTTGGATGATTTGCATAATAATTTGCACCTTTGCCACCAGTATGTGCAAGTCTCACACTACCTGGAAAACCATCGACATCATCTTTGTGTCTAGGGATAAAATGAATATGAGGCCACATAACTGTTTGTCCTGCGGCTTCGCCCATATTCATACCAAAATGATAAGCATCAATCTTGCCTTCATTTCTAAGAGCATCACCATATTCAATAGTTGCTTCTAATGCAAGTGTGATAAATTTTATATTATTTTGTCGAGGGACAAAAAGTAAGTGTCCATCACACACTGGCCATTTATCTTCATAAACTGCATAGTAATATTCATTGTGAAGCCGAAGATGTTCTGATTGCTCAAAGGGGGTGTCTTCAAATTTTTCAATCATGCCAGATATCCAAAACTGGCAATAAATGTGAAACAACCATCGCCGATTTTTTTGAACTATCATCCACGAATGTATCGAAATCTGTATGCGAATCTTCTCCTGCGAGATCACTTAGTACTCTGACAACAATGAATGGCACATTACATTGGCAACATACTTGTGCCAAAGCAGCACCTTCCATTTCGATAGCATCAGCATTAAATTGATTGTAAAACATTTCTCTAGTCTGTGAACAACTAAGATACGTATCACCAGTTAGTATTGTTCCAAATTTTACATTTTTTCCCAGATGTGATTGTAAATATTTTCGCATTTCAATACTCATTTCAAATGAGATTGGATTAGTTGAATCATCCAATGCTGGAAAACTTCCAGGTAAACTAGAGTATACTTCTCCGTTTACTATGGCGCCATAATCATGTTGAATAAGTCTGTCTGCAATTATTACATCGCCGATATTATAGTTTGGATTTAGTCCACCCGCAACACCACTAAACACGATACTATTACATTCAAAATGAGAAATTAATATGGTAGTTACAACTGCAGAGTTTACTTTTCCAATACCAGACTCAACTGCAATGATATCAATGCCATTAATCTTACCAATTTGAAATTTCTTTTTCATAATTGTTTTAGTTACTGGTTCATTATCCCATTCAATTTTTGAATATTCTTCTGGAATAGCGGAAATCATTCCGACTGTCATTAATTAATCCTCTTCAATATTATATTCTAGTCTATAACTTATTGCTAGGTGGCCTCGCATACTATTATTTATATTTTCATTATATACTACGACATCAGAAATGTCAACGTCTATATTACTTACTAACTTATCTAAATTTGATGGGATGTGGTCTGGTACATACCAAGTATCATATTCATCTAAATGTGATTTGAAGCCATACTTATCTAACAGATGTTTGGTAGTTTCATCTTGCGGTGATCCAGGAATAGTATGAAAATCACCAGCAATAATAGTAGGTCTATCTTTATAAAGATTTAATAAAAACTCAATATCTGACCTTCTATCTAAATCGTTTATAAGTATTGAATTATTATCATTATTATCATTATTATCTTGCGGATAACAGGGCAAAAATGTAATGATATTTACATTGTCGAGTTGTGCCCGTAATGCTGTGCAGCCTTGAGATTTATTATTTTTACCAATTTCTATCACCTTTTCATAGGACGGCAAAATAACACTTTTCATCTTTGAAAATGGATGACCAATATGATTTTTTCCCATTGCAACACATAAATTGCCTACCCCAGGAGTAGATTCTAGTAAGAATAGTCTGCAATCTAATACATTTTCTATTTCTTTCTTTGCTTCCATTGGCACACGCTGTAATAGGAATACATCTGCATCTTTTGCTGCGGTGCGTAAATAGTCTATTCCGCGCTGCATTGCATCCATGTTATATTGTAGTATTTTAATACTAGTCATTGAATTATTCAGCAGGTTCTATACTAGTTGAAAGAGAAAAACCATTGGTTCTAGATGCACGTGTAGTTTCTTCAACTTTTTGTTCTGCAATTTCCATATAGTACATACCTACAATAGCATTTCCTTCATTATGAATTTTACCTGCTAAATCAACCGATGTTTCAGATGTATGATTAAATAATTTTATTAATACTTCGATTACGAATTCAATGGGGGTAGTATTATCATTATGCATTATTACATAATATCTTTTTGGAGCATCTATCCCCAATTCTGTTTCACTGATATTTGATACTAATGTTTTTTCATCTACTATCATACGTTGTTATTCCAATTTTCATTTATACAGTATATTTATTAAAAAGAGAGAAATATTTCTATTTCTCTCTTAATATTATATCACAATTGTTAACGAATTGCAATAGTTTTTGGTTGTTTTTCCTCTGGAACTTTACGTTCCAGTGATACAAATAATAGTCCATCTTCCATAGTTGCATCAATTACTTCAACATAATCTGCCAGTTTCCATTCACGTGAAAAAGCACGGTTTGCGATACCACGGTGAAGAAACTCACGGCCTTCTTGTTCAATATCTGGTTTTGATCCAGTGATTGTAAGTAGTCCTTCTTTAATCGTAATTTCAATATCATCACGACTAAATCCTGCAAGTGCTAATGTAATTTGATATTTGTTTTCATCGATAGTTTCTACATTATATGGAGGATATCCTGTATTATCCAAACGATTGAAATCATTTAGTAGTCTATCAAAGCCCAATACTGAGCGATGAAAATCAGGTAAGTTTAGTGTTGTTACTCTTGTCATTTTTTTTCTCCTTTAATAAGCAAGAATGTAGAATCCCAATAGGCGATCCCAGTTAAATAAGTGTTACTATTCTTTAGCAACACCTGCAAGTTTTTGTAGACGACCGATGAAACCTACATCATCACGTTCACCTTCAAAAACAAATGTGTTTGACTTTTTGTTGTTTCGCAACTTGGTATACATTTCACCTGCTTTGCCAGGACTTAATGTACCTACGTCAAACATCTCGTCACCAGATTTGTCATAGACTTTTGCGCCCTCTTTATCTTTAATAAGAACACCGTCTTGATTATAACTTGCACCAAGTTCAATCATCTGTTGACGAAACTTTTCATCTGCTCCCTCTGGAGCAATAACGAAAAGTGAATCTTCTGCCACATGCACTTCTTCTGGAGTGCCTTGATTTTCAATCCAATAGCCATCCACAAAAAAGAAGCCATAGCCTAACTTGCGAATAGTTGCCGCAAGTTGCCGGTTACGTCTTACATTTTCTTCACGATCATACTCGCCGCGAAACGCTGTCAATAGAGCAATAGGTCTATCTGATTTTGCGTGTTGCCAAATGCGTGATAACGATGCTTCTTGTACTTGTGTCATTTTTTCTCCTAATAATTAATATAATGTATTTATTACATTATGTCAATACTATACACCAATTTTTTCTGAAAAAAGTACAATATTTTTTGCTGGACCTATATTACATGGCAGATCACCATATTCATCAATATAATGTTGAATAACCGCCTTATACCATATTTGGCTATTATGATGCGCCTGTTTATTAAATCGCCAAATACCATTACTAGACCCATCCATTGTAAGTAATGCTCTGGTTGATTCTTTCTGTAATGTTCTTAAATCTAGAGTATCTAAATCTATCATATATTATCTTGTTGACGTTTCATTTTTTGCCAACGCTTTCTTCCAGCATCTTTAGCCTTACGTTTTATTTCGCTTGGCTTTACATATTCTTTTCGTGTTCTAATTTCTTGTACTAGTCCTTCTTCGGTGCATTTCTTTTTAAATCTACGAAATGCTTTTTCAAAGTTTCCATTTTTTACTTCAACAGTCATTCCAGACTTCGCATATCTGTCACTGTCGTTTCCTTTTACATAGTGATTATTTTTAGTCATTTTTTTGTATTAAACCTATAATTCTATTGCCATTTAGTTTTAATGGCTGTTCATATTTCCAGTTGGCTAAACCATTAGAAATTGCTTCTACAAAAAATGTCAGAACATCATGTGCTTTGGCATTTTCTCGGCCTTTCATTTGTATAGTTATTTTAACCTTAGAACCGTTATCAATAAACTTCTGTGCTTTGCGCAATTTTATTTGTAAGTCATGAATACCAATTCCAGGTCTGAATTTAACTTCTTTAATGTCAACAGCATTTGCCCTAGCAGATTTCTCTTGAAATTTCTGACGCTTTTTCAATTCATAATTGTATTTATTAAGACTAATTATTTTCGCTACCGGTGGCTTTGCATCTGGAACCATTAGTACTAAATCCAAGCCTTCATCAGTTGCCATACGTTGTGCAGTCTCTTTTGACATCACGCCCAGTGTGTCGCCATCACTTCCTATAATTCGCAACTCATTAACTGTTATTTGCTCATTATACTTAATTGCGGATTTGCTTCTATCCATTTATGTGTTTTGCTTAACCTTTTCTTCTTCATTGAACACTAACATTGGTTCTTTGTTTCCTAAAATGAATTCGTCTGTTATATGCACAGAACGAAGTCCTTGTTTTGCCAATTTTGGCAACTTAAATTGTATTTGTAAAAGTGATTTTTCAATTACACTTCTCAAACCTCGAGCACCTGTTTTATCAGTTGTTGCTTTTTCAGCAATACAATCAAGAGCAGAATCAGAAATAATTAACTCTACGCCATCAAATCTAAACAATTTTTCAAATTGTGCAACAATACTATTTTTAGGCTCAGTTAATACTTGTACTAACTGACTTTTAGTAAGAGAATCAAGTCCAACAATAATTGGAAATCTGCCCATAAATTCTGGGATGACTCCATATTTTATTACATCTTGTGCTTCTACTTGCTCACGGATATTTATCTTTTTAGTTGATTTATCATAGATAACTGCACCAAATCCGATGCCTGCATTTGATGTTACTCTACGTTCAATAATTTTATCAATACCAACAAAGGCGCCGCCTACTATAAACAATATTTTACTTGTATCAATTTCAATCATATCTGATCCAGGATGCTTACGCCCACCACTAGGTGGAACACGAACAATTGTACCTTCTACAATTTTAAGCAATGCTTGCTGAACACCTTCACCACTAACGTCTTTTGTAATAGAAACATTTTCACCTTTTTTGGCTTTTTTATCAATTTCATCAATATATACAATACCTAATTCTGCTTTTTTAACATCAAAATCTGCAGCAATAAGTAATTTCTGGACTACGTTTTCTACATCGTCGCCTACATATCCACTTTCAGTTAATGAAGTTGCGTCAATTTGTGCAAATGGAACATCTAAAAATTTAGCAACTGTTTTTGCAAGTAATGTTTTGCCAGTTCCCGATGGTCCCATAACCATTACATTAGACTTGTCTAATTCTATACCATCTGAATCATCAGAGTTAATACGTTTATAATGATTATATACTGCAACACTAAGCACTTCTTTTGCTTCGTCTTGTCCAATAACAAATGCATCTAAAAATTCTTTGATATCTTCTGGGCCTGGAATTGACTCTATACTATCACCACTAGCACTAGTAATAGTCAATTTTTCTTTGGGGTCATGAATTATTTCATAGCACAAGTCAATGCACTCATTGCAAATGAACTGATTTGGTCCAGCAATGAGTGTTTTAACTATATCTTTTTCTTTGTTACAAAATGAACAAGTGTAATTTTTAGTATCTGTCAAGTATCACCTATATTATTTTTTATCTAACCAGCCTTGAGTTTCCATTAGACTCGTATTTCGTTTTCTAATTATATCTTCCTCTGTTTCCTCTTTAACAGTTTCTTCTATAATAGTATCGTCTATATTAGCGTTAATGTCAAGTTCTTTTTTTTCTTTTTTTGCAAAAATTGCATCAAATATTTCTTCTTGGTGACCATTATTACTATTACGATTTTGGAAACTATAATTAGCAGCAATTAATAATAATACTGCCAATGGATCAAAAACAAAAATGAATACAATTATTAACCAACGAACTGCATCGTCAATTGTATTTCGTTCAGTATTACCATAAACAAGTTCTGCAATATATTTAATTGGTCCAACTTCTGCTTCTAACATACGAACTTCAGTTTCTAATTCAAATTTGGTATCTAGTAATTTAGATATACTAGTCTCAGTTTCTTTAACAGTTTCTAGCAATTCTGTGATTTTTTCGGTATTATCAATTTCGGCTACACGATCTAGTTGACTACGTAATCGTGTAATAGTTGTTTGCGATTTCTGTACGTCACGGTCAGCAATAGAACGAAGTCTTTTTATTTCAACTCTTGCCTGTTCAACAACTGACGTATCAATACTATTACGAATATCTTCTACAATATTAACAAGTCTCTTCTTTTCTGATTGTTGTGATATACGAAACTGTTCCACTTTTTTTGCTGTTTGTGGACCGTAATTGCCATCAGTCTTAACTCCAACTAAGGCTTGTATTTTTTTTATATCATCATTTATAATGAATGACTGTAAATTATCAAGCGTAGTATCTACTTTAGAAATTTGTAGCAGATATGATTTTACCTGATTATCTGTGCCATTCTGTTCATTTAAAATAATAGCAAGTTGTTCATCAACTGCAGGTTGAACCCTAGCGTATGCTTGGTCCATACGCATTTGTTCTGCATCTATCTGTGCTTGTATTTCATCGGTGTTATTTGTATTTTGTGTTTCAAGTTTTTCAATCTTAATTTCTGAACGTGCTATAGTATCTTCATAGCGAACTATATCATTATCTATACGTTCTACACGTGCTTGTGATTGTAAACTTTCACTTGCCTGCTCTAAGTGAGCACGTGATAAAAAGCCAAAAATGCCCATCGATGTGATGAACATTAATACAATTACTGCAAATGTAAGATAAGATTTTAATAGAAACGGTGCACGTTTCCAATTACGGTAGACCCAAGATGCAGCAACTAACTTACCTACTTCTAAAGATCCTGCCATTATGGCAACTGGGATTGCCGATGCAGCAAAAATAGCCACAAGTCCTGCAACTGAAAACCATGCAGCAACCGCGGCTATAGTTAAGGCTACGATAAACACCAAAAGTGAAAAAAACATTCTACTCTCCTAAGGATAATTACAGCCCTCTTCATCTGTATTTATCATTTTGGAGAGTAAAATTTACATATTACATATCTACATTTAAGTATACAGTAGTACCCTTTTTAAACCATTGTTGCGTATATAAACGAACTGTTTGCCCACCAATATCAACAGTTACCATATTATCACCACGCACTTGTGATACTTTATTGGTATATGTTGTACGACATTGACGTTCTTGCCGATATCCCACAATAACAGTTTCCTGTTTACCTTTTTTATTAACTTTGTCTGCACCAATAATTGCACCTAAAACGGTCATTGCATCTTTGCCACTACCGTTACCGAATTGATTGCCGATTGCACCGCCGATAATTGCACCTACTAGAGCATCACCAGAACTGGCTTGTCCTGTTCGGCGTGTTTCATAAATTGGAACATCTACTGTATTACATGTTTGAATTGGAACTTCCTGAACAACATCACGATATGTTTCCTTCATTCCAATCACAGTGCCGCGTACCTGTTCCGCATAAGAAACAGTTGCAGTCATTAAAAGTGCGGCAGTAATTGCCAATACATTTTTCATTTTTCAAGTCCTCTAATAATGCTTTCAAGTTTTTCTACCCGTTGTTCAAGTAGAATAATTTTTCTTTCTAGTAGTTGATAATTATCCATCGATTAAGATCCTGTTACAAGTTCAAGTGTGCCATCTTCACCGAATTCAAAGTCTTCGATATAACGATGATGTGTTCCACTTTGTTTGATGCATGATTCAGCAGCAGCCCACAATGCCTTGATTGAGCCATTTACTGCAAGAGAACTAACTTGCATCATAGTGTCGTTAGTACCATTTCGAAAATCTGCATTAATTTCTTCAAACGTTGCGTCTGGACGAACAAACTCATAAGTTACTTTACGAACTTTATCGGAGAACAATTCAAACTCAGGACGTCTTGTGCCGAATTCATACATACTCCAAACAGTTGACATGCCCAATTCTTGCTGCATTTCATCAAAGTGGTTCATTGCAACTGTGAATTCATCGTATTGCGCTTGATTTGTCATACTGTGTTTCCTTTGTTTCAATCTATACTTACTTTATACAGTGATTCGTTTAGAATGTCAAGCTTTTTATTACGCTGCAGATAACATTTCTGCAGGAACTTTCCAATTCATATATCCCACTTTAACATGAATATAACGACGGTTTACTTTACTGATAACTCCAGTCTCGACCATATTACTGCGAGTGTTAGTAAATTTAACATTATCGCCAATAACAAATGAACGCACTTTTTGATTGGCTAAGAATCTACCCTGTAATTGAAGACGGTTATTTACTTCACGACATTGATCGAAATCTGCTTTGCCCAAAAGTGCAAGAACTGTTTCCATTTCAGATGTTGATAGTTTCATAATAATTCTCTCTGCTGTTTCAATCTATACTTACTTTATATAGTGATTCGTTCAGAATGTCAAGTATTAATTAAGTTAATATAATATTATATTATATTTTTCTCTCTTTTTAAATCAAACGGTGTTATTTCCAAATTACTTAATTCAGAAAGAAAAGAACATTCAGTTTGATTATTTAATTTCCATCCAGTTGGACAAATAAATCTACCAGTTCTTTTTGTATTATATATAAATGCTTTAAAATTTTTATTAATAGATGTTGAATTATAATCTATCTTTTTTGTGCCCTGAAGTGGATTACCAAATAATGGTTTCCAATTTCTGGCCTTGCCGTTTGTAGTTGTTGTAAACTTGTTATATTCATAATCAATTAAATATAACTCACTTTGATCACCTACATTTGCATCTGCCATTGTGTGAAGAAATAATTCAGATGTATGTTGCAATTCATCATCATTTGGCCACTCATACATAGTTGCCAACATTTCCGCATGCTTATACGAAATTGTTTCCAATGCTAAATTAGTAGTGAGATATCGTTCAAGTATAGAAGCCACTGTAATAGAATATATGAAATCTGGAACTTTATTAGACATGTTTGTACTTTCTAATCATACTGATCCAATAAATGTGTTTTATCCTCAGTATATCCTTTGGCAGGATTAATTTCATCTGCGCCATTTAATGGTTCTTTTTGGTCTACAATTACTTCCCATTTCTCAGACCATTTTGCATTAATATCATATAATCGTTGTGTGAATAACGGATCGGTATCTGCTATAATTGCATCTGCTGGACATTCGGGTTCACAAACACCACAATCTATACATTCATCTGGATTGATTACCAGCATTTCTTCACCTTCGTAGAAACAGTCCACTGGACATACTTCTACACAGTCAGTGTACTTGCATTTAATGCAATCCTGTGTTACTACGTATGTCATTGTTGTTCACCGTTAATAATATCATCTAATGCACTAATTATCACAGTGTGATGTAAGATACCATCGCCCCATGTTTCGCAATGTTTTTTTCCCGCAGCATCAGCAAGTTCTTTATTACTATATACTCCAAGAAATTTATTAATACTGGAATTATTATTTTTATTATATGTATGAACTACATAGATATTTGTGGTTATATTCATCTCTTTCCTATCTTCTCTACTACATCGTAGTATATAATTATTGTTACGTACTTTTATCAAGCATCCATAATTTACTACAATAATAACATGCTGCCCATGGTTTACTATATGTTACATTGATAGAAAATAATGGATGGTCATTGTTATCACAGTATCCACTCCATTCGTCTGTTAATAGTACTTTTTCTTTTTTTTCTATCAAGTCTGCCTGTCTTATATTTTTCTGTTCTTGTTCTACTTGACTCAGATTAAATCTTTTTTTTCGCATTTTACTCTAAACTTCCGTCTTCTCTCATTTGTTTTCTAATTTTAGTGGCACTAATATCATGCATTTCTTTTCCTAAGTCGTGTTCAGTAAAAGTGTAGCCTACTCCACGTCCATAACTAATATCTACAATATTAGGTACGAGTAATATTACATAATCATGTTCTCTTTTAAATCCTTGTTTGCCTAATTCTAAACTAATTTTAAACACAATATTTTCAAAATCAAAAGGGTTATCATCTTGTGTTGCTGTGCGTCCAGCACCTGCGTCCTCACCAATAATACCGCCAACATCACGTACCATTATGGCAACTTGTCCAGTTTCTTTGTAAGCACGTTTGAATAATTCAGTATGACCATCATGCCAAGGTTGCCATCTTCCTAGCATTTGTGCTGTAGGTTTTTTGTAATCAAATATTATTAATACCCATCCACCGTTGTACTACTGGCATAAGTTGCTGATGTGCATCGTTAAACCATTTCTCAATATGGTAGTCAACATCTTCAGGAGTTTCGAATAGTTTATTTGTGTCTTCAAATCGTCCTTCTTTGATAGTATCCATCCACACTGTAAAGTCAGCATCAAACTCTAATCTAGTTATGTAAGTAGGACACACAAAGTCAACAACTGCTACCTTGCCCGCCATGACTACTCCATCTGCTAAATGACGCATACGTTGCGCATGCCTTACACGCCCTTTTTTAGTAAAGTCCCAATCATCATACTTAGTACGCACCTCGTCTGCATTAATATGTACGCCATCTATTAGTTTAGCAAACGGTTTTGCAAGTGTGGTTTTGCCACTGCCAGGTAAACCAAATATTAATATTTTCATAGATTTGATTCCTTCACAATATTCTCTTTAGAGCATATATACATATTACAGCAATTATTTATCAATGTCAAGCAAAATTAGTTGTATTTATAATAGCATAAATATATACATATCAAAAGTCTCACAGCAGAAAGAAAAACCATGATACAGTATATTCATCAATATGGCGATCAAGTAGCACTACAATCAAATCTAAACTGTGATCATTTGTTACAAGAATTAAGTCAGTTTGATGATGAATGGTCACAATATAATGTATTAAAACCAACAATTAGACGACAAGGATTATGCGTATTAAATGAACGAGGAAATGTTGGGCCTGGCCCTGCACTTAATTCTCTTAGAGAATGGAATAAAAAATACAATACTACTTTTTCTGAATCTGATTTTAATAAGCCTACCGAAGTATATAATAATAGTTTACAACTACAATCTATACTTGGAGAAATTCTTCCATATTGTGTTAGAACCCATTTTTTAAGATTGGGACCAGGAGGATTTTTCCCACCACACCGAGATCATATTGGGAAAGAGCAATCTACATTTAGATTAATTGTTCCGATTAAGGCATTCAATCCACCAGATGCACGATTTATGATAGAAGATAGATCATTGTATTGGGAAGAGGGTAGAATGTATGCAGTAAACACAACCAAAGAACACACATTGTTTAATGCTAGTAATCAAGATAGTATCTGGTTAGTAATTAATGCTAAAGTATGCGATGAAACTATTAGATTTGTGTCAAAAAATTTAAAAAGTAGATAAGTTAGATTGATGTAACTCATTAATTGTTTCTACATACGACATACTTATTACTATTCTGTTGTGTGGACTTTTAGAGTTATCTATCCTATGTGGAATGTCTACTCTCCAGCATTTTGGAGTTTGTAAATCTATAGTTTCTAAAACATTGTTACTTTCCATAGACTCCATATACTGAAATACACTAGTTTCATGTACATTAACAGGAATATTAATTGCAGTGATCCGTTGTCTTATACCGCTTGCGTCTGCTTTATCATCAACGTGTGTTGCACATACACTATTTTTTGGTACTGTAATAATTGCAGCATAACTAGGAGATATTGGCAGTGCATCAAAAATGTATGATAATTTGCTCATTTCCGATTGTGTCATAAGATGCGGTATTATTGTCCACGATGCATAAAGTGGGTTAGTTGGATTGTTACTTATATGAGTTATCCATTCTATATCGTCGGGACGAATAGATGGAACGTTTTTAATTTCAAACCATTTCATTTTTGTATCCTTTGTATATCTCCAATAGCGTCTGGCTCTCGGGTATGAACTGTAATTGCTATTCGTGTATTAGTTAACTCAGTAATATTATGATATGTACTTACTGTGATATTATGCCAAACATTGTTTGGAAAGATTTCTCTTTCAATTTCATTTAAATCATCATCATACCATACAGTATTAACATTTCCGCCTGTATTGATAATGTAATTGTAACAGTTTGTTCTGCCAAAGTCTTTATGTATAGGTAAGTCCTGTGTTATTAATTGGAATGATATATCTACATCATTATCAAAATATGGTTGTAAAAACGATTTTATCTCTTGTGGCGCAGTATGCAATGAGTACTTAGGCACTACATTATTTGGAGGTTCTACTCCGCTAAAATCTCTCGGGATTTTTCGTATTTCATCTTCTGTGAACTTATCGATGATATCATTTGGAATTTGTGGAATATTCGGACAGTAACGATATAACATTAATTTACCTTTATACTAAGTGTTGAGTAAGTTCTCTGAAAAACTTCCAATCTGTTTTTTTATTATTAAATTTGAAAATCATTATTGCTCTTTGATGCGATTGTGGCAGTGGATTAAAAACACTATGCCATTTTTGATTATTAAATAGAACTGGAGTATCAGTTAATGCAAATTCATATGCGTGTGCTAATTCTCCGCTACTATACGCTTCACTTTTTTTCATTTTCTCGCCTATCACTTCGTCTATAGGTTCCCAGAAACTAGTAGTAATTTGTTCATTGCATCCAAAGACAGGGATATTTATACTACATGGATAATTAATATTATCAGGATGATTGTCTCTATGGATAGGAATAAATTGTTTACTTCTGCGTTGGTCATGAAAATATCCAATCCACACACGGTCTATTACCATATATTCGTGTAGTTCCTTTGGTATTAAATGAAGTGCGGAATCTGTCATCGGTTCACTATTTAAAAACACTTGTTTCTTTTCATCATAGTGCTTATGAAATATATGATTTGCGACAGTAGTATCAATATTCAACGGAACAACATAGTCACTAATACTGTATTGAGTGTTATGTGTAATTGATTTCATTAAATCCAATCCTTCGGAGTATCAATAATATCTTTTACTATATCTCCACACATCTGATGTGTTTTATAAACTGCCCATTTTTGTTTCTCATTAATAGTTTGCTGCACCAGACTGTTGAAGTCTACAGTTGATCCAGTAATTTTGTCTAAAGAAGATTTAACATATTTTTGTTCTCGGACGCTGCTAACAATTTTATAATTATTTTTAATAAATTCTAGTATTTCAGCATCTAGTAAATTCAATGTATGCCAATGGCCATGAAGAATATGTTTTTTATTTAAGACTACTTCTCGTATATTATATTCATTGCCATGTAAAAATTCAGAGGTATGTAATACCCCCATCGCGGTTGGTTTATTTAACAATGTCGAATAATGTTTTGCTAAACTGCGACTTGCAGTTCTTGGAAAACTGATTACCGCTATATTACAAATAGTGTTTGACATATCATACATTTCCCGGTGATACGTTGTTTAAAATAAAAGAATCTACCGCATATTTTGCAAAATCTTCTCCGTAATGAAACGTATGTTTAGTAGAAAAATTGTTATCCTTCGCATAATTAGTATAGGCAAATGGTATGCTATTAAGTTTTAATATGCTTTTAGATTCTAGAATCCAAGACAAATCATTCCAATTTGAACTCAACGAATGACTTTTTTCTTCGTCTGTGAGCATGGCATCTTCTATATCTGAAAACATAAACTTGCATGGTATGTTTTCATTGTCACAGAATGATTTTAATAATATTATATGTTGAAGTAAATCTGTCTTATCTTGTATTGAATTTTGTATATATTCAAAATACCCAAGTGCTGCTGCATTGAAACCTCTACCCTGATTTAATTTTTCATACCATAAAGATAGTGTAACTGGGTTATTAAGTGTTTTTAAAAACAATTCACGCCTATGTGAATATGTCATCATAAACACTGCGTTGGGTTTCTTGTTTTGTTGAATTAAGTTTTTTATACCGATTATTGCTTTTCGTGTGATTAAATTGTTCGATGCTCCTGGTCTAGAATCGTTAATGACCGATACCCCCATCTGTTCTCCTAACAAAGCCGGCCACGAAAATTTGCTGGTTTTGAAATTATCGACAAATGTATTACCCACATCATCCATTCCAAATCCTTGTGTATGAGAACAGCCACCTGCATATAAAATATTTTCCATTAGATATTTATTGTTTTTCGCATATTTTCGCATAGTCTTATATCTTTAAGTGGTATGTTTGGAATTTCAAAATGTAAGCACAATCTATTTTCCGTAACATTTTTAACGCCGTGCCGTTTTGTAATGTTTAGAAATGTCGGAGAAGTTATTTGATACTCTCCGCCATCTTCATAATACGTGATTGATGACGAAATCCCCCACAGAGGTATCATCAGAACCGTATTTTTTCTATATGGAAAATCTGAGTGTGTAGGCACATCTTCTCCTGCATGTTGAAGGAAAAATGAAACATCACCAATAACGATGTCGTTGTCAATTTTTTCTGATAACTGTTTTATTATATTTGCAATTGTAGGATGAGTAGTGTCACACTTTGAAACAAAATCAGTACGCTTGTGTACTTTTTTTGTAATCGATTTTTTCAAATCTTTAATCGTATTACCGATTACGTTTATCCCTGTATTTTTACAGAATTCATCTTTGTGATTAATATCAATATCATCAATATCATATGATCGCAGAGAGTTATAATAAGAAGTTAATACATCCACATCATAATCTAAATCTATGACTAGTACTTCACGATCATCCATGAGGTAATTTATCCAAATTCTCTATCTCCATAGTAATTATATGTATTCAAAAAACTATATTCATATTTATTATATTATAAACTGTGTTCGCCATAACATACGTTCACCCTCGAATGCTACTCTTTTATGGATCATTTTTAGATTGTCCCAGATTAATATCTCGTTATCCTGCCATTCATGCATATATGCATTTGCTTCTACCCATTCTTTAATAGGACGTAAGTCTATTTCATTATTGCGCAATGTGTTTATACTACAATATAGTATATCTTCACCAGTGACATGATGCTTAATATTAAATGGTCGCTTTATTTTTTGTTTCTCTAGTAATCGTAGTTGTCTATCAGTAAAACATTCGCCATGCAAATGTATAGGAGGGTAGTATTCACCTATAGAATCTTTATACAGTTCTCTAAGTTCAAGTGGTGCATTACTCATATTACAGAACCAAGTTGGTGAAAGATGAGCATTTTTTACATTGTACAATATTGTACCAAAGTAGTTTCCTCTACCATAACTCCAATCATTATGCCAGTCTACATCGCCGGTATTGAACAATCCATTATTACTTAACTCTTGCACAGTACGATTGTCATTAATCACATGCTTGTCTGTGATTAATGGTTTTCCTAATTCACTGACAATATACTCGAAATCTGTTAATGTTATTGAACTATTTAATGAGACTTTCACAAGACCATTCGTCATAAGATCCTGCTTGATGGTCTCTATATTCAATTGTTTCATCTACCTTTTCCTTTACTTCCTCGTCTCTATACCAAATACCTGCTCTCCACAATTCGCGGTCGCCAGTATATGCTTCTCTTTTATGTAGACTGTGATGTTGGTCACTAAAACAGATATCATAATTATTCCATTCGTGTTCATACACATATTTTTCATCTTGTGTATGCTTTTTCAGTTTATAATATAAGTTATGCTGTGCATCTTTAGAAATTCCACTAAATCCTCGAATAACAGTCCAAGGAAAATATAGGCCTTCCTTATTATTGATAGGGTGAGTTGTGACTAAATCTTTTCTTGGTGTTTGTTTTTCGAAACTGTTTTGTCCATCTATATCTTTGAACTCCATCATAGTTTGTTCATCACTAAAAATTCTCTTGTAATACATTTGCTCAAGTTTCAACTTAGCATTATATGTTACGATTTTAGACTTTATGTTACGAAGAATGTCTTTTGTATTATCATCCAAATCTGCAAAAGCCGTTTGACTATCAGAGAAGAACGTATTTCCACCACTCTCTGCATTTTGATGCATGTACATAACTACAACATCATCATGTCCCTTACGATTCATTCCAGCACTATGCCACTCTAATTCACCGTCTTCTTCACCGCTAAATAATCCATTTTTTCTAACTTTAATAAGTTCGCCATGTCCCGCGACATTTCCTTTGACTTTTGTATTTTGTGATACCACCTCACCAATTGTTTTATAAAATGATACTAGAGTTTCTGGTGGTACTGGATCATTATTTCTCACTACCACTACACGGCAATCACCTATTAGTTCTCTAATTTTATCTGCATCGTTTTCATAATCGCATTCAGTCACAATTGCTGCAAATTTATTTTTTTCTACAATCATTTTTCACTCTTTCTAACCCTATATTTATACAGTCTTTCGTCAATGGAAGCCAAGTTATATTTTGTTCACAACTACTATCTCCGTTGCATACATAAAACTGGTCTGTTTCCATGATCCAGTCTGGCCATTGCATTTTGTTGTGCAAGAAGTATTTAAATCCATTAATACCGAACTTACCTTCTCTACTCATAAATGCATAATCAAATTTAAGATTGCCAACTAATTCTATCTGCTGTTCAATCATTTGTTTTGTATATTCAATATCGTTAACCGCAAATCTATAATCCGAAGATTTAATAAATCTATTTAGAACCCTACATCCATTTCCATAAAATTGTTTTCTATGTAAAACAGAAGAAAACCCCAATATTTTACCAGATTGCGTTTCATACGTTGATGCTCCAACCCAATCATCAATGTTTAACCGCTTCATTGTATAATTATATTTTAGATTGTCTTGAAAATTTGATTGTGTAATAAACTGTTTTATGCTTTCAATATATGATTCCCAATTATTATCGGCAGAATTTATTGTTTTAATAGTTAAATTCATTTTGCTTCACATGTTCAAAGAATGGCGCAATTGTCCAATTCTGAGTCAACCGTCCTCTACTAGTGTTATCATGATCAATAACACCGTCATCGTCAATTTCCCAATCAATTAATCTTACGTATACTGGTCCTGCTTGTGTTTCATACTCAAACATCCAGGATGAAAGAGTTTCACCACTTTGTGGTCCTGCCGCAACAACTCCCGCTGCAGTCTTATATATGTCTTTTTCATTAATACCTAGTTGTAATTTTGCTATATCTTTAAGTTCTTGTATATTATATGAAGAATTTTCCATATATCTACCAATTTGTCCCACACTTTTCATTCGAAGTACGGGACGAATTCTATTATATGGCGGAGTAGTATTAAAATCTATTCCACTATTGCAGGCTAGTTCACCAAATAATTCTATTTGTCTTTTTAATGTATGTTCGTTTACATTTTTTGCAATGATTGTACCAGTGTTCACTGGCAGTCTCGCATCAAAAACATTTTTCAATGCTCTAACTTTTACCGTTGACCAATTGCCTTCATCTAATACTTTGTATACATTATCATCATCTGCGCCGTTCATACTAAGCAATAGTAATCTGAGGCCTGCATCTTTTAGATTGGATGTGTAACTCTTATTTGCTAACTTTAGTCCGTTGGTAGTTAGACTAGGGCGATGTCCTAATCTTTTTGTAGTTGCAATAATCTCACATATATCCTCTCTCATAGTAGGTTCTGCTCCTATTAATCTGATATAGGTACGAGCAGGTAATCGTTTGATAATGTCAAATAATTTATTTTTATCAATATCTGGAATATCACGATTTGGAATATAACAGTTAGCACACTCCATGTTACATCGATGAGTTAGATCAACTACAATGTTACTGAATGTATTATTTTCTGGTTCTAATTCGTAATAATTCATTTATGATTCAATTGATTTGTATTCTGCCTGTGTTATAGTCTCTATGTCACTTATTACTAAATATTCACCTAATGATTGTAATAACATTGTTAGATCATTATGCATATCAGATGCATGAGCCTTATATCGGTAGTAATTGGTCTGGAGCACATTGGAACCGTTATCTACTCTGGTAGATTTTCTATCACCACTAATGTCAAGCTCTTTTTCATCAGATAGCCGATATGTTATACTGGTGAATTGATCTGAACCAATTGTTTCTTCAAACCACGATAGATATTGATCATGGTTTTTTCCATCTGGGTAATCTATACTAACTGTAAATTTATATGGCATTTTTGTTTTCCTTTTGTTTTAATTAAATAATTTATCTAGTTATCTATTTATATAATTATATAATTAAGTAAATTGGTCTGGGCAAATTGCCCAGACCAACATCTATTATTTTCCTTTGTTTACAAAATTGTAAAACTGTTGTGCAGCTTCAAGAATTTGTTCTGTTCCTGGAACTTCTGGCATTTCTACCTTCGTTACAACTTCATCATGTTCTTTGCGAACTGATGTTTCGAACATACCATATTTTGCATAATAGTCCTGCCACATTTGTGATTGTGCCATTTCTAATACTTGAGTGCGAATTTCATAACCATTTTTATTAAAAGTTACTTTAGGAAGTGAAGGAGGTGTCATTTTTTGAAATGCTTCTGTAAATGCCTCTGGTTTCATTCCGGTGTTTTTGTATAAATCGCTGAATTTTTCAGCCATCTCTGTCATTTGTTTCATATCGAACATATTGTTCTCCTTTGTGTGTGTGTGTTGTGTAACTATTCTGTTGCTAGGTCAGTTACCAACCCCCACGTGCTTAAATTAAGCCGCTAATGCCATTTCTGGCGCATAATTGTTATTTGCAATTATAAAGTTTATTCGCGGTAACGGCGCTTATATCCCGGTAACTCCATTCATCTATCTTGTCAGTCGATCCTATTTCAGCCCCATAAGAAACACACTTATCTAAATGTGCTTATGGTGGAGCTGCGCGGTACTGCCCCACGGTCCTGTCCAATCATCAAATCACTTCAACGTTACATTCTATTTATAACATATTTTGATAGTGTTGTCAAGTGTTGAATTTATTTTTAATAATTTCAACTACTCTGTCAGATAGAACTATCTCATAATGGTTTCTATCTACTTCTGCATATTCTATATCATTACGACAAGTCATACTTTTACGTGTGACAATGCCATCATTTTCACCTGATATCCATGGTACATCGCCAACTGTTGTGACTACCTGAAGCCAATTACACGAAATATCAATATTACGACTACCTCTGATAAATCTACTATGTGTTGTAATGTCACTAAACATTTCATATCCAGAAAAGAATTTCATTGTTGCTCCCCAAACCGCAATCTCACTGCCATTAAATGGTGTTGCTAAACTAACAACATTTTTTATTGTATCAAATTCACTTTGTAAATATGTTGCATATACACCACCAAGACTATGTGCTATTACAAAAAATTCATCATCTATATCATTCAAAGTTTTCATCATTATAGCAAGATTATCAACTGCCGCTGTATGTTTACTATAATTTAAATATATAGGATCTTTACAATCCAAAGATTTCTGAATGAAGGCGAAACTTCTTTCACTAGCAGTTGCCCCATGTATATACACTATTCTCATTCATTCAAGTCCTGACGCTGTTGTGCTTGCGATCCATAAACATCTTTGCTGTTTCAACTGCTACTGCTGCATCTCTACAATACGCATCTGCACCAATTGCTTTTCCAAATTCTTCATTTAGTGGTGCGCCGCCTACTAGTATTGTATAATCATCACGCATACCTTTTTCAATCATTACATCAATAACAACCTTCATATATGGCATTGTTGTTGTAAGTAATGCACTCATACCTAATATATCTGGATTATGTTCTTCGATTGCATCAAGATAAGCCTGAACATCGTTATTAATACCAATATCGTGTACATCAAATCCTGCACCTTCCATCATCATGCCAACTAAGTTCTTACCAATGTCATGTATATCACCTTTAACTGTGCCGATAACCATAGTTCCAACTTGTGGTGCGCCTGTTTCCGCAAGTAGAGGTTTAAGAATTGACATACCGCCTTTCATAGCGTTTGCTGCCAGTAGCACTTCAGGCACAAACAATATGCCATCTCTGAAGTCGATGCCAACAATTGTCATACCAGCAACTAAAGATTCTGTTAGTACACGATATGGTTCCCATCCTCGCTCTAATAGAATATTTGTGCCTTCTTCTACCTCTTCTTTTAGACCATCATACAAATCATCGCCCATTTGAATTACTAATTCTTCATCATTTAATTCAGAGAGTACAATATTATCATCTTCCATTATTCTTCTCACTTGTATAGGTTAACATATCTATTTATAAGCAATAAAAAAGGGGCGCTATTAGCACCCCTTTTTCTCAATATATTCACTTTTATATTAGAATGAAAAACTTAGTGTAACTGATGGTGTTACTGTTTCATCATCTACATTATAATTAACATCTGTTTCTACACTGGCACCAGACCAATCAAATTCATGTCCTACGCCGACGTTTTCTAGTAAATCGTCTTCGTCACCATTAATATATGTTGTTAAACCATATGTACTAACAGTAGAATCTAATTCATATGCTAATGTATCTGTTTCATATGATACAGTTGTACCAAGTGCAACACCTGTAACTTCTGCCGTATCAACCCGTGCACCCCAAGTATATTCTTCAGATGTGCGATTGTAATCCATAGATGCCGTTACATCTACAACTGCTAAATCAACATTATATGCAAGTTGTACATTTGACACTTCGGTAATGTCAGTTGTAATATCAGTAAAACCAACTGCTACAGCGGCTGGACCGTATGATAATATCACTGATTCATCAATAGTTGGTACTGCAACTGATGAAAAGTCTGATGTTGCTTCTACAAAAATACCGTCTTGGTCACCCAATGATACTGTTGTACCTAAAACTTCTGTTCCAACATGCCATTTATCTAGTGCAATTGTGGCACTATCAACTGATTCAAACTCTAGTCCAACGTTTGCTGCACCTTCGCCTGCTGCAACATCAATACCGATTGTAGTTGTTGCTTCGTACTTATCTGTTGCTTTATTTTCAGCAACTTTCATTTCCACAGAAGCATCAACATCTGCAGCAAATGAAGTCGTAGCCATTAAAATAGCGGCTACTGTTGTTAGTAATAGTTTCATTATTATATTTCCTTTTAAACAAAAATATGAGCAGATAAACTGCTCACACTATTCTACTTATACTAATATAATACATTTTTGCTTTATTATCAAGCGGTTATAAAGTTAATATTAGTGTATGTGACATTTATGATACACTTTTAATTATGCTTTAGTATTTTTCTTTGCATTCTTTTTTGTCTTAGTTTTAGATGCTGGCTTTTTTGTTTTGGTAGTTGGTATGATTTTTTTATCATACCAACCCCATCGATTTAATAATGGTTCAACTGCATATTTAACTTGTGAGTCATTCCAATTATATAACTTTTTAATATCAGAAAAAAGTTTATCTTTATCTTCATAAATTTGCATCATATTAATGATGTTTTTATCTATGTCGATCCAGTTCATTCAGATTTCCAGATAGTCCATATACCATATGCAATTGCTGCATATGCAATTAAATCAACTGGTACAATGAGCATTGCAATTCCAGTTGCAACTAGTGCTGCACCGTCGAGTGTTGTACGTTCTTTTAGTCTATTTTTAATCCAATTAATCATTTTTTTTCTCCTTTAATAATTTATTATAAAACAGTTCTTCATCTGGACAATTATTATGTTCAATTTGAATAGTTGTATGTACTATTTTATAATTATCGATTAATAGTTTCTTGGTATTATATATTGTATCATCACATTCGCCATCATCCAATATATTGATGTGCATAGCGGCTGAAATTTGTCCGCTTGCTAATTCCCATATATGTATATGGTGAACATTACTAACATGATCGATATTTGTTATAATATCTTTTACTATAACATCAACATCAATATGTTCTGGTTTTCCAGTCATTAGTATTCTAATACAATCTTTTAATAATTCCCAACCACTTTTTAATATCAAACTGGCCAGAACTACACTTATAATAGGATCAATATAATACCAATCAGTAAAATATATTACGATACCACCTATAATGGCACCAACACTGCCTAAAATATCAAGTAAGATATGAAGTATCACTCCTCGCATATTAATATTATGACCATCATGGTGATGATGCACCACTTTAAATAAAACCAAATTAACGATTAATCCAACAATAGCAATTGGTAACATCCAATATATATCAACATGCTCAGGATTTAGTATACGATAAATTGCTTCGTATATAATATATCCAAAAAGTCCAATCCACATCAGTGCATTTAAAAATGCTGCAATAACTTCCGCTCTCATAAATCCATATGAATATGTATCTGTTGGTGGTTTTCTGCCAATCCAAAATCCAAATACTGCAATAATCATTGCTAATGCATCAGTTGAAAGATGTAATGCATCACTCAATAACGCAAGTGAATTACTTATATGTGCACCAAATAATTCGATAACAACAAATAATATTAAAATAAAAATGCTTATTTTTAATGCACGTTCTTCTTTGCCGGCTTTTCTGATATGATATTGATTATGCTTCATAAATTTTTCATCTTTGTATTATACAATTCTCTAATACCGTTTTCTATACTAATAGTTGGATTCCAACCAATAAGTTTTGTTGCTTTGGATATGTCAGCAAGTGTTTCAGTTGCGTAACCTTTGGGTTTATCTTGATTCTCTACTTCTAAATTAGGAAAAAACTCACGTAAAACATTAACAACTTGATTTACAGAAAAATTTTCACCAGTTCCAACATTAAAAATCTCACTCTTTACTTTAGATTCCATACTTGCAATACATGCATGTGCAACATCACTAACATGAATATAATCTCTTCTATATTCACCATCACCGTGAACTGTTAATGGTGTATTTTCATTAGCCATACGATAAAATCTACTGATCATCAATCCATTATTATCGTCTGATGGTTGTTCATCACCATATATGGTAAAAAAACGTAATACATTATAATTTAGTCCAAAGACGTTTTTATATTGTTTACATAATTGTTCGCCAAATAATTTAGTCATTGCATAATAATTTAATGGATCCGGTTTATGAAATGGTTTATGTGGTATAGGATTATTCCCATATATACTTGATGAACTAGCATAAACAAATTTACGAATACCTACAGCATGTGCGGCAGTTAATACGTTACGTGTACCAGTAACATTAATGTCAAAGTAAGTATCAGGATCAATAAAACTATCCGGTATTCGGGTCTTTGCTGCTAGATGTATAACATAATCTTTTCCGGCAGTTGCCATTACACACTTAGCTGCATTTTGTATATCACCTTTAATATACTTTACCATTTTAAAATCAGTAGGCTTTTCTACAATATCTAAAACAGTTACTTCGTAACCTTTTCTTAGTAATTGTCTGACAACTTCTCTGCCTACGAAACCAGCGCCGCCAGTGACAAGAACTTTACCTTTTGCTAACATATGAATTCTTTCTAAGTTTCTTTATTCAACATATTTAGTCTATTAATATTTTTACTATTATAACAGAATAATATACAAATAGCAAGTATTATTTTTTAATTGACAAATTGGCACTGTTGCATTGGATGCATACCGAGTCTTCTCAAAATGCAGTTGTTTTTGTTGTTTTTTAGTGCTATATTATAATAAATAATAGTAGAGAAACATAGTATTGTTTCACTATATGGCACTGGGAAAGACTAGGGTATTGCTTCCCTCAAGCATCAGACAATTTGGAGAAACTATATGACACTAAATGTATTTAGTGCCTTGACAAATCTTTTTGGCGGATTTGCTAGTAAGGCAACAAAACGCTCAGACTTGATGACTTGGGCAAAAACAGAATATGCACGTGATTGGCAATTTGCTTATAATTACATGCTAGACAATGATGGGAAGGCGCCATCACACAGACACATACAAGGAATAAAGTAATGATTAACAAATTAATCGCAACACTCACAAACATTCGTAATACAATGGATTATAACAAAAAAGTACGTCAAACAATTAGAGAATTATCCGCACTATCAAACTATGAACTAAATGATATCGGTATTTCACGTAGCGAAATTTATCATATTGCGCATACATCATATAAAAAGTCAGCAAAGGTCAAAGCCGATGATGTACATGTTAGTACAAATGAAAATTTGAGAGGATTTGTATAATGACAACATTAGTAATGGAATATACAATTAATCCGTTTTGGACTGCACTCCGCACATTTGGACGCGGAACGTGGGCATTAATGGAATCGATAGGTAGAGCAAGAGCCGCCGCTGAATTGCATCGCCTAGGTTATACAAAAGAAGCAAAACGCTTGATGTTGGAGATCAGATAATGTGGAATAGATTTATTAAAGCAATGGAATACCGCTCATACTGTATGGCAATTAGAGAACTACGCAACAAAGGCTTATACAGAGAAGCACAACGTGTTAGTGAATACAAGCACAATATGTATCCGACTAATTAGTAGTATGACAAAAAATTAATTAGGACCAGCAATAAATTGTAGTTTGCGCATAATGCATTCTACATCTGCTGGTTCAAGATAAGGTATAACATCATCATCTATATGTATACCAGGCAGTTGAACAAAATTATTATCCTTGAACACCGCGATTTCATAAAAATCTTTATCTGGTTCTCGGATCACACTCAAATCATATTTACCAAAAGATTGTTTGGCTTGAAAGTGCCGTGGATGTATCTCACTAAATTTCAAATCATAAAAATTCATCTAACGTATCCTCAAATTTTTCTTCGATTGATTTAATGTGTTTGCATTTTTTAAACGCTGGACAATCACAAGTAAATCCGTTGGGTTTCATTTCGATATTATATATGCCGCCCTTGCTACCAGTTGCAGTCCATGTAGTTCCGAGTGCCCAATGATTTTTAGTATTAATCAGGTCACTGGGAAATATACGTGGCCCATACTTTGCCATTATACAGATTCAAATCCAAAGTTTGCTACAACTGAACGATTACCATCAGCATCTTCAATAATATTTCCAACTGAAATACTAGACATTTTTCCAAACCGCTCAATCCGATCTTCTGGTCCAATATTTCCTACTTCAAAAACATGATCCAGGCTATCAGCAATAATGTTTGCAACATGGGTATAACATTCATCGAATTTCATAGCAGCCGCTTTAAAATTTCCAAATGTTGCATCTGCATACGCAGTTGCTTTTTCATGGCAATTCCAGCCCTCTTTATTAACCAGTTCTACTAGTTTTTCATCTAATTGAATTTGATAAACTTTAAAAACTTGTACTGACATATGAGATTTCCTTGTTGCTATCTATACACTCTTTATATAGTGATTCGTTCCGTTTGTCAAGTTTTATTGCATGTGTGAACTAACAAAATCTGGACCAAAAAATTCTGCACACATCACTTCTTCTGACGGGCGAGTTTTAGCATAGCGCAAGTGAATTTTAATAAAGTCTTCGGATGACGTTTCTGCGAAATCTTTTTTCACACCTCGTCTGAACATCGCTTGCATAGCAGAGTTGAGCATTTCTTTTTGTTCTGCTGTGCATTCTTCTTTTATTGAAAGTGCATATGCGGCACAGCACAATTCTACGATATTTTTTACTTTGTTGATAGGACACATATAGAAATGACGCAAACCTGATTCTCGACTCTGACTTGCTTTGAAGATTGAGTTAACACGAATTTCTAGTTCACGCTCAGTCATATCATATACATTATACATAACAGTATCCTCTCTCTGATTACTTAATTAATATAGAGCGATTCGTTAGTATTGTCAAGTCTTTTATGCTGATTTCTTTTCGTAAACTGCTTCGCCATTAGAGAACACACCAATTTGTTCCATTTCTCCAAAGTTTGCGTGAAACTTTTTGGCAATCTTGCTGACCCATGCTTCTGCTAGTGGATTAACATCATCACCATAGTAACCTTTTTTAGCAACAATCCAGACAGCCGCACACCCACAGTATTCACTAACACCAAAATAAGCAAGTTGATTTTCAGCAATTGCTAATTCCTCACGGTCAACCCACTCTTCGCACTCTGACATAGATGGGAAAAGTTCTTTTACTTTCTCGACCATCCATTCTTTAAAGTGATCCCAATCATCACCGACGAGATATTCATCGAAATTATCAAAATCAACACAATTGTTTTCTTCATCCCATCCGTAACCGTGCTCTGATACATCGTAGTACGCAACGATTGCGTCACGTGGTGTAGAAACTGAACGACCCATAGTTATTTCCTCTTCTCAGTGATTACTTAATTAATGTAAAATGATTCGTTAGATTTGTCAAGCTATCTTTTTTAATTTTTCTAAGACTTCCCACATTTCTACCAATACAGGATGAGTTTTTCCTTCGAGACCTGGCATGTTATCGTAAACCAAGTCATGTACTTCGCCCAACTTTTCTTCGACCACTTCCATTATTTCTTCTTTAGTAAGAGTCATAACATCCCTTTCTCTCTGATTACTTAATTAATGTAAAATGATTCGTTAGATTTGTCAAGTATTATTTAACACTTTTAGAGATTAAAACTCGTCAATTAAAACACAATCTTCCTCTTCATCTTCACTCAAGTAAATAGAATCAAAAAGGGATTTAGGAACAACACCCAACCCAACCTTAGAACGTGTTTGACAATAGTGTTCATAATCTACACACTCTTTGATTTCGGGCAGAAAAGATAATGGATGGGATGTGATAATTTCTTGTGTCATGTGATTCTCTTTCTTGTTAACTTATACATACTTTATAGCAGATGTATATTATGTTGTCAAGTAAAAAGGGCACCGAAGCGCCCTTTTATTTTCCTCATTTGTACTAATTAGCAAAAAGTGGTTGCATTGTTTCGAAAACTTTATTGTAAGCATTTACTTCTGCTTCATAGTATTCATAAAAATCGGAATCATCAGCGAAGTGTGCGTGGTCACAATTATAACTAGCACAATGTTCATCCCAAACACGGTTCATTGCTTCCATACCTTCAAGCAAATCACCACGACCATAAGAAGTCATTACTGTTTTCGCATCTTCAAAGGTAGTATTGAACTGGTAAAAACTAGGAATTCTAAACATATCGTGTTCTCCGTTTTTCTAACTTATACATTCTTTATATACTGATTCGTTTAGAATGTCAAGTAAAAACTAAGAAAACATATTATTTAAATTGCCGTCGAATATAAAATGACCTGTGTGGTCTAATTTAACTAATGGGTCAAGTAATATTTCACCGCCAATATTTTGCCAACGACGGCAAAATGCATAATCTTCTGATAGATATCGTTTAGTATCAGGTTCCAAGTAAGTGTCAAAGAATAGATAAGTCCATTTAGCAAACTCTGGATCTAAATTTAAATCATTGTTAAAGTAAAGATCCGGATATTCTTTGACCATTTTCATAATAACTTCACGCTTGATTAACATGAAACCGGTTGCAGCATCTTTAAGTAATGCTAATCCATCAGTCATTTGCATTCTTGGCGTATCTTCATCTAAATTATACTTGAAGTTAAGAGCATAATTTGATCCCACTGAATTTAATATGTCACTATCTATTGATGAATTGTTTTTAACTGCATTTTGTATTTTATTCCAATCCAATTCTTTCTTTGGATATGCACCAACGACAATATCTTTGTCATGCTGTAGCATATGTAAAATATCCAGTGCATCAAAATTTATATCTGCATCTATAAACATCATATGTGTTGCTGCAGGATTAGACATAAAGTATGCTACCATATGACATCTTGCACGTGATATCAATGATTCATTTGCACTTGTGGTAAGAGAATAGGGGATTCCATACTTAGTGAACATCATATGTGCACGTGACCAAGACCGAAAAAAAGGTTCAGTTACCTGTCCACCATAACATGGAGTACAGTAATGCACATGTGTTTTTTTAATGAAGTCTAAATCAATTTCTTTTCTAAATTGCTGGCAGTGCTCTAATGCGCTATTATTCAATTTTTATCCACTTCATTAATTTATAGTATTACTACATTATATACGATTCTACAGTAGATGTCAACGTTTTTGATCTTGTATCCATGCCTTTGCTTGTCTACTGTCAGGAGAACTATTTAAAAATTTCTGTACATTTTTATATACGGTATTAAAGTTCTCTTGGCGTTCTTTATTTTCCTGGCCCATTGTATTATCTACAACATGAAAGTCAGCAGCGCCAAAAACTTGCTGAAATTGCATCAGATTATTCTGAACTCTATGCCACATTTTTATTACTACCTCGTCTGGTAATCTTCTAGCTCTATTTTTGTTTAACCTCGTTGCTTGTTCAAGGCTAGTGTTTACCATAATCATCATTGTGTTGTAACCCAATGACTTTAATGCTTCACTATCTTTTTTAACTTTGCTCACATCTTTGCCTGTGCCATCAATTAGTACACCCAGTCTACCATCTAAAAAGTGTCCACGTCTTTTTTGTGTAAGGTCTTTTGCTTTTTTGCGTACTTCTTGTCCTTGTGTTGAAAACACTTGCTCTGGATCACTTAGGTCAATATCTTGTTTCTGTGCTAAGTACTCATAAATTTCATCACTATTGATAGTTTTGAGGCCAGTGCCGCCCAACATCTTTCCAGCCACATATGACTTTCCAGATCCAGGACCACCAGCCATAAAAACTGCTTTGAAAATATGGGGATCATTCACGCCCTCTTCCATAGATTGTATGATTTCATTAACCCGCATTTGTACTTACTCCATTAATTCATTATATATATTTATCATGAACCTAAAACTGTTTGTGATTTTATTGATTCCCAAGATGTGATACTATTTGCTATTTTAGGAGAAATATTATTAATAATTCTAGTATGTCGTGGTTTTATACTGTTCATATAAAGTATACGCTTTTCTTCTTCCTTAACTGAGTCATAATCTGCGCCAGGAGATTCATATGATAATTCTTTTCGTATGCTATATAAATCACGTAAAATTTTCTTGTAGCTAGAAAGTTCTTCGACTATTATAATTGCTTGTTGTTTTTGTCCTGATTGGAATATACTAGTATTACTTCCTGTATATTGCCTAATATCATTAATTGTATTTCTAATTAATGTTTGTTGTGCAGTTACATTAGGACCTATTTCAGACCGCCACATTGTTTTAAATACACTAGCAAGTACAGACATTAATGGTAATCCATTACTGTTGTTATCAGTGATTACATTATTGCCAGAAGTATTAATAATATCTGCTTCTGATGTAGATAATGCAACTTGTGGATTAGATGAATCACTACGGGTATTAAATGATTGGTCTGAATTACTGCCACCAAATGTGATGCCATCTATATCTTTAATACTAGGAGGTAAATCTAAATCAGGAATGGGTAATTGGGATGTTGCACGTTTAGAAATAGATGAAATGACAGATGAAGTAGCTGATATTGAATTACTACCTGTCAGAGGTTTTTTAATAACTCTTGATGATCCATCAGATGATGTAATGGTCTCAAATTTTGAATCTAGACCAATCTTATCAGCATATAGATCAAATAAGTATGAGTCTACAGGTTGGTAGATACTTGCTGCTAGACTAAATGGAGATTGTGGGACACCAGGTTGTGAAGCCGCTTCAGAATTTACACTACTAATTATAGAATCAACATCCCCAGCAAACACACGCGGATCAAGACTGGTAGGAATATTAAAACCTGCATTTCCTGTCGGCAAGGGTGCATTTAATAGTCCTGCTGCATCTTTCAATGCAGATGATCCTGTATTCATTAATACTGCTAATTTACATGGATCTAGCATTGCAGCAGCCATTGTCATTGCTTTTAGTTTGTCTGCTATTTGTGCTGTCATATTTGCAAGGCTTGATATTTCTCCAAATATTTGATTTGCCACACTTGAAACTGCATTCATTGCACTTGATGCCATATTACCCAAATCACCCAATATGCTTTTAATATTTGGTAACGATCCTAATGCATTCGTCAATGCACTATTAACTACTCCTGATATATCAGATATCAATGAATTAATATTACTGGATATTGGTCCAACTATTCCAGAAATTATATTTGAAATATTATTTGAAATACCATTGAAAAAATCCATAATACCAGACTGTCCTAATATATTCATAATAGATGTTTTTGCACTATCTAAAAGATCAAACGCACTATCAAAACCGCCTGACATTACTCCCATCAATTCATTAAATAAGCTACAACTACTATCTTGCTCTCCAAAACTTCTATTAAGACCTGACAACGTATCTGCATCTTGCAATGTTTGTGGCAAATCTGTAATTTGTTGGTTAGTATGAATATTTAAATTATTATACATTTCAATAGCGGCAGTTCCCAACACGGCACCAATTAATATTTTATCAAAATCTATTCCAGTTTGAGATAAAACACCGGCAATTATCGTACTTTTAGTAAGAACACTGCCACCATTACTTTCATTAGACAACATGTTAAAAGAGTCATTTGCACTATTTAATGATACAACCCCTGGACTTGAAACATATTCAGTATAATTTGTATTACCATTTGTAGAAACTGCACTATACGGATTGGTAAAATTGTTATCTGCTAATTCACTTGATATAATAGATAATGCTTGCTTTCTATTATATTGTTCTTCTGCTGCATTTAATTCTGCTAAACGTGCAGGAGACAATCCAATATTATTTTTTTCATCATAAAATTGCACAGGAGTGTTAACAGTTTCTCCTAAAGAATCAAATATAATACTATCTGAATTAGGTGTATTTGATCCGGTTAGACTGCCGCCGCCTTTTCTTATAAATTCTTGATATCGTCTTTCAAATTCTGCTTCGCTCATTGACATCTTATTCACCCATTAATATATGTTTTGCCTGCTCCAGATGCCACTTTAATTCCACATGAGTGAGAATCATTAAGTCTACCAAGTGGTCTGCCATTGACATACACATTAGGAGAACCTTGTACCAATGGGGTGACATGGGGAACACATGATGGAGGTGAACCCATTGGTATATCGTGTGGGAAAGTTCTATCTCCTGTACGATACGCAAGTTTACCTTCTATGATAACATTTTCACTGCCCATGCCACACTTCCCTGGCGCACAAGGCGAATGCGCTGTTAATGTGTCTGTTGTTCTAGCAGCAGGTGGCATTATGTAATTAATCCTGGTGTATCTGGTACAACCAATCCGCTTGTAGCGGCTCGATATGCATCTGTTGTTTCTTTATTTGTTTTTAATACTGCAACTACTTTATCTGCTTTAAATGATACTTCGCCCTCTGCATCACCAGTAATGGTAAACGGCTGAAATGCAGCACCTTGCGGACCAATTGCTATAGTAAGAGGTCGTGCTAAAACAATTGTTTCAGTGCTTTCACTTATCAATTTTCCCAATGCTTCCTGACCACTCATTAGAGAAATGGTAACAATATCATTTACTTTATGTTTCGCTTGTACTAACATTTTATCCTCATTCTATTATGTTATATTTATTCATTTAATTAACTTCTACTATTATATATCTCTAAACTTTAATGTATTTAAAATGAATTCTTTAGAGAACCTTTTTAATATATCAAAATCTTTACTTACATCCTCAAACTTCTCTAGTATTCCACTTCTCCTGTTTAATACCCACCCATCAACCACACATATAAGATACATATCACCGTGAAGTAGATCATGTATTAATAATAATTCTGGGTCTTTATCAGGACATGCATGAAGCACGGTATATAAACAGCCTAAACCGTTACCACTGTTAGTATAAAATCCTTCAGTTATATACTCCCATACATCTGGCCAAATACTAGGGTTATCATAATTAAATCCATTATGATGATAATCTAATCTTTTCCACCAGTCTATAACTTCCTGTAAGTTATGTTCTGTAAAATTATTTTTAAGTTCTAATCTTCTTTGTCGCCACTCATAAAGAAGTGTAGATTGTTCTTTCATTTACATTGACCATCTTTTTATAGTGTAACTAATTTCTGTAGTATAAGTTGCATTTTGTTCAAAATAAATTTTTAAATTATCGCCTTTTTCTGCGGATGCTGATAAAGTTGAATTACTCAAATCATTTAGCATTGCGGTATAATTCCATAATGGATCAGCAGATGAAATTATAACATCGTCGCCATCCTGTTTAGTATCGCCTATGATACCAGTTGTATTCATTACAGTTTCAAACCAATTATTGATTGCTGTCTCATTTTGATTTGCAACACGTATAACATTTTCTATCATAACATCAAAAGAAATATTTGAAAATTCTACTTCCGGCGCAACTGGTGCTGCAGGAACTGCAGGTGGAGTAGGGTATAATGGATTCGGATACATTTCTGCTATATTATCAGTATTTAAATCCTGCCATAATTCAGTACTTTCATCTGTTAATTTAACTTGATTTACACCATGTGGGTAACCATTAATTATTTTTATTGTACCAGTACGAAGAAATAAATTTCCTTCTACTGTACTTTCTTGCTTTAATGAATAATTAATAAAAAATGCACTGCATAGTTCAGAATGATATTTTAAGAATGTATCTGATGTTGTTTCAAATGTTTTCTTAAATAAACTAGAACGTTTGCCGCTATGATGGGAATGCGATGATAGATGTTGATCTGCAAACATTTGATTATATGTATTCTCTGTCAATACTTCTACATTTCGGCGAGACCGTGCATAATATGGAGCAACAAATTCTGGAACGTCAACATAACCAACATTTGTAGTATCAGCATAACTAATATCTGATGGGATACCAACCAATGACTTTGTATAATAATATGCGCGGTGTGTGTTGCTATAATCATATAGTGTGAAATCATTTGAGCCTGCTTGATCTTTTTCTTTAATATACAATGTGGCAAGTCCAACTTCAGATGTTTCAGGTTCTGCATATGTTAACTGATAGTCAAGTGTATTCTGAACTGCAATATTCTCAGTTCTATAGACTGGTAGAGTAGTATCATCGTATCTGTAATAATTATTGATTTCATCCAATGACATTGTTGCCAAATCTGAATTAGCAGGTAGACTTGCAATTCTAGGTGATAGTAAATCAAATTCAGATAATACAAGTGATAATCCGTTTTGTAAATCTCTACTATAGTCTATATAATAGTCATTATTTACAAGTGCTGATCCATCACTTCTAAGATTTGGTGTTGAAAGTGGAGTTGCATCTAAATCCTGTGTTTCAATATCAGTTGTATGGAATTGAAAATCTTGTGTACCGTTACCAAGTTGTTGCCAAACAGTATCTTGTTTATACCAATATGTAACTCTATCTGGTCCAGTAATCACTGCAACATCGCCACCTAATCCAAGAGCATTGTCTGGTGAATTTGTTGTATAATCTATGTTTGCGTTCAAAGGATGATAATTAAGAATATGGTCAATAACCTCAGATGCCCATTCAGAACCATCCCACTTGAATAATCCAAAATTAGACTTACTCATATAAGTTGAATTATCGTTAGGAGAAATAATTTGTGCTGGCATAGCATCATTATGCCTCATATATAATGAAGTTATAGTTATATCTTTTACTGGATCATATGATTTAGATGTTACGACACCGTGTGTATAATCTTCAACGCCAATAACTTCTAATACTTCTCCGGTGCCATCTAACGGACCAAGGGCAAGTGATGTAAACTGTACATTAATATCATTTGATACGGCACCCATGGTTCTATACTCTGTGTTGCCAATCTTTTTTATAATATATGTTTTTCCAGCATCAATTTCAGAAGATGGTATTCTATGATTATCATATTTGTATTCTTTTAGATATACCGTTTCACCAACTGTAAAATTCACATTGCCTTTCCATTCTACATTTTCTAAATAAAAATGCATTGCGCCAATTAAAGCATCAACATCTTGAACATTTCTTATTACTAAATCTTCGTCAACTTTCAGACCAGGTTCTGGATTATCATTACTATCTAACCAAGTTTGTATAACTGCGTGTGCGTTTGCGAATGCATCAAATTGAACTTCATTAATTGATTCATCAATACCGACGAATAATTGGTTGGTATCTGTGGTGAAGCCCATTTCACCAGTTTCTAATGTATCAACGCCTATTTCCTCACGGAGGCCGCGTCTTAGTAGAATTTTTACGTTTGTTATTGCCATGTCGTGTAACTCCTAGATTACATGTATTTATCAAAATACTCTTGAACCTTAGTAGCCCACAATAGTGAATACTTGTCGAATTCCTCTCCCTCTACAACAAATTCTTGATAATTACCGAGATTATCTGCTTCCGCATCCCATCCAATCATCATAATAACAATAGTACGAATATCAGTTCCATATAATTCATTATGTGCGGCAGCATATGCAGCACCTTGTAGAAAATAATCATCAATCCATGCACGTTTTTTGGGCTTACGAGTTGTTTTAAAATCAATAATTGCTTGTTGCCCTTTGTATACACCAATACAATCTGCAGTTCCTGCATATAGTCCTGGATAGTATAATGGGACTTCTGTTCCCCACACTTCACTAATATTACTAAGACCATCGTTGATAACAATATCTGACAGTTCTTTAGCCATCTGATGGATGAGGTTTGTGCCACTTGGTCTATCCTCTTCAAGAATAAACTTTTCTAAATGCAAGTGAACTTGTGTGCCAATTCCAGTAGCAAGGTTCATAATACGATTTGCTTCTTCATTACCGACACGTTTTCGCCATTCGTGTAGCGCAGTTTTGTCCGCAAGTGCACTCAAAACTGTTGTAACACTTGGGAGGGGCTTACCTTCAGGTGTTTGATAGTGACGGGATCCGTCTAAATTGACACGTGATAGGGGAGCATAAGTATAGGTTTCTTTTAACATAAGACAATAGTATCATATAAATTTAAGACTGTCAAGAAAAAAGCGCAAGAAAGAATCCTGCGTTTTCAATGATTTAGAAATTAACTTGTATACATCTTACGATATGCTTCGATATCTTTCTCATACTGCTTCGAACAGAAGTTAGATTGACGTTTCCAAAAATTCATCTTACGCTCACATATGTCTAACTCTTTAGATGCATGATGCTTTTCAACTGTATCGTCACTTTTTAGAAGTATGAATTTCAGGAAGAAGTAATTTTCAAGATGCTTACAAATCATGTGATTTGCATCGTATTTTTCTGCATTAAATGCAGAAGCGAATGTACGCTTTTCAGTATCGCTATAAAAAAACATCATGTGTATTCTCCTTTTGTTTAACACATGATGTTTATAGCATTGATTCGAGGATTTGTCAAGAAAAAAGCGCAAGATAAAACTCTTACGCTTTAATAGGTTATAATTTTTTAAATTAATTATAGATGTTTTTGTAATTCTTCTATCATTGATGCCTTTGTATGTCTACGATCTAATTGGATACCTATATTTTCATCTGCCCATATATCAATTTCTTTCTTAGTCATGGATGTAAAATTAGGAGTAGTTTCTATTTTTTTATTATTTTTGGTTTCTACAACTATACTTTCTGTGGTCATATCTACTGTAATTGGAGTAACTGTTTCTATTACTGCATCTTCAACTTTTTCAGCAACCGCTTTTTTTATAATTACTTCATCTTTAATACTTTGGATACGACTATTATTTTCTCTTGCCTTTTTGTTTTCTAATGTTAGGCGGCGCTTTTCTGCCTTTTCATCTGACATTGTTGCTAGAGCATTTTCAATAATATTATTACTATCAATAATAATTTTTTTCATTTCTTTTTTAGAAACAACTTTAATTTCTTTATCACCTTTAATAATTAATGGCATTACTTGGTTCTCCTTGTTGTTGCTTTTGTGGCAAGTTTTTTTACAGTTTCTTTAGAACTATCATCATTATCTGATGTAGGGGCAAATTCTAACTCTATACTGTTTGCATTTGCATTACTTACGTATTTACTTTTTGATAAAATATCAGTTAAACTCTCAGGTGTAATAGAATGACCCAAGTCATTCAGTTCACGCACCATTATATCAGTTCCAATAGTATTAATATCATTTGCTTTTAAGCGAACAAGATATACATTAATATCATTCATAAGTTGAGACTTATAATTATCATTTTCGCTTAAAAGTGTTGAAATTTTCATTTTATGACCTCTTTGCTCGGCCTAATGGTTCACTATCTGGTCCAGATGCTGCTTCGTCACCTGCTGCAAAATCTACATCGTCTTCAAAATCATCAGACATATCACCACCGATTATATCACCTGAAGACATGTCATCTGATGGTTTTTCGCCATTAAGAACCAAAACTGCATCATTTACTGTATCTTTTGTTGCACGTGCCTGCCCTAGTAAACTTGCTACGGCATCGTTTACTTTATCTTTAAATGATGATGCTTGGTCTGCGCCATGTGAGTAAGCCATTTCATCAGTAAGTGGACCAAGTTGATCATTTTGTAGTTTGCCTAGTTTTTCAATCATGTCTTGTAGTTCATCTACCATGCCACGTGCTGCCATCATAACTTCTGCTTCTGCTGCATCACTTTCAAGTAATGTATTAAGTTGTGCTAGAAGGCCTTCTTCTAATTTTTCTCTATCCATTTTGTATTCCTTTGGTGCTTCGTAAGTATTGCCATACTTTTTCATTGTATCAAATGATGGTTTTTCGCTCTCAGTTGCTTTTTCTGCTTTTGCAGCATGTACTGCTTTGCGTTGTGCATCAGATTTATACTTACCTTCATTGATTGATTCGTAGTACTCATTTGCCATTTCTTTGCCGTACTTTTTAGAAAATTCTTCTTTTGACATTGTTTCTGAATCATCAATAATCATATCACTCATGCGGCCTTCAACAAATGATTCATTCTTTAAGAATGCTGGCTTATCATCTTTTGTGCCCATCTTGCCGTCTTTACCAGCAGCCATTGGCATTTTATCTGACTTTGCTTTACTCTTTTTAGTAGTCTTGCCTTTTTTCTTTGCATCTTGATATGCTTTCAGACCAGCGGGTAATTCACCTTCAGCAACGTGTGCTTTTAGTAGTGATTTAATAGTTTCAATCATAAGCATGTTTTCGACATATGCACGATCCTGGTAGTCTGAAGTCATTTCTCGCTTTTTTGCTTCTAGTTGTGCTTTTGCTTCTCTTAGTGATTCTAGATCACCATCTACTTCGTACCCAAAATTACTTTTCATGTACTCATTCATTTTTGAAGAGATAGCAACCGGGTTAGAGTTGTAAAAAATTGTTTTTCTCATGGTATTTGCCCCAATACATTAAGTTATATCATGTATTTATCTTTTTAGTTTCATTTCCTAATTTACTTAATAGATTCATATATTGCTTTTATACTGCGTTTTGCACTTCCTGCCTCAGATTTAGCACGTGTAAATCTTGCTTCCGCAATATTCATTTTACTAATATCTTTACGCTTTTTTGCTTTTGCATATGTATCTTTATACTGAATGGCATCAAAATAGAATTTTTCGAATACTGCGTTACTTGCCATTATTTTTGTTAATTCTGGTGAGTTTATTTTCTTTCCAGAATTCAAATGTCTTGTTATAACATATGCAGTTTCATACAAACAAATTTCCTCAAATAATGTATCATCTGAACGATTGTCCCTAATATCATAGTAACCATTGTCATTTTTTTCAACAGAAAACATTCCTACTTTTACACCATTATGTGTCTTTGTAGACTCATTCATTGTTGTTGCAACTTTTTTACTAACATTGTTACTGGCACTATTAAATGCGTTCATAATATTTTCCATTGCTTTAATATCTGCAGTTTTAACTCCATGTGATACATCAATATGACCAGAGTCAGCCATTACTTGCTGTTCATGGGCAACCTGTTCTTTTAATGCAGTTTTGTCACCGTTCAGTGCCTTCATTAAATTTGACATTGCATTCACATCTTGTTTACTAGGTGTTGTCATTACATCCTCCGTTAGTTGACTCTATATCCACGTAGTGTTGGTACTAACACGCCCTTATGTACTAATTTATCAGCAATAATTATTGAGCGTTCACTCAATTGAGATTCATTAACATATTCGTTTTCTGAAAAGAACTGGTTTAATAAATCACTTTCTTCTTCGGTGATCATAACATATATACCACCTAATACTTCTTGTAACTTCATTTTAAACTCCTCTTATTTATTGAGTTTATTTAATAGACTTCTAAATTGCTGGGCCGTTTTGGGATCACTTGCAAGTGCGTCTAACGATTTTGCTTGCTGTGCCATCGCAAAACGTTGAACAGGCGTTAATGCTTTGCCTTGTTCGGCTCTATCAAGTGCCTTTGCTGCCTGTTGACCACTAATGCCACCCAATGCTTTCTTGCCTAGGCGTTGCATTGCTTGTGCCTTTTTAGTCATTGCAGATGAACTAGAATCTTGGCTAGGCGCGGATGCTTGTGCTTGTGACTGAGCTTGTTGCATGCCCTTCATTTCGCCTGGTGTTAATGAAGTTCTTGTTCCCTGCGAACCAGTAGAATATTCTTCATCAAGACTAAAACCTAAAACTTCTTTCGCTGTTTTTTCATCTCTATCACGTAATGCTCTCATTAATTCAATATATTTACCAAAGTCAAGAGTTTTCATTCTATTACGAACATCATCATCACTTGCTCCAACTAAATCAGCAATACCAGTTAATCTTGTATTATATGACTCCGTTAACATAACATTCTCTATACTATCTTTTAAACTCATTTTATATCACCTATTCAACATTTTTAATCGTTTGCTTGCTGGGTTCATACGTTTTGTCATCTTCGATTTACGTGTTAGTCTCTTGCCCATTTTAGCTTTAGTTTTTGCTAAAGTGAACCGCTTCTTAACATCTACTGGCTTAAAACATGCTGTGGGATTAGCAACTGTTTTGCCTTTTAGTCTTCCTGATGAACAGCGATACTTACGAACTACCTTTTTACCACTACGTGCATAAACTAGTTTCGCTTCGTAAAATTCTTCGTCATTTTTTACAATTTCTTCTATAAGCATTATATCACCTTAAACACAGAAGTCAATAGTGCAATTAACAATGTCCCAAATAATGTTGAACTTGCCCAAACAACTATCTTTTTCAATTCTGTAAATTGTTCCTTTGTATCTAATGTTTGACGTTCTACTAATGTTTCTAACCGCCCAATCGATTCATCTAATTTCTTAAATCGTTCATGATTAACTGCTACATGAGTTTCTAAACTCTGCATCTCAAGTGCTGCTAATTGCGGTTCATTTATAGACATCGTTCTTCTCCACTAAATGTTATATGTATTTATCATTTTAGTTTAGAAGAATTATCCACATATAAAAAAACCCAGTTATTAACTGGGTTTTTTCTTTACATTCACTGCTTAATGGGGTATCTCCACATTCTATTTCATTATGCGAATGATTCCAAGACCATACTAGGTAGTGGGCGCTCAATAGAATGTAGAACTATAATAATTCAGACATCTCAAATTCTATTGTAATAGGATCTAATGGTACACCATCTATATCCACACCGTAGAATATTTCTTTTAGTATTGCAACATTATCACCGCTACGTTCAAATGCTTGTCCATGCTCTACCGCAAATTTAAAAATCATGCCATTACCAGTTAGAGTTGGTGCTAGTCCAGTAAGTGATACTGGAATAGGACTATTCATAATTACAGGTTGGGCTACCAGATTAATTAGATTACAAACATCATCAAAATTTTGTTGTGACTGATCTAATATATTACCGGTTGATGTGATATCTAATGTTTTTAGATAGATAGTATAAAAATTCAGATTGCCAGATAGATTTTCGCTTGAACCTGCCGAGCCATGTATTCTTGTCATATTATTTCTCCGATTGAATTATTAAATGTATTTATACTATGTATTTATATCATATATAAAACAAAAAAAGACCCACCATTGGTGGGCCTTTTTACTCTAACAAGTAGAGTTTATATCTTAGTAATCAAAATCTGCTGCTGAATAATCGTCGCCTAGTGCTGCTGTTAGTGTAGTCGCTGTCCATGCGCCGTTATTTTCTACTGCAACGCGCTCTGCGCCTTCGCCTAGAATTACAACAGTTGCACGTGTGCCTACTGTTTCAACAACATGTTTCGCAGAGATTGTACCTGCTACTTTTGAGATTGTGAAATGTACAAGTGATCCTGTTAGGAATTGACCTGCATCATATGATTCGTGTACTTTTGCTACCATTTTATTTCTCCATTAAAATTTGTTGAGACTTTATCATCTCTATACTTTTATTTATCATTTTTGTTCCAACAATTGTATGTTACTTTCTTCTAGATTGAAATTTTGTTAGACCAGATTTTGTTGGATTATCATATGTTGTCTTTGCTAATCGTTTGCCCAGTGCATCTGCACCTTTAGCAATTGCATAGGCTCCGCCAACTGCTACAACCGCTTTAACAATTGGACGATCCCAAATCTTTTTCTTTGTGTCATTTCTGTCATTCACAATATAATTACCACGCTTTTGAAAGGAAAGTAATGGTTGCATAAACTCACTTCGCATTGCTTTAGAACGCATATATTGAACACTACGTGTTACTACTAATGCACGTTGATTTTGATTCAGATTATCCCAATCACCAACTAATCTACGCATAGACTTTAACATGCCATCTTGTATATTTAATTGGCGCTGAAATCTAAGTAACATTTTTTGTTCAAATGCTGGACTATTTTTACTATTGCCTATATGAGTTAGATATTGTACTAAATCTGCTTTATTTGGAGATAATCTTTTCTTTGCAATTTCATCTTTTTCATTACTATTATCTTGATCTTTTCCCATAAGTCTATTAAGAGCAATATATAAATCAGTTCCGCTTGTTCTAAATGTATCAAAATTTCTAAATGCTACTGTACGTTTGGCATATTCACTTGCCAATGGCGCATAATCATAATCTTTATTAAAAATATTTAATAGCATTAGGTACATGAATGATACATCGGACGCATCATCTAAATTAACCTCACTTGCAATTTTTTTATTTCTAAAAAGTCGGCTCTCAGTTAGTTCATTCACTAACTGTAAACTTTTATCTTCATCATCACTTATATCATGGCCGCCATAAATTTCTGCCCATTGACTTGCTGTATATTTTTTATCATTTGCCATGCTTTATTTCCTTTTATCTAGTATATCCTTCATGACATTTGTTGCTGTGTTGGTAAACCATCGTGGTGCCACACTGTGTATTAATAATGCTGGTACTAATAATTGCAATTTTACCGCAGCACTTAGTGCAGTAGCCATATGTTGTAATCCACTTTCATTAACACTTTCTAAATGCTCTTTACATTTTTTACTAAACATTATATTATCTTTCTTTTGTCATGTTTGCAGCACTAAAACCACTGCGATTAACTAATTTACTATCACCCTGGCCAATAACGTAGCCTTCGCCACCTCGCTGTCCATTTGTATATGCCTCTACATCTGCGTCACTTGCATCTAATTGTGCAATTATATCATTTTTTACTTTCATAATGCCCATTATTACTGTAAATAATGCCTTCATTCCTGCAGCATTGTTATTTACATGATTGTTCATTCTATCTTTCATCTGTTCAGACATTTTGGCAGTTGCTATCCATTTTGACCAATCACCTGTTAAGTTATTCAACTTACGTGCTTTTGTCATATTATTTACATATGTATAAAGTGCATTTTTGAAACTTGATAACTTGTTTGATTTTAAAAAATTATCATCTAATAACATATCTATTTTATTGGCACTAGAATTTGCAATGCTTGCTACTTTATCTAAATCATCTGCTTGTACTCTTGGACCTTTTGTGAGTGTCACTGGTGGCATGATAAGAAGATTACCTGAGTTTAACTCTGATGTATCTACTTTACTTTTTGTTCCATCAAGTTCAATCTTAGCATGTAAAACTACACCTGATTGACTTTTTGATATCTGTTTACCGATATCACTATTGCCACGAACACGATATGTTACCGTATTTGGTGTGAAAACAAAATGCCCATCTTCTGCACTTGGTTTTGTAAAATATAATAAGTCACCATGCACATAACCTCTAAAGTTTTCTGGCGTTGCTGCTTCATATATATCCCATATATTTGTCATTTGTTTTACAAAAGCCTTGCGGTTAGCATCCGGTGCTTCTTTGCCGCGTCTTAAAAACATTGATGCCATGTCATTTTTACTTGTTACTTTTCCATCATATCCTTTGGCACCGAAGCCACTCTTGTCTGTTAATACAAATTCACCATTCTCATTGCGACCAAAGATTACCGCAGGCGAACCATCCCATTTAACAGTAACATTTTCAGGAGATTTCTCTAAATTCTTTAATGTTTCAATCGATTTCGCAACACCTTTTGAACCATGCCAAATAGCAAAGTCTTCAACATGTTGAATACGTGCATCTGATTCACGCAACGAAGATTTAGCCCCTTCACTTAACTCGGTTGGAACACCAGCATTTTGAATACTTGGATTTGATTTGAAGTCTTTGAAAATCTTTTGTGCTAGTTCTTCTGGATAGTTTTTCTTAACTGCCGCATACAATGATTCAAAACTATCCATATCTGCAGGACTATCTAACTGTAGTTTTTTAGCAATCGTTGCATCGTCATAATATGGACCGCCAATTACTTCGTTATTGTTTTTCTTAGTATAACCTTCGCCGTTCTTTTTAGGAACAGGTGTTCTACGAACACGCACTAGACCGTTTGAACTCCACATCCAACGTTCCATTTCCATTGGACGACCATCTTCAGTTTTCTCATCACTTGCCGCCACGTTTAATCTGCCCGCAATACTGGCAATCATGATGTTACGATGAACACCTTTATACTTGCTATCTTCTTCATGTGGTGAGTGATAATATGTTTTCATCCATTTTGGATCGCCTGGCATAAAGTCCAATTGTACAAAACCAGTACGCCCTTCAGGTACACCTAAACTTTTTTTAGTTTTAGGGTCAAACATTTCACGGTTAGGGTCATAATTTTGGATTTTAATTTTAGTAATGTGTACGCTGGTTTTCGCATAGTATGAAATTAGCGGATGATTTTTTAGCATTTCGCCAAATTCGTCACTTTTTTCTGGGGGGATCTTGATTGCAACGTCAATATCTCCGCTAAACTGTTTTTTGCCAACACTACCAAGTGCCTGACTAACAAGATCAACACCCAATGCATTAGACAATGGTGTTAGTGTTGCTTTAATTTCGTCACGGTGAATTGGACCAACACCTGGTGCTGATCCGCTTTCATTAATTTGTGTATCATCAAGTAAGTTCTTCATACGATTATGTAGACCAACTTGTTTTAAGCGTGGCTTTCTTGGACCTCGAAATCGGCGTTCAATTCCCTGATTTAAAATTATGTCTGATATCTTCATTTCTTATCTCCAAATGGATTTTCACCTGTTAATTGAGGTCTTGAAAACCATAATTTAAACCAAGCATCAGTTCCAGGCTCAATATCATTCTTTTTTTGATACTCACCTTTTTCTTGTCCAGTATGAGATATATTTTCCTGATGTTGTGATACATCATAGGGCTTATATATACCTGCTAAAACCTTCAGTTGATGTAACTGCTGTTCAAAGTCCATTATTTGTCTACACTATTCATGCCTCGCTTAAACTTCCGCGGGTCTTTTGTGCGGATACTATTAACCAAACGTTTTTGTAAATCATGTGAAGTTTCTTCATCAAAAGTATTTTCAATGAATTCCATTAGGTGTATTGCACCTGCAATCAAGTGTTCACCTTTTTGTTCAACCAAACGTTTGTTATCTTTATCATAAGACATGCTGTTTAGTTCTTCAAATAGACTTTTACGTTTCATAACAATCCTCCGTTAAGTGTATTTATCAAGTTTCGTCAAAAGCCGATCTAGTTTTAGTTTTCAACATTGCACGGAGAGAACTCGCTGCCTGTGTTTTTTCGAAAACAGGAGTATCATCATCTGACTTATTTAGAGTTGTTTTCTTTCTAAGTTGATCAACAACACTAGAGGGGGCACCGCTATTGCTTGGTGTGCCTGCACCAGTGCTATCTTGGTCTGGATCATCTGATATACGTAAACTGTCTCTATCAAATAATAAACTTACTTTACTGCCGACACCAGATGATGAACGTGTTTTTAATAGTTGTAATTGATATTGTCCACGTTCACGCATAGCATTCGATGTAAAAATACCAATCACATTATCAGCAGTTTGAATTTTACTAATGCCACCAGCAATATGAGAATGATCAAATTCAATTTCTTCAACTGCACTACGATTTAATTGTGATGCAGTTACAGTAACAGTCTGTGTTTCCATAGAAAAGTTACGCATTTCTTCTGTAACATATTTGTCTTTGGTAAAGGTGTCACCTGCTTGTACTTTTTTAGTTGCCGGCATTAACAAATCTAGATAGTCAATGCACATGCAATCTACTGTTTTGCCAGTTTGTATCTGAAGTTCTTTCAAGTAAGACCGTAGATCATTGATTGTTGAACCACTCGGAAGATACTTTATACGTAGCATACCGGACTGTTTGCCTTTCGCTTTAACTTGTAGTTCAACATCATCTAAGTCTTTAAAAATGCGTCTAGTACTGCGGTCCGTCTGCATTGCATACATACGCATACTTGAAAGTTCCTCGGATAACTCCAATGTGAAGTAGACACAATTCAACCCAGCCTCCGCCCAATTCAGGCTCATATTTTGCATAAAAAGGGATTTACCTGCTCCGGAGCCACCTGCAAAAATCGTAATCTCCCCACGATTAATGCCACCATATAGCTTATCATCAAGAGATTTCCAACCAGTGGTAATCTGACCATTGTTGTCTTTCATCCGTTCAAGCACACCTCTGGGATCAGCAAAATAATCTGTTCCCAAACTACGTGCCAGTCCAATTTGAACAGCCTCTTTGATTCTAAGTTCTACTTCACCATACTTGCCAGTCTCAAGTAAATCTGTGCTATCGATAATAGCCTTCTCAATAGCCTTGTGACGGCAAAATGTCTCAAACTCATCCACAAACCATTCTTCGTGCTGGGTTATGTTTTCCAACTTCTCAATGTCTTGTCCTGTTTCTGCTTTAATAATTGCAGGATCTGGTAGTGTAGAATAGTCTTCACTATAATCAATAAGTTGTTTGACCACAGGACGGACACTGCGGTCGAAATATTCAGGCTTGATAATCCCTCTGATCCTAGTATATAGTTCAGGATTAGTCACCATGAATTGAATGAATAGTTTTTGTAAGTCTGGGCTATAATTTTTTACTTCTGACATTTGTATAGTATATCATTTCTATGTGTAAAGGTCAACACTTTTAGTCAAACAGTGCTGGATTTAAATTGTTTTCTTCTTTCTTGCGTAATCGGTCTCTCTTCCATCCTTCGCGCTGCTTTTCTCGTTTTGCAAGTTCTTCTGCAGATGGTGAGATAGGCTCTGGATCAGGGACTACTTCAACTTCGTCCAATGTTGGCAAGAAAGCATCATATGCATTCTTATTCATTTCAAATCCAACAAATTTTCTACCATATCGCAATGCAGTTCTAGGTGTAGTGAAGCCGCCACAGAATGGATCCATTACTACATCGCCACGGTTACTACTATACAATATAAACTTTTCAATCCAATCTTCATTTAGTTGGTTCTTGTTTTTAATTTGTCCCGGCTTATGGCTACGTGGCATTGTTTGAACTGTCAGACGATCATGATAACTATCTTTACTATCTGTATAATAAGCATTAGTATTAAATGTGCGCTTTTGTTTGCTTGTTTCTGGCTTTGACCAAAACAATACATGATAGTGACTACTTACAAATTTGTTTTTTGTTGATACACCAAAACTATATTGTGCAATAATATGATTAATTTCTTTTAAGTCTGTTGAGTGCAATGCATTAAGTATATGATGCAAATTTGTATATCCACTGACAATATACATACTACCGCCTGGTCGTAAAACCCTTGCACATTCTGTAATCCATTGCCTAGAAAAATCACCGTATGTTTCTAATGGAACTTCTACATAGCCAGGAACTACGTTGCCTTCGTCACGATTATAATGTGCGTCAAGTTTATCACCCTCAATACCATAAGGAGGATCAGTAAATATCAAATCTACTGTTCCATCTTCTATATGCTCATTGATGCCGCTAGTACAATCTTGATTATAAACTGTATGATTCATTTACTCTCCTTAACATTTGATAATTATACTATAAATCAAATAAAATATCAAGCATTTTGTATACTTTGTTTCACAGATTCAATTACCGCGCGTTGTGCTTTACGTTTTTCATCTTTGTAATTAACTTCAACTAGTTGTGTATTTGAAATATCTTCTGGTCTAAAAATAAACTCCAATGCATCAAATGGAATGTGTGCTTCAATGCCGTCAGATACTCCAACCAAATATGGTTTAACATCTTCAGCACTGATGATTGCAATTGCGTTCTGTTGTCCAAGCATATAAAAATCTGCAGGATTTTCAATTGTTGTGCCTTTGTTTTCACCTAAACTATTTTTTAGTTTTACTTTGACTGTCTTTTTTTGATTATTGCGTTTAGTAAACATACCATCTGTCATATATTTAAATTCTATATCTAAATTTTCTATGATATCTCTATGGTCTCTACCGATATCATCAACCCAAACCAGCCGCCCGTCTGTTGCTGCTTCAACTGTTTGTTCAATTATATCTGCCTTATCAAATCTATCTTTGCGGTCGTTCAACTGTGATCCCAAACTATATACAACCGAACTATATACTTGTGAATTAATTACTGATTTTAATTGAGTAGCATATGTAGAAGTTTTCATTATCGTGTTTCCTAATATTTCAAAATGTCCCCAATAGTCTTCTGGTTCTATCTGAGTTTCGTCAAGATTGTTAAGAATATCCAACAAATCATCTCTCTGTTTATTAGCGTATACGTTCTTTATATAATGATTCTTATTGCTTGTCAAGTAAAAAGAGCGCCGAAGCGCCCTTTTATTTTCCTCTACTAAATCTATCTTTTGGTCTATAAAAAATCTTTTGATTATGAAATCTTCCTAGCAAATCACGAATTTCTTTTAACTCTTCGGCTAGTTTATCATCATGCTCTTCCATTAAACGTTTTGCCCTTCTGGAAACTTTTGCACTTAATGCGTTTTCTATAATTTCTAAATCCCTAACTGTTAACTTGAAATTTTCATTCGGTTTCATAGTGCTGCTACCTTGCTTTTTAGTATGTTTTAATAATTTTATCAGCAATTCCATGTTTAATTGCCTCTTCTGGAGTTAACCACATATCACTTTCTGGAAGCAAGTGTTTACGAATGTAACTTTCTGTTTTGCCTGTGCATTTTTTATAATGGTCAAGCATCCGTTCTGTTGATAATTCAAACTCTTTAACAATTGACATTAGTTCATGTTCTTTGCCTTTTGATCCCCAACTATATTGATGTGACATTACACTTGTATTTTGTGTGAGATAACGATGACCTTTTTCACCTGACATCATTAACAGAACACCACAACTTGCAATCATGCCCATTCCATATGTATATACTGGAATTTCACTTTGTTTAATTGTGTCTATAAGATGCAATGCACTATTTACAGCACCTCCTGGTGAATTAATATAAAGATGAATTATATTAGGTCTTTGTTCAGCAGGCATCATATTATATTCCATAATCATTTTGACTAATGGCATACAATTTTCTTGATTGAATTCTTTATCCATGAATAATACACCATTATCATACAGTATTTCACCTGGCTTTTTTGGTGGCATTGGTGGCTGCGGCATCGGCATTTGTGGTGTTGCCGGTTGCTCTTTTGGTGATGGAATTACTTTTGTTTCTACTGCTGGTTTTTTCTCTGGTGTCTTTTTGGTTGTTTTCTTTTTGACTGGATTCTTTGCCATGTATTTGTATTTCCTATATTATCCTAAACGCATTTTTACGTTAATTTTAGTACTATTACTTATCTTACTATCAATTATACTCTTTAGAGTATATAACTTACCATATTTATTCACTGCATCAGCGGCGTCTTTTATATCATCTTCCCATCTTGGAAAACTAACTGACCAACCGTTTTCAATTGCTTGCTTAATTAATTTTTCACCTGCTTTATCTCTATCAGGGCTTAAAATAATATCACCTTTAAATAAATTGATATAATCTATCTGCTCCTTACTCGCCTCATTGCTCATTATAGCCACACAGTCTAATGCAGCCGCATCAAACACTCCTTCTGTTATTATTAGATACTTACGCTTACTATTAATAACATCTATATTATATATAAAGTCTTTAGGCGTCTTCATCATGTACTTTGAATCTGCTTTACCAGTATAGTCTCTACCAGTATAACCTACTATACGTCCACCTTGGTAATAGGGAATAATAACACGGTGTCTGAATACTGGATGTGGGCTCCAGTATATGTTATTCACATGATCATATAGTCCACGATCTATCAAGTATTTAGCACCTAAAATCGCTCTTTTATCAGGTGCGTCAATTTGTAGTATATCTTCCAATAACATACTTCCAACTGGCAATTCACAATCTTTAAATTTAGGTATTATAGTTCTAGACTTTTTACTAGCAAATGTCATTGGGCCATCTGCTAATTCTTTATCTCTAATCGCTTGTAATTGAATACGTTTTATATCACTATCAGGAATTCCCAAATTACGCATTAGCAAAATCATTTTCTTATTAATGACTCTACCTAACTTATGTGATGCAGTAAATCCACAATTAAAACAATGATACGATATACTATCTATATCGTTTCTAATGCCGCCGCGCAATCTTGTATCATTTCTTGCTTCGCCATTATCTATGCAACAAGGGCAATTAAATGATAACCAGCCACCACTACTAGGTCTCTGAGGTCTAGGCAGACTCGAATATATAACTTCCTGTAGATTCATAAGTTTATAATAAACTATAATATAATAATTGTCAAGTATTATTTAAAATTTAAATCCACTTTGCAATTTTGCGACCACCCATTGGATATACTCCAAATCTAGCACCTTTAATACCAAAGTTATTTCTATCTTTTGAGTATCTTACCATTAATACTGGTTCAAACTCTCCTTCAAGTCTTTCCTTATTTGCATGAGATGAACCAGTTGCAACAAGTTTATTACCATCAAATTTTGGTTCACCCTGTAATACCAAATCAACATTTTGCGGTCCTGTCTTGCCGCCCCAGCCTATACCATAAATTGCAATACCGCGTAGTCTTCCATCTTTTAGTTTTCTAGCAAATGTTGAGCCTTTAATCATTTGTCCATCAGGTGATATATCTCTGACTGCCTGTACAAATGAATCTATTTCTTCTTTAATACTTGGTATACGGTTATAAACAACCGCAAGTTCTTTATCTGAAACTCCGCCCCATTGTCCAAAGTCTTTTGCCTGAGAACCTTTTTTATGTGAAACCCAAGCAACTGCATTACCACTTGCGTCAACTGCATGAAAATCTGATTTAGGAGTACCTGGAGTAGAAACAAACTTGGCGACCGATACAGTCCGATTACCAATGACAAGATCAATTTCTGCATTATCTTGTTTCATCTGTCCTAGCATTTTATTTATTGTTCCAAGTGCAGCATCTTCATCACGTGTAGAAAACCCTAAGCCTTTGCCACCGAACTCACTAGTTTTTTCCAAACCTGAAAGTCTCACTGTGCGACCGTCTTCTAGTTCAAACGTATCAGGAATAATACCATTTTTAAGATTATCTATAACTTCAGAATTCTTCTTAATAATTACAGATGGCTCACTTTGTCCAGCAAGAACGAAAGGCTCACCTTTTTTAATCTTGGCAATCAATGTTTGTAATCTATTGGGATTATCTTTTAAGTTTCGTTTTACAAGAGGTCCTTCTTGAAGTTCATTATATTTCATTTGTCTCTCTCTTTTAATTCCGTAACATGACTTTAGATATAGAGCCACTTGTTGCAGTATATGAAATTCGTATCCAATTAACATTGGCATTAACCATATATGCTTGAACGCCCGACTCATTATTAACTATAATATTTTTATCGTAAAATAGATTAGGCGTAAGATCGAACCAATCGCTATCATTCATTGATGGCTGCGGTGAAAGATCACCTTGAATATTCACTTTTCCTGTCATATCATCAAAATATAATGCGATAGTATGAAGTGATTTAGATTTGATAGTGTTACCACTGCCATCAAATGTAGTTGTTGTAAAAGTTGTGATTTCTTCGCCATTAACAGTTTCAGATACAGGAAAAAATGTAGTTGTTTCTTGCGAATCTTCAAACTGTGGATAAATGTCATCGATTACTTCTATTGTACCTTTAGCATTATCATATGTATCAGTATAGATAATTTGTTCTACGCCATTTTCTACAGTATACATTGCAAACTGATAGAAGCCTTCTGGTAGCATAATTGTATCAGCCGTAGAGATAACAAGTGACGCCATCCCTTTGGTAGCATTTGTAATATCTAAATATTTGAATAGAACATTTTCACGACTTTCTCTATCATACATTTTCCAGATAATAGTTTTTCCACTTAAATCAATTGATTTTCTGTCTGTGTCTTTTATCTTAAATCTGAGAGTATTATCAATACCCTTGTGTAATTTATGGTGTCCATCATACATTGGCATATTCCCTAGGTAGGTTGTCGCAGCAGATGTGCCAGTTTCATCTAAGCACACTACCTCTATTTCTCTGTTATACTGCAATACATTAAAGTTAATCATAGATGTATTTATCTCCTAGGACACATAATTTTTATTACATAAATATAGTTATGGATAATAAAAAAATAGAATGGATACAAGAGAATTACCCGTTTTTCTCTTGTGTTCGTTATGGGAAAAAAGAATTTAACGAATATTTAGGTATTGTTATCAATACTGATAATATAATTACTTCTATATATAATTGGGAATCAATACCTACGCCAGAATTGAGGAAACAATTTATAGAATTGGGAGAACAATGGTGGTGGGAATCCAATAGATTAATTCCCATCAATCTATTTTTAGGATCACAGATAAAACCCTATAGGAATTGGATTTTGAATATGAACTCAAAAGACGTACAAATTATTTGGGGACCCGAAACAAGTTTAAATAATATTGTGCAAAAAAGAATTAAACGACGGTCGATTCAACTTGTTCGCAAATTAGATTAAGTTGTACAACAATACTTACAGCATATGCAATCGCATGTGCCTTCTTGAAATAATAACTATTGTCTGTTGGCTTTGTCCATACATTTTCTTTAATAACATCTACGCTTTCACTCAATAGATATCTTTTCGCTGGTCTGATAATTGCAAGCACTTCTGCTAATTCTATAATACTCTGTGGTTTTAATATTCGTAACACATCTATATGATTATGCACATGTGCAAGTTGTTCAACAATTTCAGAGTGTTCTAATAACTCCCAAATTGGTTCTTTGTCTGTTAATTCAGATAAATGTTCAGGATCACGCACACCATTGTATAAACTGTTATTCAAAAAATCTAATTTAAAGTACCCACGTTCTTCTGCCTCTTTGTATTCAATACTTGCTAGATTGCTTACAGGATCATACGGTATCTCAGACACATATACGCCACTATTATGTTTCGTATAAATACCATTTTTTTTAATACTGGCAGGTATATGACTAATTAGACTGAGAATATCATTCCTGTCTAAAACGTCAATATCAATATCAGTTTGATTTTTCATTATTTCCACACCATTATAAACATTGCTGCATCAGTGTCATCTTCAAAATATAATGAACCCATATGTGCCACATAAAAGCCATTACATGTATCATTGCACCAATCAATTAATTCTGTAAGTGCGCCACTTCCTGGCACTAATTCACCTTCGAATTTAATATTATCTTTTGAAACTGCCGACCATTTTAAAAACTCTTTATTATCAAAGTCACTAAAGAATTTTCTACGATTGCGGGTTTTGCCTTCAATTTTACGAAGTCGATCAAGCAACTCACGTGTTTTATGATTTCTTTTAATAAGTTGTGTCATCAATTTTGAGTATTCTCACTATCATCATCATAAAGTAATGCCTCAGCAGCACGATATTGGTTGTATAAATCTTTCAGTACTTCATATTTTTCAATCATTTCGTGCTTTGGTTCTAGGATACATAGTCGCTTTTCTATTGCATCAAGCCGTCTCTCTGTTCGATCCTCGTGTGTTTCTATATTATCATGAAAAGTAAAAAGATCAAGGTCTATATTAACGGTTCCTTGACTTTGCATATTGGATGAGGATGAACTTGATGTAAAGTCTGATACATCATATGTAGTACTACCACTTGTGATTTTTATATTACTATCATCTTCGGATTGAAGGCTTAATACAAATTCATCAAAATCATCTACATCACTTTCAATTTTTGTTTCTTCTGAAATATGTTTTTTAATTTCCTTATCCCAATCAGTAATTGCTTCAATTGGATATTTTCCTTGTCCTGGTATCATATTATGTCTCCCATGGAAATTGCACCCAGCAGTCCTCTTCGTCAGAAAATTCATTACTCCAATAATCGGTATCTACAATTGAATTGGGACTACTGAGCAATGCGCTAAATCTAACATTATTGTGCCACACCTGCCCCCATCTTTCGTCTGATGGTAAACAACTTGCTTGCCAATCTTTCATAATCCATTCCATCGCATCTCCGCCACGATTTATATCATCTAAGATTAAGATATTCTTTGGATCTTTTTCATAACCAAATGCATCTTCTGCCATCCAACAATTACTTTCGGTATTCTCTTCTAACCCATTTGCTGCTAGTTGTACACATAATGTATGCATTGGTATCTCAGTCATATGAGAAAGCATAACGGCAGGAACAAGACCGCCACGTGTGATTCCTATAATGTAGTCTGGACGCCAGTTATCTTTGTACATATCCATTGCAATATCTTGTACGGCAGAGTTAATTTTTGACCAATCGTATGTGATAAGTTTCATGTATCTGTTTCCACTTCTACTATTTTTCGTAAACTCCATCCACCGTTATTATCTTCATTCCATTCAAGTTCAGTATTCTCATCCCATCCAAGGTGAGATAACAAATCCTCCGGTAAGTATATAAACAATTCTCCTGTTTCCGGATCCTCATATACAGTTGATGTATTGCTTAATAGTTTACTTGATGCTTTCATAGTACTCATAGTCCTGCCCTTTCTAATACTTCACTAACAAATTGCACATCATCTTTTCTTACTGAAAACTTTTTGGTCCAAAATGTAGGTTCTAAATATTCATTTATTAAGTTTAATTCATGTTCATTAAAATTTGCCATTGCTTCGCTACAACTGTAGCAATTAAAAATAATCCAAGGGCTGATGCGTCCGGATTTGATCCAATGTATGAGACGCGGCTTACTAATCTCCCTAAAGAATGCATTATACGGTCTATCATATTCCCTACTCCATTGTTGCATTAATAATATACCACGTTCAACTGCACGTTCTGCAGTTTCTTTTTTATTTAACTCACGAATATAAGTCTCATAAACTGCATCACTACACCATTTATCTAAATGAACACTATTATTGATAACAAAATCAATAAATTTCTCTGGATCAATTGCATTAATATCTAAAATGTGCCTACCAAATTTAGTAAATGCAGTATAGTAATTAGATTTTGAAAATTCTTCGTATGATTTTTCTTTAGTTTTTATACCTTGTGTTAACTTATAAAATTGATTATATGCTATATGTCCTAGTCTAACATATTTAGCATCTTTATTTAACCAACGTCTTTTCGGTTCACAGAGATGAACTGAGAGAGTCTTTTCCTTTTTAAAGGACTTTTTACAATATTGGCATTCAAAACTCATAAGGGCATTCTGTTTCTTCTATAGTAAAGCCACCTTCAATCCAGAACTCAGGATCATCCCCATCATCGAATCCATTATCATATAGATAATTAATACCTTCGTCATGATAATTATTTATAAAATCATTATAATCTTTTGCTTCGTACTCTTCACCAGTTTCTAAATTGTAAAAAATGAATTCATCTGTGCCACTATTCAATGCATTAACCATTGGTTCATCAAATTCTGCATATACATCAACCGTTTCTTCAGTGTGGGAAACTATACCGTCATGTCCAATATCAAAAGATCCCCATTTCCAGTTAGTATCTATTTTCAATCCGGTATTTGTCTCTTTATTAATGAAATATTGTATTTCACTAATGCCCCACTTTTGTACGTTCTGAATATGATACCAATTCATTTTTTCTTCTTTCGCTTTGTTTTACCAAAAATTTCATCTATAGATTTATCATCTATTCCTATATTAATTGCCATACGTTTTATATCTGTGTCTGTGTTTATGTTACGATACAATTCAATTTCATCTGCCTTCATATGTGGGTATGTATCTCTAATAAACTCAGATATAGTATCCTTCTTTTTGTTAGAGTTAGGAGGCTTGATCCATTCGTGATATTGCTTCTTACCACTACCAGTTAAACACATTAGTTTCCATATTAGTTCATCATGTTTATACAAATCTACATAATGCTTGTTGACAAACTCATTAGTTGCAAGTATTGCTTCCTCTGCGTATGCACCCTTAATACTGCTAGTATAACGTAAAAATAGCCAACTACTCCATTGCTTCTTATCATCATCAGACAAACGTGAATACCAATCATAATCACGGCGGTCTATAGCATTAAGAATATCATTCAATGGAAGTTTATCGGCCATTCTCTGCTCCTCTTGGCGGTGCGATGTATTTGCCACCATTTATGAATATAAACATACTACAAATCTTCTTAGATGTAAAGTAAAAACAGTCATTATTATCAAAATATTCTACACTCCACTCTGTTGATTGCAATGATTGTTCACACCATTTGACTGCATTTTTCGTGTCACTATAATTAACTATTAATACACGATGTAATGTATTAAAAGAAATCATAACTACTTAATACATCCGGAATGCGATTAAGGTCTTTTACAAAATAAGCACACTTGGGTTTATCACCGTATTCTAATGGGATAGCAAGAATGTGTCCATATTTTAGTTTAGGAAAAAACCATTTTACATCTGCAAATACGTTGTTAATTTTTATTGGTTGCCAATCCATTGTAAATCCGGCTAATGGATTAGTTAAAATTGTATCAAAACTACGTTCATTAATACTTGTTAATGGTACAAATTCTAAATCTCCTATATCTCTATGTCCAATTAGAATATTCCAATCAATTGGCATTTCAATTTTATGGTCACCTATTGTCATTGCTATACTAGGCGCTTCAAACGTTTCAATAAAAACTAAAGGAATGAAGTAAAAATCCGGATCTGCTTTATCTGTTACATCCATTACACAATATCGAATATCTTCTATTTCCTCGGGCAGACTGTTCATTTCAAAACAGCGATTTTCTGGTGTTAATATTTTCATTAGTATTTTACCTTTTCTATGCTGAATGGATATTCGGCATCTTTATAGAATTTCTTTCTTTCGGTTAAATGTCTTTTTGAGAATCTACATCGACTGGTGACATCCCAGATTTGAACAAAATCTTTATCTTTTGCCACACGGACACCACGACCGATAGACTGAATAACCCGCACAAAAGACTTGCCAGGCTCCAAAAGAACCATGTTGAATATGCGAGGGATGTTAATACCAACGGCGGCAACACCGTAAGTAGCAATAGTGATTGAATTGGTACCTTCATTTATTTCCTTATATGCTGTTTTCCTATCATCAGATTTCATAGAACCTTGTACAAAATCTGCTTCTGGAATTAGCTCCTGTAATGCTTGTCCTGAATTAATACGCCCAGTTAAAACTAGGGTATTTCCTGTTTGTGATATTTCTTTAATTAAGTTGGCTAAATATTCTTGTCGTTTTTTATCCTCTAACAAAAATTTAAGTTCACTTTGATAATCAGTATATGACTGTGTTTCTTGTGTTTGAACAACATTTACATGACAATTGGATAATACACCAATATCTTGTAAATCTTTGGCCGCTAGTCGATTTACGATATCTCCCAGACTGGCACGTATGGTAGCAAACTCATGATCGGACTTGGGAATAGTCCCTGTTAATCCCCAACGCAACGGAACACGTGAAAATACACTTGTTAACAAATCTTTTAGTACATCAGCCTTTGCTTGATGTACTTCGTCTACTATTACGCAACATACATCTTCAATAAAGTCCATGATGTTGTCTTCGCCTTTTTTAGTTTTCTTTAGCAAGGAATTGAGGGATTGCCATGTACAGATGGTGTGGGTTTTTCCAATATCTTTCCTATCACCGAAGTAAACACCAGCATCTAACCCACAGTTTAGATAGTCTTCTTCGGTCTGCCGTACCAAGTCCTTATTTGGTACAATAACAATTGAACGCCCATACTTTTCTACTAATTTAGACATAGTGGCAGTCATAATAGTTTTACCGGCACCTGTAGCAATCTCTTGTAGAGCCTGTGGTGCTTCTAAAAACTTATTAACAACGGCAACCTGATAATCACGAAGGCGAATAGGTTCACCTTCCGCTGGATGTCCTTCAGGCCAACATGTATCACCCCAAAATTCATCATCAATTGTATCAAATTCTAGTTCAATATGTTCACGCCTATCATCAATGTCAATCTCATATCCAGAACTCATAATTATAGGTAAAAGATCATCTAATAAATTTAGATAAGTTCTGCCACCTACATCACAAAATCTAACCGTTCCGTCCCATCGTCCCAATTTATAAGCAGGCATATGGTATGCATGTGGCAATAAAAACTTTAACTTATCACTACACTTACGGCGTGTTGCAGGATCAAGTCCTTCTAACTTTACGTTTACTTCGTCTTTTATTAAGATTGTACATTTTTTCATAATAATATAATAACACTTTTATCGGTTCAAGTCAAGAAAAAACAGACATCCATTAGATGCCTGCTTTTGAAATTTTAATATAGACTACACCCGTTTCATACATGTAGTTTCTGCTAATCGCTTCCAACGTGCAGGACTTAACTTACACAAGTCAGCCAACTTCTGAGCCATGCGAAGTGAAATTTCACGCATTTTTGCTTGATTATCTTCCAGGAATGTTACAATATCAACTTCCTGTTCTTTAGTCAAACCTTTCTGATCGAACAACCCACCATCACGTGCAATCTGTTTTATGCGCAAGATTTTTTCGCGTGTTGTATCCATAGTCAAATCAAGATAGTGACAGCGTGACATAATAGCCCCGAGGTGATCTTTGATTTTTGTTGAACGTACATTGTCGAATTTCAAGTTAGTGATAAAGATTACAGAACCTTTGAACTCAAAACGATCAGGAACACCTTCACGGCGCAAGAAATGCGAGTCTGAATTCCAAGAGATATAACGTTTCTTGCCACTATCAAGTGCAGCTTTAAGAATGTTTAGTGCATTCTCGTCAAACAAGATGCTATCACAGTCATCCAAAACAACGATGTTCTTTGCATCTGAATACTTGTAAAGCATTGCATACAAACCAATCGGTGACATTGTGCCTTTGACAAATGTGTGACGAAGCGGATTGTCTGCCATTAAATCAAACAGTGAATCTTTCTCAAGTATTTGCTCAACACCATATGTTTTGCCAATACCAGGAGGTCCAGATACCACCATACCACGCACGATACCATCACATGTTGCTACAGTCATTTCATCTAATATAGCAAAACGTTCCGCAATGCGATCCATAACCTCAACATCAGTCTCACGATGAAATGATACAACCTCAACGTTTTCAGGCTGTACTTTTACTCGCATTTTTGAACGTTTAAATTCTGTTTCACTTGCATCAACTGTTATGAAATTTGTACCATTTTTTGCTTGTTTCATTTCAGAAACTACAGGAAAAATACCTGTTACTTCTTCATTGCGATAAAATCCGTTTGTTATTTGAACTACTGACATTTACGTTTCCTCTTTGTGATTACTAACTTAGTTATAAACTGATTCTCTTATAATGTCAAGTATCTATTTACCGATGCCTCCAAGGTTCAGCCAAATCTGCTAAGTGCCGTTGGTAATTATTATAGGAAATTGTATAATCTTGCCAAGAACTATATGTATATGTTTCAGGACCAACTTTATTATTCCGTGATTCTGCAGATGCACGTGCCATTTTTTCACCATATGGATACCAATCGACCAATTCTTTAGTATCAGATGTGTACACAACAAAAATAGGATAACCCTTTTTGACTTCAGTTTTTAGTTTTTCAATATTCATTATTAAACCCTAGACAATTCAAAATAACAATCGGCAACAAGTTGTATAGCATTATCACCATATCGTTCTCTTACTTTATCATATACGGTCTCTACATCTTTACCAGAATTGATTAACTGCTGTGCAAAATTTTGCACTTCCATTCGGAAACTTTTAGTGATTGGAGTATTCATTATGCTGCTTCTTTCATTTCACTACGATAGTTGTATGGTTTATCCCATTTACCACAGTTTATATCAATGTAAAAGTCGTGGTCAAAATAATCAATTTGTGAATTGCTGTTGTTGTAGTAACCAGTTGATTTGATTGCTACAAGCAAATCGCCATAGAAACGTTTAATTATCGGATCGTTAGCATTTTCCTCACACCAGTAGTGGTTAACTTGCAGATTATCACCAGAGATACCTGCATCACCCAGTAGGTCAAGCGGTCCGCCCCAAAGATTGACAACCAATGAACTATGATTATCAACGCCAACAGTTACTTCTCTACCAGTAAATCCATATGATTTACACACTATTTTAACATTTTTTGCAATTACTTTTTTGCGGTCCTGAGAAATATAAGCCATATTGTTAGTCCTTTTCACTGATTACTATTATAATATAAAGTGATTCGCTATATTTGTCAACCTTTTTATGACAGGATAACGCAAAAAATACCAATAATAGTTGTAACGGTCATAATTTCAGAAGTTAAAGTTACCATTCCATTTTTAAGTACATTCAACATTTTTAAAGCCCTCATTGTTGCTATCTATACATACTTTATATAATGATTCGTTTAAGATGTCAAGAAAAAAGCGCAACAAAAAATGCTGCGCTTTCAATAATCTATAAAATAGTTTACAGTAAGTTAAAGTGACATGCCACCAAATGTATTCTTATCAACATCTTGTTTGACACCACCAACTACATATGATGAAATTTCAGTCTCTTGAGGCGCAACTTGAACTTCTGCGCCAGCGATCCACTTTTGTGTCCATGGCAGAGGATTTGCTTGAGGTGTTGTATACGGACATTTTAAACCTACAGCCGTCATACGTTTACAACAAATCCATTCAATATAATCACTTAACAATTGTGTGTTTAGACCAATCATTGACCCATCTTTGAATAGATAATTTGCCCATGCTTTTTCTTGCTCGACTGCATCAACAAACATTTGAATACACTCTGCTTCTGTTTCTTTGGCAATTTGGATATAGTCTGGATCATCTTTTGGCAGAAGTTTTAGAAGTGTTTGTGTTGAACCCAAATGTAGATTTTCATCACGGGCAATCAATTTAATAATTTTAGCATTACCTTCCATCTTCTTCAATTCTGCGAATGCCCAAGAACATGCAAATGAAACATAAAAGCGAACACCCTCAAGAATGTTGACACTCATAAGTGTTTTGTAAAGTAATTTCTTAATTTCATACTTATCAATAACAACTTCATTGCCATTAACAGTATGGGTACCTTCACCCAATAGATTGAAATATGAGGTCATATCAATTAGTTGGTCATAGCATTCTGAAATATCATCAGCACATTCCATGATTTCTTCAATATCCATCATACCATCAAATACTTTTGATGGGTCAGAATATACATTACGAATGATGTGAGTGTATGAACGCGAATGAATTGTTTCACTGAATGTCCAAGTTTGAATCCATGCTTCTAGTTCTGGAATAGTTACCAGCGGTCCGAATGCCTCTACTGGAGCACGACCTTGTACACTATCTAACAGAATTTGACGCTTTAGATTTGATGTAAAAATATGACGTTCATTGTCTGTAAGATTCTTAAAATCGTTTGAATCTTTAGTTACATCAACTTCTTCTGGACGCCAAAAGAACCCAAGTTGTTTGTCTGTTAGTTTGTCAAACTGCTTATACTTTAACATATCATAACGTTGAATAGCAACGCTGCCTGCAGGATCCATGAAGGCCAATGCTTTAGTATGATCTGTCTTATTCTGTGAATTAAATACACTCATTTTATATACCCTTATTTAAATTACGCAACTATCACAATCATCGTCATCTACTTGTGATATTGATAGTGGTTCGTCCATTAGTTTGTCAATGTCAATTTCGCCTTGGCCATCGAATGTGTTGAAATAATACAATTGCTTGCCTCCATACTTATAGAACATAATAAGATGTTGGAGCATTGTAGACATTGGAATTTTTTCTTCATCATAGAACACAGGATTGTAACTTGTGTTTACTGAAATTCCTTGGTCAATATACTTCTGTAAAACTGCTACGATCTTGAGGTAACCTTCAGGAGATGTTTGATCCCATAGCAATTCATATTTGTTTTTTAGTTTGTGAATTCCTGGCACAACTTGTTTTAGTACACCGTGTTTAGACTGTTTGATTGATACTAGTGAACGTGGTGGTTCAATACCATTAGTACTGTTACTAATTTGTGCAGAGGTTTCTGCTGGCATAAGCGCCATCAATGTAGAATTACGAATACCATATTCTTTCAAATCTGCACGAAGTCCATCCCAATCTTGACGTTCTTGGTGTGTTACTAATTCATCAACATCAATTTTACGAGTATCAATAGGCACAATGCCTTGGCCGTATTTGGTCTCATTTGAACCAGTACATGATCCCATTTCTTTTGCAAGTTCAACACTTGCTTTAATTAAATAATAACTCCATGCTTCTGCCCATTCATCAATCATATCCAAATTTGGATTTGTATATGTCATATCATTCTTTGCCATCCAATATGCGAAGTTAATAATACCGACGCCAACAGGTCTACGCTTCAATGTGGATAATTCAGCAGCTAATACTGGATAACGCTGATAATCAAGTAACGCATCAATGCCACGAACTGCAAGGCGACTAACACGTTCAAAATCAGTGAGTGTTTTAATATTACCCCAATTGATTGCTGCTAGTGTACATAGTGAAATTTCACCGTCTGGATCATTTAGATTGCTTAAAGGTCTAGTAGGAAGATTAATTTCCTGACATAGATTTGATTGGCGCACAGGTGCAATATCCTGTAAAAATGAACTATGTGTATTAGCATGGTCAACATTCATGAGATAGATACGACCAGTATTTTTACGCTCATTCATAAATGCTGAAAACAGTTCACTTGCTGGAATAGATTTTTGTCTAATAGAACTATCATTCTCAGCAAGTTCATACAAACGTTTAAATTCGTCCTGGTCATTAAAGAATGATTCATACAAACCTGGGACATCTGCTGGTGAAAATAATGTAATGTCACCACCAGTCATTAGGCGCTCATACATAAGTTTGTTAAATTGAACACTATAATCTAAGTGACGAACTCGATTATCTTCTGTGCCTTTGTTATTTTTTAGAACAAGTAAATCTTCTACTTCTAGGTGCCATAATGGATAATGTAGAGTTGCGGCGCCGCCACGAACACCACCCTGAGAACATGATTTTACACTTGCTTGAAACATTTTATAAAATGGAATAACACCAGTATGTGTAGCATCACCATTTCGGATTGGCGAATTGATAGCACGAATGCTACCAGCGCCAATGCCGATGCCTGCTTTTTGTGAAACATACTTCACAATAGCACCTGATGTTGCCGTTATTGAATCAAGAGAATCACCTGTTTCGATAACAACACAACTACTAAATTGACGCTGTGGTGTTCTGACACCAGCCATTACAGGAGTTGGTAAACTAATGTCAAAATTACTCACAGCATCATAGTAGTCTTTTACCCATTTCATACGGGTATCTTTTGGATAGTTAGAAAAAAGAGTAGCAGCGATAAGGACATATGCAACTTGTGGTGTTTCGTACAATTGCTTAGTTGCACGATTTTGCGCAAGGTATTTGCCGCGAAATTGTTCCATTCCCACATATGATATATTGAAATCTCTTTCATGCTTTACAAAAGCATTAATTCTTTCCCATTCATCATCATCATAAGAACCTAATAGTTCTGAATCATAAAACCCATCAGTAGTGTTTTTTTCTACTATCGCTTTTACATGCCATGGATCAAATGAACCGTACACTTCTTTGCGAATATGATAGTTAATCAGATTTCCAGCAACCCATTGATAATTTGGGGTATCCTCAGTAATCAAATCGGCTGCGGATTTAATCAATGTTTCTTGAATTTCTGCACTTGTTATGCCATCGTAAAATTGTATGTGAGATTTGATTTCAACTTCACTAGGTGATACACCTGCGATACCATCACACGCAAAAAATACTACCTTATGCATTTTATCAAGGTCTAATTCTTTTTTAGTGCCGTCCCGTTTTGCTACATTTATTACCATTTATTCATTTCTCCGAAATCGCAATGTATTTACACATTTTACACTTTACTTAATATCTATTGTTTATATCCGCATCTTCCATACCGGCGACACGTAATTTTATTATATTACTAAGTTGAAAATGCTTTATTTCAAATCCCTTAGTAATCCCTTGAAACTTATTTCTCATAAGTGCTACCTGATTAATTAGTTCAGATATGGCAACAACTTCTGCTTCACCATCAGAATATTTTTCAGCATCCCTGCTTGATAATGCTTTATTATAATTTTCTAAATATTTACGCAAATATTCACTTCGTTTCTTTCTTAGTTGTATATTTAGATGTTCTAGTATAGCCTCTAATTCTTGCAACTGCCCAAATCTATGTTCGACATATCCAGGCAGTTGTGTGGATGCTTTTTCAATATTACCTGTTACTTTTACTTCTTTTTTTGCTTCTGTAAGTTCGATTTCAAAGTGGTCTAAAAAAGCAGGAATATTATTCCAATCAGCAACTATCTTACTATACCAATTCATCCGTCATACTCATCCCATTCATCGTCCCATTCATCGTCAGTATCATCATTAACAAAATATCGGTCGAATGCTGTTTGTAGAATTTTATCATCATCCACCATTTCAAATATTTCAGTTTTTCTGATACCATGGTCATCCAATATTTTTATTAGACGTTCAGCAGATTCCATTTTATCCTTTGCTGGAATAAAAGATTTAAGTGTATTCCAAACATCAAGTAATATTTCTGTATCACTGGTAGCCATAAATCATCCTTCATATATTGCTGAGTTAGCACCGTGTTCTGCACATTCAGATTTTACACAATAGCATCTATTATTAGTTAATTCACGAACAAGTTTGTCAGCAAATTTATATGCATGTTCTGCAAACTTTTCTGCGCCCACACCATCCATCACTGTTAATTCTGCCAAACCTGCTGATTCTAGTTCAGTTAATTTATACAACATTGGATCAGCCCTGTCAACTACTACTTTATGATCAAAATTATCTTCTAGCCATTTCTTCAATGGCTTTAGCCCACCAAAATCTACTGCCCAATTACGATGATCTAAATCATCGCACCCAAACGTAAATTTGAATGCTAGACTATATCCATGTAAAAAGCGACAATGCGAATGGTCTGCATGCGGTTGTCTGAATACTGCAGATAGTCCTATATTGTGTCCATAACTCTTTGTAGAATAGTACTTAGCCATTTCTAAACCTCATTAACTTCTAAGTTTTCATCAATAATTTCACCATTTGAATCAACTTCAAGTGTTTCAAGTCCATGTTCATCAGCATCTAAATCTTCGTTATTCCAATCATTGATCACAATGTCAAGTTTTTCATCTGTCCAGTTTTTACGAAATTCAATGATTTCATCACCTGATTTGGTGACATATCGCAAGCGATTGCCTTGCTTTACAAGCAAACCTTTTGCTTCAAAAAATTCAATTAGTCCTGAGTAAGGTGACATACCAGTTTCATATGGAATTTCTACTTGCACACTTTCAAATGGTTTTGAATATCGAGTTTTTACAACTTTACACGCTGCTCTAATACCATGTACTTGAGATGTTTTGTTGCCGTCTGCATCTACTTTTAGTTTTAGTTTACGCATAGCGATAACAATGCTTGATGCATAGATAAAGCCTTGTCCACCCGAGATCTTGTCATCTGGATCAAACATATCCTGTGATGCATATGTATGATTTGTGGCAATCATACCAATATTAAAATCTCCAAACATATTTACACAGTTACGAACTAGTGCAGCAAGTGCTTTGGGTTTACGACCCATGTCACCTTTCATATCACCCTTTTCAAACTGTGTTACATCAGTTGGTGTTAACATCATGCCCAAACTATCAAGTACAAAAAGAACTTTTGGACGCTCTGCATCCTCTACATCAGCATATTCTTTGCGATAATCTGTCATAAAATCTGATATAATTCTTGCGACATCATCAATCATTGCGACATTTAATTTTAATAGTTTATCATCGCTTGTATCTACATTTAGCGCATGTAACCATGATTCATCAAGTGCATTTTCACTATCAATAAGAACTACAAAGATACCTTGATCCTGTGCATTTTTGACAATGTTACCAGCTGCAATATATGATTTACCTGCGCCGGACTCTCCGGCAAGAACAGTAACTTTACCAAGTGGAATACCTTTGTGAAAGTCATTAGATATTAACTTATTTAGACAGTAGTTACCTGTTGAAATCCATGTGTCTGGATCCCGAAATCCCATAGACATACCTGGGACTGCTTTCGTAATACTCTTACGAAATTTTGAAGCATCGAATGCTTTAGCCATATTAGACTCCTAATAAAAATGTATGAGACAGGAGAGCAATATTATCGCTCTCCTTTTTTATGTACGATCTACTATTAATCAGTTTTACGATTACGGATCATTGCAAGAATATCAGACGCATCTGCGCCTGCATTACTAGTTGCTTCTTCTGCTACAGGGGCTGCAGCAGGTGCTGCGACAGGCTCTGCTTCAACTTTAGGTGCAGATGCAGTAACATGTGCTTGCGGTTTTGTTGTAATAGAAGATCCCACAGAACCATTAGAAATGGCTCCTTCAGGAACTTCCATGCCATATGGACGATAAAAGTTTGCCCAACGATTTGGATCATACAACTCACCATCTACTGATGCTTCAAACATTTCCATAATTACACGAAGTTCATCTTCTGATGGACGTTTAGGCATGAAATCATTTAGGTTATACAACCCATGTGTTTCAATAGATTGGCGCTCTGCTTCATTTAGTGAACGCTCTTTACGAGCCCAATTTGAAGTTGAATAGTCTGCATATTGTCCTTTTTGTGTTTTAACAAGTCTAAAGTCAGTTCCTGCATCATAATCAGTTGGCAAGTTTTCCATATCAGGATCCATAAGTGCTGATTTCAATAACTTAAAGATTTGCGGACCAATTACAAAACGACGGATAGGATTTTCTGGAGGGGTTTCATTCATAGGATCTGTTACAACAAATCCTTGAAAAATATATGAACGCTTTTTCCAGTATTTGCGGCCTAAATCTTCCATTGATGGGTCTTTGAACCATGGACGGATTTCTGCGTGAACAGGGCAAGTGTCTCCCCACATTTCAACGCACGGTACTTGCACTGAAATAGGCTTTTGTTCGCCGCCCAATACACCTGCAAATGGAATTTTTATTACTTGACGTTCACGCCAAAAGAATACATTGTCAGGGGAATCATCTGGTAAAAAACGAATAACTGCAGTACTATCATTATCCATATTCCAGAAAGGATAGATTGCGTCTGTGCCGCGTGATTGATTTGAATTTGTTTCTGCTTTATTTTCTTGTGCAAGCAGTTTTGCACGAATTTCTGCTAGTGTTGCCATTTTACTTTTCCTTTATATTAGCCTTATTAGCCATGTTAGATTTATATTAGCTTTAGTTGTGATATGCATTATCCTCTCTAGAGCATATATACATATTACAGTAATTATTTATCAATGTCAAGCAAAAAGAGGGCATAATGCCCTCTTTTTAAAATAAATTTTTATTAAATTTTAGTCGAAATAATTGAATGGTTTAAATGCTTCTGATAACATATCATCTATTTTATCTTCGATTGTGGTTTCTACCACGTCTTCCGAAACTACATCTGCCATTTTTACAAGTCTAGCACCCATTTCTAATGATTCGCGCGCCACTGTATGTGGGGCTACTTTTACTTGTTCTGCAATGTTTCTTAAAAATACAGATAATTCTGCTGCACGATCATTACTTCTATCATGCCTACGATTATCATCACACGATTCAACATGTATTCTACTAGCCAAATCTACAAACTTTTGCGCAAGACTGGGAGTTTTACTATCTTCATCTAGTTCAGTTTTCTTAATGCCACTAATGTCAATATTACTATCACGGTATGAAATAGTATTAACTGGCGAACCGTCTTCATTACATGCTTCAATAATATTTTTAACACGCTCTAATTGATTTGTTTTTTGATTTTCTGATTCTGTTGTGTTTGCACGATGTATAAGAGGTAGAATATCTATTAATTTATCTTCGAATGTTGACTTTGTAAATTTTGATATATAATCATTCATAGTATCTTCTGACAAGTCAGACTTCTTAACCCACCATGATCCACTTTCATCATCACAATCATGCTTACAATCAGTAGTTGGCTTGTGTTGTTCATCACCGCAATCTTTACATACTAATTTTTCTTTACCTGCTTCATTAAGTGCTAATGATTCTACAAAAGATGTATATCCTTTAGTACCTTGAATACGTTTAATACTTTCTTTGACTGATTCTATTTGTCTTTTTACATTAAGGACTATGTCACGGTTTGTTTCATTTACCAATCCTTGTTTATTTACAATATTCATAAATTCTTTTAGTTTAACTAATGTAGTAGTTTGTTCAATAATTGCTTCTCCAACCAAGTCACTTGGTACGCCACCATTACTAACGTGTCTAGCCATTGCACGTGCACCTGATAAATGTTTATTTGGATATTTAAAACGTTCACCATCTGAGTTTTCTACAAATATTGCAGAGATATTACGTGATCTTGCTCCGCGTTGTTCTTCATTGACTGAAGCTTTGTGTCTTATAATCAATCTAACATTTTCAAGAGTCTGGCGACTTGTTTTTGCCGAACCTTCTAATGGGCTCAGTCCTTCTCCTAATACATCACTCATTTCTTGCTCCTTACTATGTTTACTATTTGTTTCTATATTATATGTATAATTTTTAGGTTCTATATGCTTGCCAAAGGTTCTAATATCAAAATCCATAAGATTACTTTTAGATAAATTTTTAATTAAATTTATCATTTTTTCTACCTTAGGTGTATTAATATCAACATTTTCTCCAATATGAAATTTTATTTCAGACGAATTATCATCTATAAATATCATAATATTGGGGTCTTGCACATAGAAATATCTTGCATCCTCTGGTACTGCAACACTTTTACCATCCTCATTTGAAAATAATTTAGGCGATAGCCCATTACCTTGTAATATTCTCATTACTTTTTCTGCGATATTTTTAAAATTAATTGCCATAATATTGTTCCCTTTTTAGTATTTATCAAAATACCATTGGAAGTGGTTCATCATAGTCATCATTCGTATCTAAACTTTCACCTAATAATTCTTCATATTGTTCATCAAACCGTGATATAACTTGTATTTGTCTCACACACAATAACGTAGCACTAACAAGGTCATCAGTCTCTCCTAATTTTGCTTCGTAACTTTTACCTTTAGCAACAAAGGTCTTGAACTCTCTTATTAAATTTTTACTGATAGGTGTCATCTTATCACTTTCAATCCAAGACTTCATTTTCATACACGCAGTAATTTTAGTCTTATATGTTGTGGTAAACCCTTTACGTATTGAGCGGGTCGCTCCTCGCTTCTTAGGCTCATGTAGAAACTCACCGGGAAATTTATCTTCATCCATCTCTTCTATAAGTATTAATGCTGCTTCGCCAAGTGAATTATTCTCAACACTCCAATATATCTCCGGTGATTTATTTCCTAATTCTTTTAATTCTTCTTTAATAATATGCAGTATATCATACAAGGTCTTAACTTGTCCTCGCATATCAGTTTTATTATGTTGCCATTCTGCTACTTGATTCATCTCAGGTAAACTCCAGACCTGTATCGCAGCATTATCACCTCCTGTGCCCATTGCAGGGTCAAGACCAACAACATATGTATTTCCTTTCTTTATAGAATCATACCATCGTATCTGTCCAGTTTTGCGTAACGGCTCAATACCTCTAAACTGTGATAATTTCACACTGTCAACCAATGTTTCATCGAATGCAACAAATTCACATTCGTGTTCACGCAAGAAACGTTCTACTCCAACACGTCCTTTTTCTTCACTTGCCCAAATCTCATCACGATCCGGATGCTGTGACCATACTGCTTTATATGCTCTAAAACCATTAACACCAACTTCTGTTTCATTTCCAAACTCATCAACTGTTTTAATTCCACCCTGCCAAATAAGAGCAAATTGGTCATCATCTAAATTTGGGGTTGATGTAATAATTGCTTTACCACCAGTTGCGAGTGTTGGTGAAATAGATGTCCAAAATTCTTTGGCAATTGTAGGTCTAACAAATGCAAATTCGTCTGCATACAATAATGAAATACTCAAACCACGACCAGTGTTTTCTGTTGTTGCCTGGGCAATAATTCTTGATCCATTATCAAATTCAATAGAACCTTTATTATATGAGATAACACCACACCTAATGTGGTCCGGACATAATTCATACGCATATCTAATTCTGTGCATAATTTCTTGGGCACCACTGTATTTGTGTGCAGCAATCAAAATTGTTTGATCTGGAACAAACATGGCGTACCACAACAAATAGCCTGCGGCAGTCGTTGACTTACCCATTTGTCTGCCTAACATCGAAATACTGTAGCGATAATTGTGATATGAATTTACAAGTTCATTTTGATATTCATATGCGTTATATATCATACTACCCTTGGTAGGATGCTGAATTGTGAAGTATGTATTCAGAAAATAGGAAGGATTGTCTATACATTGACTAAACTCACTTAATTGTTCATCAGTGAATTCTGTGGTTTTGTATGCTTGTTTTGTTAGGTCTGCCATAATAATTATATACTCACTTAATTTATATATGTATTTAGCACAAAAAAGCATCCCCTGAGGGATGCATTATTATTTCTATAGATATATTAATAAATTTATAAATTAAGTGTAATATCGATTGGTGCAATACGTCCGCCCATACCCATGCCATGATTTGTGCAATAATACCATAATGGCCATGGCCCAGGAGTAGGATATGTAAATGTAACTTTGGCATCTGCTGTTCCTGGCGTGCCAGAAACAAGGACACCTTTTGTATATGTTGAATTTCCACTGTTATTGGTAAAACGTAACGGGTGACCTGTATTTGAAGATGCACTAACATCAAATATATATGCAACCCCAGGTGTCATTCTAATTAAAGGATTTGGCGTGAAGGTTGTTTCACCGTCAGTTACATTTTTAAAATAGAATACATTTCCGGTTGACCCAGATCTATAAAGACTTCCCTGGCCAACTTGAACTGAAATATTTACTGTTGGAGTATCAACAGTTGTATCAATGGTTGTGCCTTGCTTTTCGAATGTATGGTCACCAAATAGAGCATCATTATCAGTAAACTCATTTACGTCCGTTTTAATATCACTATGGGCAGCAATTATATGACCGCCAGGCGTTACACCATCATGTGTTACTAATCTTTTCAAATCAGTATCAACTGTTATTTCGCCTACTTCACCGATAAAGTTTTTATGTTGTAACGTAGTGCCTCTACGTAATTTTACTCTATATGCTGGCATTTTTATTTCTCCAATTAGTTATATCTATATTTACTATTATTAATCTAAAGTTGTATTAGTCATTACCGCCACGTGCTCTAACTTCAGCCATAGATGATCTTCGTCTAGCAGTCCATGATATTTTTTGTGAATCTTCTACTTGTGTTATTATTTCACCGAAATCATGATCTTCTATCACCTGGGGGTCTGTTATAGATCCCATTGATGTTGTTTTTGAAACTGCAGATCCTTTATCAGATCCTTTTCTGTGTCCAGCTCCTGCAGTTGAAGGGGGGATAACATCATCAGTTATATATCCTCGGTCTAAGTAATCAGTCAAATCAACTGATTTCTTAACTTGAATATTTTTAAGTTTATTAGTGCTAATCCCGCCTGGGATTTTTACACCTCTAAAATTTGCCATTCTATATCTCCTAATTTTATTATTCAATTATAGGGCTGCAATTTGCAGCCCTATATAATTTCTACTTAGTCACTAGTATATTGATAGAATATAGTTCCTATTCTAACATACATTTTTGATCCATCTGATGATAATCTAGCATTAGTTGAATATGGAACTCTCTTTGTTATACCTGCATATGAAATCGTAGTTATATCATATGCAGTTGTCATTGGAAGTTCATACATAGAATTACCCTCTGTGCCAAATGCATATAGTGCCGATCCATCTGAACTAAACTGAAGTGATTTAATTGAAGTATCAAGATCACCCAACCAATATGTATTACTAGTTCTATATTCAGTTGAAATATCAAATGGTGTAGCCAACACTCTTTCAACTATATATTCACCACTTGTATGTAACATAATCTTACCATCATATGACATTGTAAAATCTGTTATGGAACTGTTGGGTCTCATGAATCTCTTATATGTTCCAGATGTAGCAGTAATCGTACTAATATCAAATGGAGTACCAAAATCAAACTGATACATAGAGCAAGGATTCAAGTGATCTATTACATAAAACTTTGTCCCAGTAGAATTAATATGCATTCCTCTTATCTGGTCAGTAACAGCATTATAAACGCCTACATCATCTCGTAAGTATGTTGTGTGTGTTAAGGATGCTGTACTTATATCATATGGAGTGGACAAAGTATGTTGTGTTACATATCCACCGTTTGAAGTATACATGTTAGTGCCATCATCACTGAAAATAAAGTTATCAGTATTACTAGATGGTTCATAACTTATACCAGTATCATACGTTAATCCTTGCAAGTCTGCTGCCCAGGTTATCGAACTACCGGTTGCAGTCACAGGAGTGTAAGCACTTCCATCAATGCTATATACCTGGTAATTGTTACCAGTAGATGCGGTCAAAAGACTTCCATTAGCAGCAATGTGAATGGTACCAGTATTTCTAAAGAAATGTGAATTGCTGGGAGTTGTACTAATAGTATTGATATCCCAAGCGGTTGTCAATGCATACTCACGTAAAGTATCATCCTCTTGCGTATATGTATATACTTTTGCTCCATTTGAACTCATTTGGAAAGAAATTGGCGTGTATTGTCCTTCAAACACATGGGAAGTACCTGTCCAATATGCAGTTGTAATATCCCATGGAGTTGCGCATATATATTGCTTTACAATTTGACCAGTTTCATAATATAAATTAAATCCTATACCATCTGGATTAAACTCAATACTTCTAAGTTGTGTAATTGAATTTACTGAAGAATTTACTGCTGTATATACTGCAGTACTAATATCAAATGGTGTTCCCAATATATAATGATAGAGTTTATTATCATAATCGCCAATATACATATTTACACCATCTGATGACATCCACATACATTCAACATAATCAGTTAGATTATTGAAGGTTCCTGTGCTATACGAATTGCTCTTACTAGTTACATCATATGCAACACCCAAGTTATACTGGTGTATTACTTTAGTATTTCCATTACTCTGATATAATTTAGATCCATCATTCGAAATAAACAAAATGTGATCATATGTGCCTATACTAGTATGATTTTTATGTTGGTCTATTATATAATTAAAATCAAAGTTCCAATCTGACATATACCCAGATGGTGTGGTAACTGTAGGATACACTGCATCGGCAGTGCCATCAATTTTGTAAGTAACAATTGTGTTAGAAGTTATCCGTCCAGAAACTGAGTTTCCATCATCACTAATCCACATCCCATATCCTGTATTACGTTGTTCAGATTTTACACCATTATATACGGCAGTTGATAAATCAAAAGGAGTTGATAAATCCAATTGATATGTTCTATCACCTCCAAGACCATAAACAAATATTTTTGTTCCATCATTTGATATATCAAGGTATGTTGGGGTGCTGTCCAATGTTCCTACATTAAATGTTACACCATTCCAATATATATTTTCTAGACTACCTGGGGTCGTCATAACATATTCGTATATAATATTAGTGTCATACATTATATACATTTTTGTAGAATCATATGAAAAAGCAAAATCATCAACATAATTATATATACCGTCATAATAGCCACTGATCTTTCTAATACTCGTTAAAGATGCTGGATCAAATGGAGTAGATAAGTCATATTCTTGAAGTTCGTGTCTAAAACTACCATAAGATGGTTGATATCCCCATCTGACATACATTTTAGTACCATCCGAATTTAATTTTGCTCTTTCTATAGCAGTGCCGCGATAATGACCTGTTGTTCCAGTTGTAGTGCTTGTAACAGTTGCGATATCATATGGGGTTGACATATTATGTGCTGTAATACTAGCACCATTAGTAGTAATAAATTTATTACCATTATCTACAAATCCATTGTAACCACCGTTCATTGTTGTTGATGAATATGTCTTACTTGTGGTTGCAAATGGTACCGTGATATCACCTGCCCATGCTGGGCCAGCTACTGGAGTCAATACTACTGGTAGATCACCATTCATACTATAAAGAGTGAGTCGTTGTTCATTGGTTGGTTGTACAACAACTCTGCTGCCATCATCTGATATCGCAGTAGCCGCTGCACCTGGGAAACTTGTAGATTTTACATCATTATATGAAATGGTTGATAAATCAAAGGGAGTTGATAAATCCAATTGGTATGTTACATCATCACCTCTGCCATATATACGCATTTTTGTTCCATCATTTGATATATTCATTCTAGTAACTGTGCTGTCCAATGTTCCTACATTAAATGTTACACCAGTCCAATATATATTTTCTAGACTACCTGGTACTACCATAACATATTCGTATATAATATTAGTTTCATACATTATATACATTTTTGTAGAATCATATGAAAAAGCAAAATCATCAATATAATCATATATACCTTGATAATAGCTATTGATCTTTCTAACACTTGTCAACGATGCTGGATCAAATGGAGTAGATAAGTCATATTCTTGAAGTTCATGTCTAAAACTACCATAAGATGGTTGATATCCCCATCTGACATACATTTTAGTACCATCCGAATTTAATTTTGCTATTTCTAGTTCTGTCCCGCGATAATGACCTGTTGTTCCAGTTGTACTACCTGTTATCGTTGTGATATCATATGGGGTTGACATATTATGTGCTGTAATACTAGCACCACTAATAGTAATAAGTTTATTACCGCCATCCACAAAGCCTTGCAATCCATTATATGCATTCATTGAAATTTCCCATGTCTTTTTCAATGCAATTGGTGATGCTGTAATATCACCATTAAAGTTTGATGCTGGGCCAGCTACTGGAGTCAATACTACTGGTAGATCGCCATTCATACTATAAAGAGTGAGTCGTTGTTCATTGTCTGGTTGTACAACAACTCTACTACCATCATCTGATATCGCAGTGGCAGTCGCATCTGGGAAACTTGTAGATTTTACATCATTATATGAAATGGTTGATAAATCAAAAGGTGTTGCGAAATCCAATTGATATGTTACATCATCACCTCTGCCATATATACGCATTTTTGTTCCATCATTTGATATATTCATTCTAGTAACTGTGCTGTCCAATGTTCCTACATTAAATGTTACACCAGTCCAATATATATTTTCTAGACTACCTGGTACTACCATAACATATTCGTATATAATATTAGTTTCATACATTATATACATTTTTGTAGAATCATATGAAAAAGCAAAATCATCAATATAATCATATATACCTTGATAATAGCTATTGATCTTTCTAACACTTGTCAACGATGCTGGATCAAATGGAGTAGATAAGTCATATTCTTGAAGTTCATGTCTAAAACTACCATAAGATGGTTGATATCCCCATCTGACATACATTTTAGTACCATCCGAATTTAATTTTGCTATTTCTAGTTCTGTCCCGCGATAATGACCTGTTGTTCCAGTTGTACTACCTGTTATCGTTGTGATATCATATGGGGTTGACATATTATGTGCTGTAATACTAGCACCACTAATAGTAATAAGTTTATTACCGCTATCTACATAACTTTGCAATCCATTATATGCATTCATTGAAATTTCCCATGTCTTTTTCAATGCAATTGGCGATGCTGTAATATCACCATTAAAGTTTGATGCACCAGCTGCTGGAGTCAATACTACTGGTAGATCACCATTCATACTATAAAGAGTGAGTCGTTGTTCATTGTCTGATTGTACAACAACTCTGCTGCCATCGTCTGATATTACAGTGACAGTCGCATCTGGGAAACTTGTAGATTTTACATTATTGTATGAAATGGTTGATAAATCAAAAGGAGTTGATAAATCCAATTGATATGTTACATCATCACCTCTGCCATATATACGCATTTTTGTTCCATCATTTGATATATTCATTCTAGTAACTGTGCTGTCCAATGTTCCTACATTAAATGTTACACCAGTCCAATATATATTTTCTAGACTACCTGGTACTACCATAACATATTCGTATATAATATTAGTTTCATACATTATATACATTTTTGTAGAATCATATGAAAAAGCAAAATCATCAATATAATCATATATACCTTGATAATAGCTATTGATCTTTCTAACACTTGTCAACGATGCTGGATCAAATGGAGTAGATAAGTCATATTCTTGAAGTTCATGTCTAAAACTACCATAAGATGGTTGATATCCCCATCTGACATACATTTTAGTACCATCCGAATTTAATTTTGCTATTTCTAGTTCTGTCCCGCGATAATGACCTGTTGTTCCAGTTGTACTACCTGTTATCGTTGTGATATCATATGGGGTTGACATATTATGTGCTGTAATACTAGCACCACTAATAGTAATAAGTTTATTACCGCTATCTACATAACTTTGCAATCCATTATATGCATTCATTGAAATTTCCCATGTCTTTTTCAATGCAATTGGTGATGCTGTAATATCACCATTAAAGTTTGATGCACCAGCTACTGGAGTCAATACTACTGGTAGATCGCCATTCATACTATAAAGAGTGAGTCGTTGTTCATTGTCTGGTTGTACAACAACTCTACTACCATCATCTGATATTGCAGTAGCCGTTGCACCTGGGAAACTTGTAGATTTTACACCATTATATACGGCAGTTGATAAATCATAAGGAGTTGATAAATCCAATTGATATGTTACATCATCACCTCTACCGTATACAAACATTTTTGTTCCATCATTTGATATATCAAGATGTGTTGGTGTGCTGTCCAATGTTCCTGCATTAAATGTTCCACCAGTCAAATATTTTCCACTAATAGAAAATGGTGTATTAAGACGATATTGATATATAATATTAGTGTTACTTAATATATATAATGAAGTTCCATCATATGATAAATCAAAATCATGCAAATATGATCCAGCCCAACCGCTAGTGATCTTTGCAACACTTGTTAGAGATGCTGGATCAAATGGAGTAGATAAGTTATATTCTTGAAGTTCATGTCTAAAACTACCATAAGATGGTTGATATCCCCATCTGAGATACATTTTGGTACCATCCGAATTTAATTTTGCTCTGCCTATGGGTGCGCTGCGTTGATGACTTGCTGATCCAGATGTAGTACCTGTTATCGTTGTGATATCATATGGGGTTGACATATTATGTGCTGTAATAGTAGTACCACTAGTAGTAATAAGTTTATTACCGCCATTCACAAAGCCTTGCAATCCATTATATCCATCCATTGGAATTTCCCATGTCTTTTTTAATGCAATTGGCGATACTGTAATATCAATCGAAGATGTTGCCGAAGGAACAACACCCGTACTATATTGATGTAACTCACCATTTGAGCCAGCAATATACATTTTAGAACCATCTGTACTGAAAATTACGTCAGCTGGACTACCTTCCTCATTGCTCACACCAAAGCTAACATTGTCGTATGTCGCAGTACTTATATCAAAAGCACTGGTCAAGCTGAATTGCTGAACCGTGTCCAGGTTGTTACCAACCATATACATCTTAGTTCCGTCAGGGTTAAACTCTATACTAAAAGGAGATTGTTCAATAGAATCGACATTAATGGAAATACTATTGTATGACGCTGTGCTTACATCAAAACCGGTGGATAGTGTGTATTGAAATATATCTTTAGTGCCAAACCCAACAACATACATCTTAGTACCATCAATGTTGAAAGTTATGTCACTAGCAAGACTAGCCTGACTAGATATACCAAAGAAGACATTACTGTATGCAATTGTGCTTAAATCATAAGCAGTAGACAAACCATATTGATATACTTTGCCGTCACTGAACCCAACAATATACAACTTAGTGCCATCATCATTGAAATCAAATCCATAAGTAGAAGATTCTTGTGCAGATGAATCAAAGCTAACATTATTGTATGTGGATGTACTTAGATCGAAGGCAGTGGAAAGATCATACTCGTATATAACACCTGAAGAGTCCAGCATATACATCTTAGTGCCATTATCGTTGAATTTCATACCAGTAGGATAGTTGCTCTGGGAAACTACACTAAGAGTAATATTGTCATATGACACCAGAGACATATCAGCAGTCCAACCTGCTGTTGCGGTAGGTGCCGTGTGACCCATATCCGGTACATCATTGGCATCAAAATAATATGTACGATACGTATCATCATTTCCTCTGAATACTATGTTATCTCCCGCTTGTGAAACGAATGCTTTTGTATGTGTTTCGTTTAAATTATCAATTCCATAGTCATTATTATATGTCGTAGTAGATATATCATTTGGAGTTCCCATAATATACTGATGAAGTTCTTCTATACCTAAACTATTTTCTCCATATACGTTAAAT